AAACACCCTACTACCGGATGCCGCTCAGCATGTTACGTGTGCTCCTATACGGATGCTTTTTCCACAGCGGTATTTCTAAACTGGCCCGCTAACCTTATGTGTTGGATTGTTTTGCCTTGATGCTATGCTCTAGCAATGCCTGTCGCAATTTGTCGGAACCGCCAACTCTAACATTAATAATTCCATTGTAATACTCGTCGCTCTCTAATACACGGCGGTCAAATTGCTCTCTTGCCTCTATATAGGACATCTCGCCTCTGCCTTTGCAAAGATATAATATTTCTCTTGTAAAGTTTTCTGGGCCTAACTTGTCTACGTCTGCTTGTAGCCTATCTGAAGATCCCCAATAGTCTCTCCAATCGCTTTCTTTGTAGCCTCGTCTTTTATTTTTTTTGCCTTTGAGTGGTGGCTTAGTTGTTTTAAATTTGGCTAGTTTTTTGCCTATGTATTTTTGCCCAGTAGTTGTGTTGGTTATGAGATAAACAAAGCCTTCATATTCGTCTGGTATTGTATCAATTGGTTTGCCTTCATAAGTCCACTGCATGAACTTACTTACCGATGCCTATTCTTTGTCACCTTCTTTTTTGGTTTGAAAGGTATTATGAATTTCGTCCATACGCATTTTAGCAAGATCTCTAATTTCTCTTAAGAGTCTTCTTGCTTCTCTATGTGTGCGAACACTATTTCTTGTTTCAAACTTTTCGTTTGCCTTAAAATATGCCATGTACGCTTTTACTAACTTGTCATGTGTGTCATCATCGATCATTCTACAACATCTAAATCATTCTCATAACTAGTAAATCCGTTTTCTTTAACAACTTTTAAAATATGATTTACTCTGCCTACTAATTCGTCTTTGTGACTAATCAAGAAAATGTTTTTATCACGTTCTCTAGTCATTTTCTTAAGAACACTTAATGAATTTTCAACACCAGCAGTGTCCATACCGCTATCGATCAACTCGTCAATAAACAACAAGTTGATATTTTGATATAAACTTTCCCAAACATCACGGAATGCAAAACTTAAACCAAGAATCAAACGGTTACGTTCGCCTCTTGACAAATTATCAAAGTCTAAATCTTGTCCTAGTTGGGTAATTTCGACATTTAAGTCATTTTGGAATACTACTTGGTGTGGCAAGCCTAATTTATCAAGGTAATATGTGAGCCTATTGTTTAAATATGCAAGATTTTGTTCAATAATCTTTTTACGAATAAACGAATCTTTGTTTGTTAACAGTTTTAATAAAAATTCTTGATGATCTTTTACATTTGTTAACTCGTTTACAGTATTCCAATCAATGTCTTGTATAGCACTGTTATTAAGTTCGTCAATTTGTGCCTGATACGGATCTTCTTCTTGCTGTTTACTTAGCAGTGTTTGCTTTAAGTTATCTACATTGTTTCGATGTTCGTATGCTTCTTTAGCAGTTTCGTAAAATGTATTAGGACGACCGTTTATATCTCCGATATCAGCTAATCCTTTTAGTACATCTTCTAGCTTACTAGCAACTTCAGTTTGATAAGCCATTGCATCGTTTAATTCTTTTGCTTTTCTTGTTTCAATCTCTGCTTTTTTGTCGTCGTGTAGTGCTTGTCCGCAAGTATAACAAGTAGCATCTTCAAGATTTGCGATGTCTTTTTCTGCTTTTTCTACAGACTTAGTGGCACGTAATAGTGCGCTCTCTAGTGTGCTTTTTTCTTTATTAAGAGCCGTAATTGCAGTGTTTAATTCAGTCCAATTTTGAAGTTTTTCATGTGCTTCTAGCTCAGAATCAATATTTAAATGCTCTAATTCGTCGATTGCTTTGGATAGTTTATCGCTATCTTGCTGCTTTTTAGCTAACCAAGCACGTTGATTCTTTTTAAGATTTTCAATAGTAGTTTCGATCTTACTATTAGCAGTTTGTATTGCTTCAATTTTAAGAGTTTCTTCTGTAATTAAATCTTTAGTAGATTTAATTTCTTCTTTGAGTGCATCTGCCTTTTCTGATAAGATAGTAATACCGAGTAACTGCTCAATAATAGCACGTTGATCGTTAGTTCTCATACTCAAGAACGGTTCTGAGTAAGTGTTTAGTGCAACAATGTGCTTAAACATGTCATGACTCATACCTAACAAGTCATTTAAGAATTCTTGCGTCTTACGACTGTCGCCTTGCGATTCGTCTTGTGCTTGTTCTTCTTGATTTATAAAAAATTTAAAAAATGTAGGAGATCTACCACGTTCGATTCTATAATCTATACCATCTTTTTCAAAATCAAGGCTAACAACCATACCTTTACTGTTAGTTTTATTGATAAGGTTGTTACGTTTAATATTAGTTAGTGCTGTTCCGTAAAGAGCGTAACTTAGTGCATTAATAATTGTTGTTTTACCTGTTCCGTTACGTGAACCGCTATCGTCTCCGCCTTGATCTAAGTTTTCGCCAAGTACTAGTGTTAGTTTTTCTCTGTTAAAATCTACAGCCTGGGTCTGATTACCCACACTCATAAAGTTTTTTACTGTAAGGTCTTTAATTTTAATCATTTATAACTCGTTGTATATGTCTAGTAACATCTTTTTGTCAAAGTTATCACTATCGATGGCAGCAATTTCTTTAGATACTATTTCGTCAACACTTTCAAATGCCGAAATGTCTAAGTCAGTAGTAATCTCTTCGATTTGTTTTTGTGGAATTAGTGTAATTTCTCTGCAATTATTTTGCGAAATATATGTTTCTTTGATAAATTGTGCTTCTTCATAAGAAATTGGCACATCAATAGTAACACGCAGATACATTTTAGGTTTAATAATGTCTGCATCTGGATCTAATAACTTGCTTAATGTAGTTGTACGATATTTTGGGCAATTCCACCAGTTTAAGTATTCGGGCTCTTTACCATTTTCTTTATCTAGTATCATCATACCACGTTCATCATCCCATGCGTCTGCATAGTTGTGTGGAAATGCATTACCAATATAATGAATCTTGCCTTGTACTTGACGTTTATGGAAGTGTCCGCTAAACACATAGTCTTGATTTACAAAATGTTGCGGACGCAAGTCTCCGTGATCTGGCATTTGGACCATAGCATTCATATAAAAACTTGGAAGTTCGAAGTGTCCAAAAATATATTTGGCTTTAATCTTCTCAATTTTCTTCCACTCGTCGCCTACTAGCCATGGAACAAGTGCTACATCATCTTCTTCGTAGATTTCGTCTACTAAGGTGATACCTTCAATATGTTTACCGAATATAGTTGAGCTTACATCACGTTTGTCTTTGTAATATAAGTCATGATTACCAACAAACATATAAAATTTGTCAAATGCTTTGCCTAGTTTTTCTAAACAACGTATTGTTGCATCCATTGTTGTAAGATTTAGGCTGTTTCTATTGTGATGCCAGTCACCACAAAATATACCAGTTTCACATCCATGATTTTTAGCCTGTTCAATGTACCAATCGATAAATTCTTCACAATCTTCGTTGTGAACACGACTGTTACCTTTCAATCCAAAATGGATATCTGTAAAGACTGCTGCTTTTTTAAACAAATTAGAATCCTCTATTATAACAATACTAGTTTACAATCATAAAACTAATATGTCAACTACTTTTTTGCTTCGGCTTCTTTTTCGCGAGCAACTGCTGCTTCCCATTCGCCTTGATGTTGTCTAGTATACGAAGGATTCATGTCATTCATTTCTAAAATGTCATCTCTTATGTTTTGATTGCGTTTTTCTAAGTTAATAACACGCACAAAGCTATTAGTAACAGCAGCGGTATAATAAGCAAAGGGGTTATTAGATTTGGATTCATCAAATTGTAGTCCTATTTGTGATAATTGAAGGATTGCTTGTCCTTTCATCTCATCATTGTAAGTATATCCTCTCACATTTCCTCTAGTTGCATATCTATCAACTAGTTTCATCCACATTCTTGCTAATTCGTTAGTGGCTCTTGCATGTTTTAAACTAAAACTACCGTTTTCCATGCCGCCAACCCAGTGACTTTTGCCTACGCATACTAATTCGTCATCGTCATTAAACTTATAATGTTGAAAAGGGGGAAAATTTAGTTTTACTTTTGTATCTGCAATAGTTTTCGGTGTTTTCTTGCGCCCAGGCTCATCAGGAATGTGATCAAAAGTCATTATACGAAAAATTAATTCTTCTTTTGTAATTTTTTTGTAGTCAACTTCGCAGTCTGCTTGTTTAACTCTTTCTCCGGATGCTTTTCTTTCTTGGTAATCGGCATCTCCTAAACGTTTTGCTTTGTTACGCTTGGCTTCTGCAATGGTTCTTATGTTAATCTTTTCTAAACTAGGCAAAATAATATCATATTGTGCATAGTCTGGATCAACAAAGCTGCTAAATTGTGATTTTGAAATATGTATCTGTTTTAATAAATCTTTATTGTTTAAATAATTCTGTTTCCTCACAGTAATCTCCTGATTTGATAAGTTATTATAATATACGCAGTTAATTTTGTCAACTAAATAATGTATAGGAGAAGCATATGGTAGATAGCTTTAGCAACGAAAATTTAAATGGTAGTACATTCCCTTCTGGTTCTGGAGTTTCACAGTCGAGTGAAGCAGTAACAAATCCATCAGCTAGAAGAAGAGGCGACTTACCGGTCGGTGCTGTTTCGTCAACTGATTTAAACTTTGTACAAGCCAATTGGGGATCAAAAACAGATTTAGACTGGAGAGTAAGGCTTTCTTTACCGCCAAACTTTCAAAACAGTCCTGTAATGGCTCCCTTGTTAGAAACAGACGGATTTATGTTTCCTTTTACACCTCAAATAACAATGGAACATACTGCTAACTACAATGCACTTCATCCTACACATAGTAATTATCCGTTTCCAGCCTACAAGAACAGTCAAGTGAGTTCTTTAACAATAATTGGCGAGTTTTTTGTTGAAAATGCAAAAGAAGCTGAGTATTGGGTTGCAGCAACACATTATTTAAGAAGTGTTACTAAAATGGCATATGGTAAAACAAGTAATCAAGGTTCTCCGCCCCCTGTTGTTAAATTAAATGGATACGGTGACTTTGTTTTTAATAATATACCTGTAACAGTAACTTACTTTACAGTAGATTTACCTAGTGATGTTGATTACATTCAATGTGATATTGGTGAAAACGGAACTTGGGTTCCGGTTAGAAGTGCAATCAATGTTCAAGTACAACCTACTTATAGTAGAAAATCTATTACTAAGTTTAGTTTAGACAAATTTGTTAATGGTGGATATATTGGTAACAAAGGATTTATCTAATGAGACAGATTGATGTAAACTACGAAAATAACAGTCCATGGTTTAAAACTGAAATAGTAAACGATCTTTATTTAGATACTTTACAAATTAGACCAATACCGTCAAGTGACGATGATATTTTATACGAAGTGCAACCTCAATATACATATCGTCCCGATTTGCTTGCATTTGATTTGTATGGCACTAAAAATTTATGGTGGGTATTTGCACAACGTAACATTGATTTACTAAAAGATCCGGTGTACGATTTAATACCAGGCGTTAAAATTTATTTACCTAAAGGGGATGCGTTAGCAAGAACGCTAGGAGCTTAATATGCCTTTTATAGATAACACATCTAATAATATATTCTTTGGAGATAACGGCGTTGGCGCAGCCGGAACTACTAATAGAGCAACTATTAATGATAATGGGACAGTTTCTCAAACTCTTAACTTTCTTCAAAATCCTAGTTTAGCAGGAGCAACAGCACTTTATGGTGCTGATGTATATCCTTTTAGAAATGAACTAGATCAGTTTGCAAGTTATGCTCCGATATTTACATTAGGCTGTTTAACAAACTTAGAATTTAATTTTCCTTTAAGTTATAGAACCTTAGGACCGTTAGTTAAAATTATTAGAAGCGGTGGCGGCGGAGGACCAACTATACCGTCATTATACGATTTAGATGGAAAAAGAGAATTTTTTATTGAAGACGTTATGATAAAAAATACAGTAGCACCAAATCCTAAAACAAGGCATAGTAATGCTACACAAATTAATTTTAAAGTAATTGAACCTTATTCAATGGGGCAGTTTTTTCACAATTTAAGAAGTGCTTCTCTTGTAACTGGACACAAAAACTATTTAGAAGCACCTTTTTTATTAAGCGTAGCATTTATAGGATACGACGATGACGGCAACGTTGTTTCACCATTTTTTAGCCAAAGGCATTTTCCGATACAACTAGTTGAAGTTGACATGGAAGTAAACGAATCAGGTGCAGTATATAGTGTAAAGGCTGCTCCTTATACTGACAGAGCATTAACTAATAGAACACAAAGGTTAAAAGCTGATGTAGAAATTACAGGACGTACTGTTGCAGAACTTTTACAAACTGGTCCAAAAAGTTTAACAGCTGAAATGAATAGAATTGCAGATGATCAAGTTAAAGCCAGACAGCACGGCTCTTTTGGCGGAATGACAGACAAATATGTTATACAATTTCCAAACACTTCTCTATTAGGTGCTATATCAGGTGCAGTAAGTTCAATTGCGTCTGCTATAACAGGTTCATTAAACTCGGTAGGAAATACTATACAAGACTGGTATCAAGGATTAGTTGGCGACCAAGGAATTGTACCTCCAAGGGTCGGAGAACGATTAGCAGAAAACCAGAATATTTTTACTCTAGGTAGTATGTTAGGAGACAAATTAAAAGCAGAAGCAATAACTAACATGAATGATATTGGAAAGTCGTCATTATTGAAACCAGGAACTACATATAACTTTGGTGGCACACCATATCAACTCCCGTCATTTGCTGAAGATCCAACCGATCCAACTAGATTAAAACGTGGACTAATATCATACGATCCCGAAGCTCATGCATATTCGTTTGAAAAAGATTCTAAAATTACAGAAATAATTGAAGAAGTTATTATCACCTCGCAATATGCTAGAGATTTTTCCGAGATGCGATCTGATGCAACTGGTGCAGTTAGATGGTTTAGAATTGAAGCACAAGTGTATAACTCGGGAGGACTCTTACAAGGATTAGTTACTGGTGAAACACCAAAAATATATGTTTATCGTGTTAGGCCCTACAAGTCAGATGAGTCTAATTTCTCAGCACCTGGAGCAACTAGTTTCGGTAAAACGTTGCTTAAACAATTATTAACACCAAAGGCTTATAGTTACATCTATACAGGAGTTAACAAAGATATTATCGATTTTGAATTAAAGTTTAATCAAATGTTTTATACCGGAGTTGATGCAGCTAGATCACAAAAGCAGTTATTTTCTAGACTAGGCGGTGCTTTAGGATTTACTAAAAAGGATCCTGACACACCAACTACTACTGGTAACAATGCAGGTAATGTAGGATCCGCATCAGGTAATGGTAGAATTGCTGACGATTCTGCAGATACAATCCGTGAAGGTGCAAACGGAGGTAATGGTGCTGATGATCCTGAAACTGGTGCAGCAAGATACTTTAATGATATGATGATTAATTCGTCAAATGACTTGTTAAAAGTTGATTTAAAAATTCACGGTGATCCTTATTTTATTTCAGATGTTGGTGTAGGTAATTATTTAGGATTACCTAGTTTTCCATTTTTACCAGTTACACTTGACGGTAGTATGAATCCTATGGACGGCGAAGTTTATGTAATTTTAAACTTTAGAACTCCTATAGATTACGATGGCAAAGATGGTTATGTAGAATATCCTTTAGGCGGATTTTTACCAATTGCCATGTTTAGTGGAATATATTCTGTAATACAAGTAGAAAATAATTTTGAAGATGGAAAGTTTACCCAAACACTAGAGTTAGCAAGAAAAAGAAATCAAGACATTTCAATTGAAAGTGTTGCTGGCGCAGCTCTTAATTTCTTATTCGGTGGTAACGGAAAAGTAATACAAAAAGGCAATAAATCAAACCGTATTGGTGTTGAGACAAACCCAGGACCAGATGATGGGTTAAGAGGTTAAGAACATAAAATGGCAACAGAAAAAAGAGATAATTTAGATAGAAATCGCAATACTACAGGTATATTTCTCGGTAAAGTTGTTAATCATTTAGATACAACTTACATGGGAGGAATACAAGTTGAGATATTAAGAAAATCTGCAACAGGTAGTTTTCAAGGCGAAACTGTTGCATGTAAATATGCAAGTCCATTTTATGGACAAACGCCTTATTCTGGACTTTCTGAAAACAGTGATTTTGCTAGTACACAAAAAAGTTATGGGTTTTGGGCAGTTCCGCCTGATATTGGTACACAAGTTATAGTTGTAATGCCAGAAGGCGACTTTTCACAAGCATATTGGATTGGGTGTGTACCTGATGTTGGTATGAATTTTATGACACCTGGGTATGCAGGAACAACTTACAATGATCAAGATACTGCTGCTGCATTACCGGTTGGTGAATATAATAAATTAGTTGAAGGCGGTGACGGCAAAGATGTAACACAAATTACAAAACCTGCTGATCCTAATAAACTTGAACAGCTTGAAGAAAGCGGACTAAAAACTGATCATATTAGAGGTACTACTACTTCAAGCGCAAGACGAGAAGTTCCTAGTATGGTGTTTGGAATGAGTACACCAGGACCGCATGATCCTGATGGACCAAAACATCAATACGGTCCGACAATTGGCTCATCAATACAAGCACCGTTTAATAGATTAGGTGGTTCTAGTTTTGTAATGGATGACGGAGATCCTAGCTTGTTTAGAAAAATGCCTGCAAAAGATGACAAGATGGAATATGCAAATCTTGACGCTGGAGATACATCAGGCGACAAAAAAATACCAGCAAATGAGTTAATAAGATTAAAAACAAGATCAGGGCATCAAATATTATTGCATAACTCAGAAGACTTAATATACATTTCACACGGCAGTGGCAAAAGTTGGATAGAAATGACAGCCAACGGAAAAATAGAAATTTATTCCGAAGACAGTGTAAGTATTAATACAGATAACGACTTAAACCTTAATGCAGGCAGAGATATTAATATGGCTGCTAAAGAAGATATTAATATTATTGCTGATAAAGACATCAAAATGCATTCTTTAGAAAAAACTACGCACCATGCAAAAAATTATAAAATGCATGTTGAAAATAGATCAGATATTAGAATTGATAATGAATCGTATACTAGAGTAGGGTCTGACCAACATTTGTGGGTCGAAGGTGCTAAATTAACAATTATAAAAAACGAAATGAGAACTATGGTTGATAATACTGTAGCACTAGAAGCAAATCGTATATCTCATAGCGCAAAAGATAGACATACTATGGGATCGTCTAACACTTTTATTAATAGTAATTTAGAAGTAAACGGAAGACTAAATTGTTCACTTTTAAATTCAGGTGCTATAAACGGTACAGGTGCAGGCTCACCGTGGCCTGATTCAGGACCAGGTGATGATCAAAAACTAAACAGTTATTCTTTCCAGTACACAGGAGAACAACCAGAACTTGCCGAAGGCGGCGAAGAAGCAAAAGAATTTGAAGATGATGAATTTGCATTTTATGTTAAAAGAATTCCAAAGCACGAACCTTGGGAAGAACATGAAAATCTTGATCCACAAAAGTTTATTCCTGATGAAACACAATCAACAGAAAAAGAACGTCCAGAAGAAGAAGAGTCGGAATTTGAATTTCCTCCAATAGACGATACATTTAAGAAGGGGTAATAAATGAGTACAACAGAAAAATCATTGTATAAACAAATAACTGTAAAGGGCGGCTCTAAAAAAGATAACGTTTACATAAAAAGTCCAACATACAAAGGATTTAGCACTATAAACGATGACATTGAAAGTTCAAACACCTTGTATGATATTGCATTAATAAAACAGGATATTATTAATCATTTTCACATCAGGAAAGGTGAAAAACTTAGTGATCCCGAGTTTGGAACAGTCATATGGGATATACTTTTTGAACCGCTTACTGATCAAATTAAAAATTTAATTATTCAAGACGTATCAGACATTGTTAATTTTGATCCTAGAGTATCGGTAAATCAAATAATGGTTGATTCATTTGAAAATGGTATACAAGTTACATGTGAGTTAGTTTATTTGCCGTATTCTATAACTGAAACTTTACAATTTCAGTTCGACGAAAGTGCAGGATTTTTAACTGAATAATTATATACGCAGTTTTTCAAAACTGCTAAATATTACAATAACATAAGGAATAGCAATGTCCTCAACTGATAGACAAAACCGATTACTATTATCCGAAGATTGGAAGAGAGTATACCAGTCTTTCCGTAATGCAAATTTTAAAAGCTACGACTTTGATAATCTTCGTCGTACAATGATTCAGTATTTGAGAGACAACTACCCGGAAGATTTCAACGACTATATCGAATCAAGTGAATATCTTGCACTTGTAGATCTTATTGCATTCCTTGGACAAAACTTAGCTTTCCGTATTGATTTAAATGCTAGAGAAAATTATTTAGAATTAGCCGATAGACGTGAAAGTGTATTACGTCTTGCAAGATTACTTTCTTACAATCCTAAGAGAAATCAAGCAGCTAACGGACTTTTAAAAGTTGCCAGTATTAAAACATCAGAAGAAATATATGATAGCAATGGAAGAAATTTACAAGGACAAACTATCATATGGAATGATGCATCTAATCCTGATTGGTTCGAGCAATTTATTAAAGCAATGAATTCTGCATTACCTTCAAATAATACTTTTGGTAAGCCTGTTAAAAAGGATATAGTAGCCGGAGTGTCAACTGAACAGTATAGATTAAATTCTGTCAATGACGATATACCAGTATTCAAGTATACTAAACTAATAGATGGAAGAAGTTTAGGATTTGAAATTGTATCATCGGATATTGTAAATTCTAACATAGCTGAAGAAGCACCATTTCCTGGAAACAAAATGGCATTGTTATATAGAGATGACGGCAAAGGCATTTCAAGTCCAAATAGTGGATTTTTCTCTCACTTTAGACAAGGTAATTTAGATCAAGGTGTATTTACAATTTCTAATCCTAGTAGCAATCAATCAATATCAATCGAAAGTCCTGACATAAACAATTCAGATGTATGGTTATACAAATTAGATTCTGAAGGATTTGAAACTGAGCTTTGGAATAAAGTTGATGCTATTATAGGAAATAACGTTATCTATAATAGTTTAAGCAAAGATGAGAGAAATATATACTCTGTTCTTACACGAGTTGACGACAGAGTAAACTTAATGTTTAGTGACGGTGTTTTTGGAAATTTACCTCAAGGGTCTTTTAGAGTTTATTACAGAACAAGTATAAATGACAAAATTAAAATTGTTCCTAAAGATTTTACAAACATTTTAGTTTCGATTCCGTATACTTCTAAAGTAGGAAAAACCGAAACACTTTCGGTAATTTATAATTTACAGTATACAGTTGACAACGGAGAACCGTCTGAATCAACAGACACTGTTAGATTTAATGCTCCGTCAACATATTATACACAAAATAGACTTGTAACAGGTGAAGACTATCAAGTTGGACCGTTAGGTGTAAGTCAAAGTATTGTAAAAGTAAAAGCAGTTAACAGAGTTAGTAGTGGCATCAGCCGATACTTTGATTTAATTGATGCTACTGGTAAGTATAGTCAGACAACACTATACGGTGCTGACGGAGTTATATACAAAGAATACGAAAATAAAATAGCAAATATTAGTTTTGAAACTAAAACTGACGTCGAGGGCGCAATTGAAAATATAGTATTGCCTATTCTTGTCAACAAGAAAATTAGAAACTTTTACTTTGATCAGTTCCCAAGAATTTTTACAGAAGATCTTGGAATTACTTGGAAGTCATTATCAAGTGAAACTAATTTAAATACAGGTTATTTCAATAGTATAGATGGAGTTCCATTAACTTTAGGAACATTTACTTCGTCTATTATGTCACTTATAAAATCAGGAGTGTTGATTAAATTTATTGCACCTGCTGGAAAGCATTTCAATTATAAAATGGAATTAATAGACGGTGATGCTACTGAAGTTGGTGACTCGTTGTATAAGTGGGTTAAAGTTTTATCAGTAAATGGTACTGGTGTAGAAGACAGAGAAGATGGAACAGGCGCAGTATATATCAACGACGACATACCCAACGGTGCGATTTTACAAGAAATTAAACCTGCATTAGCTAATAATCTAATAGCCAGTGTTAAGCAACAGCTAATCGATCAAATTTTTACATATAAAACCTTTGGTTTAAGATTTGATCAAAATAGTAGCGAATGGAGACTAGTAACAGAAAATAACCTGTCAATAGGAACTGACTTTTCGACAGGTAAAACTGGTGATACAACTAATCAACAACTTGATGCTAGTTGGTTATTGTTATTTGAGAACGACGGCGACACTTACACAATTACCTATAGAGGTATGAGGTATGTTTTCGAAAGCGACAAAGAGATTAAGTTTTATTACGATCCTAAAGAAAAAATTTATGATAGTAAAACAGGTAAAATTATTAAAGATTCTATAAGCGTCTTAGCTATCAATAATAAACCTGACACTACTGATGCATTTACTAGAGACTTTGATTGGGAAATTGTTGATTCTTATAGAGATGCTGAAGGCTATGTAGATAGTAAAAAACTAGAGGTAAGTTTCTTTGATGCAGACGAAGACGGTATTGTAGATGATGCTGATTTGTTTGACGAAATTGTAAAACCTGAAGTTAATTTACAATTAAAATACATAATTTTTGAAAAAATAAAAACTGATGACGGTGTAGAAGATTTTAACTTCCTTGATAACAGTGATTCAAAAGTTATAATTTTAAACACCAAAGCAGAAATAAGACCGTTTAGCGAATATGATGATGGACAAATTTTCTATTATATCGATACAGATATCTTTGAAGTACTAAATCAAACCACGTTAAAGTTAGAAATTAGTGCAGATTACAAAGCAAGGCAAGGTAGAAGCAATCTTAAATTTAGATATTATCATGCAGCAAGTGCTGAGGAAAGAATAGATCCGAGCGTTAGCAATATTATTGATATGTACATACTTGACAGAGCATATGACAATAATTACCGATTATGGTTACAAGAAAAATCAACTAAAAAACCTCTGCCTCCGAGTTCAGATCAATTGTTTACATTGTATTCAAGTAACATTAATCAGATTAAATCACTTACGGATGAAATTATATATCACCCAGTTAAGTACAAAATACTTTTCGGACAAGAGGCAGAAGAAGATTTGCAGGCTACATTTAAAGTTGTAAAGAACAAAGACAAAGTTTTAAATGACAATGATATTAAGACAAGAATCATTACAGCAATTAATCAATTCTTTGCTCTAGAAAATTGGGACTTTGGTGAAAGATTTTATTTCTCAGAACTTGCAAATTATGTTATGTACGAATTATCACCAGATTTATCAACATTTATTATAGTTCCTAATCAACAAGGGCAAAGTTTTGGTAGTCTGTATGAAATAAAATCTGAAGCAGACGAAATATTTATAAGTGGCGCAACTGTTGATAACGTAGAAATTATCGATGCAGTCACAGCTTCTAAACTAAAAGCACAAGACGCTGTGGTTACCCAAGTTACAACACCTAACACGGGAATACAAAGTTCAACATTTGACGATACATCAACAAAGATATCAACATCAAACAATGTGCTTAACAACACTAATAGAGGAACAACTTACTAATGGCATATAATAACGGTCAAAGTGAATATCCAGTACCAACCGGAGATGGAGATTCTGGTAAGAGAGAAAGTGCTAGACACTTACCTAAGTATTTTAGAACAGATAAAAATAAAAAGTTTTTACAGTCTACGTTAGATCAAATTTTACAACCCGGTGTTGCAGAAAAAGTTAATTCTTATGTAGGAAGAAAAAGCGCAAAGGCTTATAATCTGAGCGATAATTATTTGCCAGAAGTTTCTAAAGACAGAGAAGACTATCAATTAGAGCCTGTTAGTGTAATAGAAGATTTAATCGGCAATGTTGATTTTTATGCAGATTATAGAGATTATATAAACCAAATTAAAGCCCAAGGCGGAACAGCCGATAATCACGGTAGAAATAATAAAGAAGAATTTTATGCTTGGGATCCTCATATTGACTGGGATAAATTTTCTAACTTTAGAGAATATTATTGGTTAGCAAATGGACCTAGATCTGTTATTATACCGGGAGAAAGCAAAGAAATAACAAGCACCTATACTGTAAAACTTGCAGAAGCATTAGGCGACTATTCGTATGTGTTTACTCCTGACGGTTTAACAAATAATCCTAATCTAAAACTTTATAGAGGTGTAAAATATAGATTTGAAATTGATACTCCTGGAGTACCGTTAACTTTTAGAACTGCAAGAGTTTTAGATGACGAATTTTTGTTAAATGACGGGATTTCTCAACAAGAAGTTGAGCAAGGTGTTATTGAATTAGAATTAGGTAGAGACGCACCAGATGAACTTTATTATGTTTCAAGCAATGATGTAAACATTGGCGGATTTATAAAAGTTGCAAATGTTGAAGATGCAACTTTTATAGATGTTGAAGCAGAAATACTTGGTAAAAAAAGTTATACATCTAGAGATGGATGGACAGTATCTAACGGATTAAAAGTAAGATTTCAAGGCGAAGTAATTCCTGAAAAATATTCAGATTCTGAATGGTATGTTGAAGGAGTCGGAGATGCGATTGTTTTAGTTTCGGGACGTGATGTTGAAGTTTCATTTCCGGTAGGCATCGACGTTGATGTTCCTTTTGACGCTGATGAAGGATTTGATAACTTTCCATTCTCAGAAGCAACGGGATATCCAAGAGACAAGGATTACATCACAATTAATCGTTCTAGCACCGACGGTAACTTTTGGTCTAGATATAACAGATGGTTTCATAAAGATGTAATTGAACTTGCCGACAGCATTAACAAGTCAGTAACTCTTCTTGATCAAACTACAAGAGCAAACAGACCTATAATTGAGTTTGATCCAGGAATAAAATTATATAACTTTGGAACATCTTCAAAAGGTATAGTTGACTTAATTGACGATTATACTACTGATGTATTTTCAACTATAGAAGGAAGTTTAGGATACAATATAGACGGAATACAAGTATCTCAAGGAATGCGTATTCTATTTTTAGCAGATCCTGATCCTCTTGTAACAGGTAAAATATTTGAAGTTAATTTTTTACAGTTTAGAGGCAGCGGCACTGGAGGACAAATTCAGTTAATAGAAGTTGCAGATTCTGATCCTATAGCAGGAGAAAATATTCTAGTTACCAGAGGTGAGCAGTATGGTGGTAAAATTTGGTACTATGATGGTACTGTTTGGAACCTAGCACAAGAAAAAGTTTCAGTAAACCAGCCTCCAATATTCGATGTGTTTGATGTAGATGATGTAAGTTTTTCTAATACTTCTAAGTATCCAGCATCTTCTTTTAGAGGAACAAAGCTGTTTAGTTATAAAGAAAATAGTTTAACAACAGACTCTGAATTAGGGTTTGGATTAAGTTATAGAAGTATTGAAAACGTTGGCGATATCGTTTTTGATTTTAATTACAATACAGATACTTTCCAGTATCAAATTGGCGATACAATTATCGATACTAATATTAATACAGGATTTTTAAGAAAGTATAACAGCAATAATCAATTTGAAGTAAAAGGTGTTTATGTAAAAAGTGACCGATTAAGCGAACAAGCAGTTGTGTTACAATACGTAAATGATGAAACACGATTAACGTATCCAATTAATTGTTTTAATCAAAGTGCATATTTAGACGATTTAAATGTAATTGTTTATGTGGATAATGTTAGACAATATGATGGTATAGATTACGAGTGTATTGATACAGCAGATAAACTTAAAAATGTTAAATTTTTGAAAGACATAGATGTTAATGCAGTTATTATATTAAAATGTTTTTCATCTGCAATAAAAAACAATAATGGATATTATGAAATTGCAAATAATTTAGAACGCAATCCGTTAAACGAAGACATTAGTACGTTTACACTTGGTGAAGTTTCTGATCATGTATTAAGTATTACAGAAAATGCTAGTGAATTTAGTGGTGTATTTCCTGGACCTAGTAATTTAAGAGATATTAGTAAATTAAGTACTTACGGAAGAAAGTTTATTAAACATAGTGCTCCGTTAAATCTGTCAATTTACAGCTTGCTAGATAAATCATCTAATGCTCCAAATGCTGTTAGATATGCACGTAAAGAATACAGTAAATTTAAAAGAGTGTTTTTAGAAACTGCCGAATCTTTAGGTTACGAAGGACCAGTAAGACAACATGTTGATAAAATTATCTCAGAAATAACAAAAGATAAAACTAATACAATGCCTTTCTATCAAAGTGATATGATTCCGTTTGGCGCAAGTATTACTACAAAAATTACTGTAGAAGATGCAGATGCAAGATTTTTTGCACTCAATACTCCTTTTACGCTATCAAAATTAAGTACAAATGCAGTAACAGTTTATATTAACGGATCTCAGTTAATTCACGAAAGAGATTATGTTTTCAATGAAGAAGGTTTTTTAGAAATCACAGTTGAAAAAAACTTTGGTGATATAATTGAAATTAATGAATATGATACAACTAATGGTTCATACATTCCACCAACTCCTACTAAATTAGGTTTGTATCCGGCTTATGAGCCTGTTATATATGTTGACGATTCATATCAGCCAGCAGTTACATTAATTAAAGGTCATGACGGAAGTATAGTACGTGCCTTCGGTGACTTTAGAGATAATCTTATTATTGAATTAGAAAAAAGAATTTTCAATAACATAAAAATAAAGTATGACACTAGTGAAATAAACATACACTCATTCTTGCCAGGCTTGTCGAGAAATACGGCATTCTCAAGATTAGAGGTTGATAAAACAATGACGCCAGATTTTATACAATGGCTTTCATTAGTAGATCAAGATTATACCGAACACGCATTTTTTGACAGATCTAATAACTTTAGTTACAACTATTCGTCATTGTCAGACAAGAATGGAGATAAGCTACCCGGATGGTGGAGAGGCATTTATAGATACTATTATGATACAATAACTCCGCATTTAACTCCTTGGGAAATGTTAGGCTTTAGCATTGAACCAAAATGGTGGAAAGAACAGTACGGACCTGCTCCATATACAAAAAATAATAACTTACTATGGGAAGATCTAGAAAAGGGTATAATTAGAGAACCTGGTAAAGGATTTGTTATTAATAAATTATATGCCCGTCCAGGACTTTCGACATTTATTCCGGTTGACGCACAAGGAAATATACTAGCACCATCTGAGTGTAATATACCTTTAAGATTTACGTTTAATAATATTACTTCTGGATTTAAGTTTGGAGATTCGGCGCCGGTTGAAGACGCTTGGAGATCTAGTTCTGAATATCCGTTCTCTGTAATTACATCTTGGTTAATTAATAATCCGTCAACTTTGCTATCTAGTGGTTTTGATAGATCTAGACAAAAAAGAAATATATTAGGACAGTTTGTTTATACTGAAACTAACAGACATATTAGATTGCAGGATTTAGTATTTCCGTCTAATATTAATAGTTCACAAAAAGTGTTTACATCAGGTTTAATAAATTATATTCAAAGTTATATGTCTTATAACTTAACAGAATCTTTTGATACGTATCAATCTAATTTAAAGTCTATAAAAAATAAATTAGCATTTAAGCTAGGAGGATATTCTGATAAAGAAAAATTTAAATTAATTCTTGATAGCAGAACTCCTTTGAATCAAGGAAATGTTTTTATTCCTGAAGAAAACTACAAACTATTTTTAAACACTAGCTATGCTATTAATACAGTTACATATAGTGGTGTGATTATTGAAAAAACTTTAGGAGGATTTTCAATAAGAGGATACGATTCTTTATTTCCTGCATTTAAATATTTTGAACCATATACATCAACTGGCGATGTTACAGTAAATGTTGGAGGCGTATCAGAAACTTTTGCTTCATGGACTGAAAATAAAACATATGTTAAAGACTTAATAGTTGAATATAACGGATCGTTTTATAGAACTTTAAGAACAGTTACTTCTTCAGAAGAATTTGATCCAAATGATTTTGTAAAATTGTCTAGATTGCCTGTAACAGGGGGTATAGATGCTACATTTAAAACAAAATTTGAAAAGTCTCAAATTTTACAATTACCATACGGAAGTATTCTTCCTACAATACAAGATGTCGTTGACTTTTTATTAGGTTACGAAGAATGGTTAAAAGTTCAAGGATTTAGATTTGAACACTTTGACGGTAAAGAAGTTATAATTTCAGATTGGAAAAATTCAGCTAGAGAGTTTATGTTCTGGACAATGCATAACTGGGGCGATAATGCTATAATTTCACTCAGTCCAGCAGCTGACCAAATTTGGTTCGAAACAGAATATTCGGTAGTAGATAATGTTATCGATAATTTTTATGGTTACGGAATATTCAAAGCAAGCGGAAAACCGTTAGATACATCAAAATTAAATTTTGATAGAATAGATGTTAACAAATTTAAAATTACACCAAATTCTTCATCAGACGGTGTATATGCAATTAAATTACCTGTTGTACAAAAAGAACACATTGTATTAATTGATAATAGCACAGTGTTTGGTGATGTAGTTTATCAACCATCAACTGGGTATAGACAAGAACGAATTAAAACATTTGGATATAGAACATCTGGATGGGATGGCAGTTTAAACATTCCAGGATTTATTTACACCGAAGTAACAATTAAAGAATGGGAATCTTGGAAAGATTACGACATCGGTTCAATTGTTAAGTACAAAGAGTTTTATTATAGTGCAAATAGTAAAATCTCAGGTAAAGAAACATTTACATTTAATGACTGGACTCGCATATCAGACGTTCCAGAAAGTACTCTTAAACCTAATTTTGAATACAAAATTAATCAATTTGCAGACTTTTATGATTTGGATACTGACAACTTTGATACAGAGCAACAACAATTAGCACAGCATTTGATAGGTTATCAAAAAAGATCGTATCTAGAAAATATTATTAACGACGAAGTCAGTCAATATAAATTTTATCAAGGAATGATAAAAGAAAAAGGAACTAAAAACAGTTTAGATAAACTATTTGATGTTCTTAGTGCAGACGACAAAGAGAGTCTCGATTTTTATGAAGAATGGGCAATTAAACAAGGTCAGTATGGCGCAAGTGAAGGCTTTGATGAAGTTGAATTTACTTTAGATGAAAGAAAATTCCGAATTAATCCACAGCCTATTAAGCTATCTAATTCAGATGAAGATGAAGGATTAATATATAAAATTAAAGATTACGAAGTTTACAAAAAGCCAGATAATTATAGTAATAATTTATTTCCTTTGCTTGAAGACTATAAGCAATTTACTCGTAGTCCTGGATTTATGAATATTGAAGATGTAAAAGAACTTGTTCCAGACTACGATTCTTTGTTAACTTTAAATATTGATAATCTTAATAATCTTGATTATGTTTGGACAGGCTCAGATAATAACAAATGGGATGTTTTACAATACGGAATCGGAAATGAACAGATTGTATCATTAAAAACAAGTCCAGAAAAATCGCCAAATACTCCGGATCTTTTTGAAATAGAATTAACCTTAACATCAGTAGCAGAAGATGTTAATATTGGCGATGTTATTGGTATTTTTAATATACAAGTTCCAAAAGATTTAAATGAAGATTCTACAAAAATAAACACAACTAATACAGAATTAAATTCTTTAAAAGGTTTCTTTAAAGTTACCGGAAAATATTTAAACAAACTTTATGTAGGTTCGTCTACACAACTTGATGCAATACCAGAATGTACTGGTCTTATGTCTAAGTTTTCTTCAGTTAAGGTTGCAGATTATCTTGAAGCTAATCAATTAACACAAAAAGGTGTTAAAAATGAATCGCTAGTTTGGATACAAAATAATGATCAAAATTGGAAGGTTTTAAAGAATACACAGGCTTATAGTTTATTACAAACTATACCAGCTGAAGAAGAAGGCACTACAAACGAGTTTGGAAAAACTATTACCGTAGACAACCGCAATAGTTTGTTATCTGTTGCTTCGCCGTCTTCGGGTATAAGTGGAAAACTGTTTATATATAACAGAGGTGGCAATAATCAAAATTTCCAATTTGCTCAAATTATCGAACCGAGTACATCAGGAGTTAGTGATCCTGGTAATTCATTTGGTTCTGGGCAAAGTTTTAGTAAAGACGGAAAATACTTAGTTGTTGGTGCACCGAAAGCATCTAATATTAAAACAAGGTATCAAGGATTCTTTGACGAAGCTGCAAATTATGACAATGGCGATATTGTACAATACGGAGGACAACTTTGGGAAGTTGTTGTAGATATTTTAGGCGCACAAGACGAACAAGAGTTTGGAAGTTTTGGCTCTAATATTGAAGTATTACAAAGTAATAATGTTTTCCAAAACGAAGCATTTTTTAGAAATATACTATTAGGTGATTATCCATTTGACGGTGATGAGATAGAAACCGATCATATTTTAATTAGAGCATCTTTTGATCAATACGAAGCAACAGGTCCAGGTGATACAGTATTTTTTGATTGGTATGCTATTACTACAGCTAATCAGTTTGATCCATTATCACCTAGAGTTCCGTTCCAAACTGACGACATGCCTTTAGGTTATACGCAAGAAGGACTAACAGAAGCGTACTTAGAAAGCGGATTAGTAATACGCGGAAAAGCTGATGTTATCTTGTATACGCCTATTATATCAACAGTACCTCAAGTAGGAGATCAAATAGAATCTACTGGTGTGTTTGGATATGTTTCTTATGTAAGAGTAGACGAAGCAAGAGCAACCATTTATGTCGAAAGAACATCGGGTATTTGGCCAGCAGCTGATAATTTATTTTTAGAAAGCGGTGAATTTGTTGGTGCTTATGTAAGACAAGCACCTAATGACACTATAGATGTTAGTGATCAACTTGGTGGCTATTGGTACTTTGATTTACCTAATCCGATATTACTAACAGAAAATAATGTAGATGAAGGCAGAGCCCTTGCAGTTTATAATATTATTCCATCTGGAAAAACAGATCCAGGCGGCGCAGGCGGAAATATTTGGGATTTAAATAACACAGTTACTAATATAGGCGATAATTCAATTAACAGTTATATTAGAACACTAACATATCAAGGTTCTCCAGGACCTGCAGGTAATTTAGATATTATTCCAAGTGACTTATTTGTAGTTAGGGCATCTAAAGACTTAACTGATAATCTAACTCCTGGAGACGAAATAGGTCTAGAAGTAATTCGATTCCCTGATTTTACTAACAATAATGAATTTATTGATTTAACTGTTACCGGTCTAGAATATACTGACACTAATAAAAAACATATACTTTATGATTTATGGGACGGCTACATAGATTTTGATTTAGACGAAACTGATTCAAATACAGGTCAACCATTTGAGCCTAGAATTGGACAGTTTGTTAGAGAAAGAACACCTAACCCTGGTGCTACTGCTAAAGTTGCATTTTATCAAAAGTTTAACAACAGTCGTGCTAGAGTATATGTTACTAATGTACAAGGTACATGGGGTATCGGAAACGACGGTAGAACATTAGAAATGATTGGCGATCCTCAAGATCCTAATCCGATATACGCAGTTGATCAAGATTTAGGTGATATTAGAGCAACAGCTTTAGGTAGTGATACTTTAGGAATTGGCAAGTTATGTGTGATTCAATTGCCGGCTGAAATAGAAACTGTTCCAGTACAAAGTACACTTATAGGCGCAGAATATTTAATATATAGAGATTTTCCAATTTTTGGATTACCTAGAGAAGCTAACATTCCAGGCTCTACAAACTTAGATTACAAGCAAGTATTTAAAATACCAGTAAATCCAGATGGTCCATCAACAAATGTTAATAATTTAGGATACTATGCAATTTATGAAAGAGAAAATGTTTCTACATTTAATATTGTAGATACATTAATTGTTCCTGAATTAGTAGAAGATTTAAATGTTGGATCACAAATAAAAATAGCAAAAAGAAATGATTTATATAAGGCATTTATTAAAGCTGAAGGTAATGGTACAATATCAAATCCAGGAAGAATATACTTTGTTAATAAAGGCACTGATGATGAAGGTATTGTTTATGATTGGGAATATGCTAAAGACAAACGATATAAGGGAGTCTTTAGTGACCAAAACGAATATTTGCTAGACGACTATGTTTATTACGAAGGATATTTTTATAAAGCCTTAACAAATATTGCAGGAGATGGTACAGCATTTGTTACAACAGAGTGGGAATTAATTAACAACGATCAAATTAGGAGTATTGATTATTTAGGTTATATTCCAAATGATACTAGTATATTGCCAGAAGACTTTGATTACAAAGGATTATTTGATTCAAATTCTACATATATTGTTGATGAAATAGTTCAATATCTTGATGGAAATTTTTATAAAGCATTAAGAAACATTCCTTTAAATTATAATGGATTTGTTGACGTTGAAGGAATAATAGAATATCCTGCCGAAGATTGGGAACAGATATCTTTCACACCGGGCGGCGATCAGTCACTCAAAATAGATACTACGTTGCTTAGAAATTTTGCAGAAAAATTTGATGTAAGTGACAATGGAGAAGTTTTAGTTGCAACAGCAGAATATGAATACAATGCAGATCCTTGGGAAGCTAATACTGATTATCAAGTAGGAGTTAGAGTAAAATATAATAATGATTTTTACGAATGTATTGTTGAAGTAGACGGATCGCTTCCTGTACATGCGACATTTAGTGCTACTAATATTGTTAACTTCTGGAAAAAATTACCTATTATTAAAAAGGTAATAGTTTATAGAAATGTAAACGATAATTATCAAAAATCACAAGAATTAATTGCGCCGATTGTTGATGAAAATATGGAATTCGGAGTTACACTAAGCATTAGTCAAGACGGAAAGATGATTGCAGTTGGTGCCCCTGGAGCCGATGTAAACAACGAACTAGACATAGGTGCAGTCTTTGTTTACAAACAAGTAAATGGTACTTTTGAATTATCACAAACTTTAACAAGTACAAATCAAATTCAAGGCGAACAATTTGGTAGGAACATTGATTTTGACGGATTTACTTTATATGTTAGTGCGTTCAATGCATCAAGCGACGACAATACTACATTTGATTTAGAATCAACAGTATTTGACAACAAATTTACAACATTTAAAAACGAAATAGCTTCAAATGGTGTTGTTTATGTTTATAGCAGAATAGACGAAGCACTAGTATTTGGACAATCTCTTGATTATCATACATATGCATCAAGAGATAATATTGCTGAAATAGATGTGTTTGGTAGAAATATGTTAGCAAGTAACAACCATTTGTATTTGTCTGTTCCTCAGTATAAAAATCAAGATGATAAACTTGGATTAATTTTAGATTATAGAAGAGCTGATAATCAACAATTATGGAAAGTTCATAGAGAGTATTCGGCACCTGTTGATTTAGAAAAAATTAAAAAAGTGATGCTATATAACAAATCTAAAAATGAAATTATAACTAATTTAGATTATATAGATCCTATTCAAGGAAAAATTGCTGGACCTGCAGACGAAGAACTTAGATACAAAACGCCAGTTGATCCTGCTTACTACAATAACTCATCGATTAATAACGTTGTTCTTGACGAAAATAGAAGTTGGGGCACAGAGCAGGTAGGAAGACTTTGGTGGGATTTGACTACAACAAAATTCTTTAATGTTTATCAAGGAAACTTAATTTATAAATCTAATAACTTTAATACTTTATTTCCTGGAGCATCTGTGGACATTTATGAATGGGTGCAATCGTCTGTTTTGCCTACCGAATGGGACAAAAGATCTAGTGAAAACAAAGAAGGATTTTCTGGAACAACAAAGTACGGTAGTGACGCTTATTGTACTAGAAGAGTATACGATACCATTGCTAAGAGATTTATAACTTACTATTATTTCTGGGTTAAAAATAAAACATCTGTTCCAGACGTGCAAGGCAGAAGTATATCAGCTCTTACAGTAAAGAATTTAATTGAAGATCCGGCAGGACAAAAATACAAATTTATTACATTTAAAGACGCACAATCAATGGTGCTGTATAATTGTGCATCATTAATGGAAGATCAAGATATAGTTTTAAATGTTCAATATTGGACAACAGGAAACAAATATTCTAACATTCATAATCAATATCAAATTGTTACTGAAGGATTAGCTACAAGCGTTCCTAATGATGCAATTAGACAAAAATTAATAGATAGTTTAATAGGTTATGACTCTCAAAATAGACCAGTACCGGATTTAAATCTAGCACCTAATGAAAGATACGGAATTTTTAATAAGCCACGACAAGGTTGGTTTGTCAACAGACAAGAAGCATTAAAGCAAGTAATTGAGCGTGTTAATAATGTACTTCAAAAAACTTTAGTTGTTGAAGAAAAGGATATATCTAAATTTTTAGATACAGATCCAGCACCATCGGTTAGTACTGGAAGATACGATACAGCAATTGATAATTATGTTGATTTACAGTTTGTTAGTATTGTTAGAGCACAGACTGCAGAACTACAACCTGTGATACAAGACGGTAAAATAGTTCGTGTAGACATTATTAATCCAGGAAGAAGTTACAAATATGCACCTGCATACGAAATTACAGGTCAAGGTTCTGGCGCAGAATTAGAATTTAGTCTGGATGTATTAGGTCAAATTTCAGAAGTTACAATTAAAAACCCAGGTATAAACTATAATGATAATACTTCTATTACAGTTAGACCGTTTGCAGTATTAGTAAATGCAGATGAAACTGTTAATAATAATTGGGGAATATATCATTTAATTAACAATAATTGGGTTAGAGTTTCGTCGCAGTCATATGATGTTACAGCGTATTGGAACTACTCTGATTGGTATGCAGAAGGGTATAGTGAGTTTACTGAAATAGATAATGTTATTGATTTTAATTATAATTTGCAGTCTCTAGACGACAGCATTGGACAGATAGTTAAAATTCTTAATACTGGCGGCGAAGGTTGGCTGTTGTTAGAAAAAATAAACAATGCTGATACAGTAGATTATACAGTAAACTATAAAACCGTAGGTAAAGAAAACGGAACTATACAACTTTCAGACACATTATTTAATTATGCACAGAACTTAGTAGGCTTTGATAATCAAACTTTTGACACACAATTCTTTGATAAACAGCCTGTACAAGAACTAAGATTAATTTTTGAAGCATTACAAAGTGACATATTCGTTGCAGATTTAGCAAATGAATTTAATAATTTATTCTTCCTTGCATTGCGTTATGTCTTTACAGAACAAGGTTACGTCGATTGGGCATTTAAAACAAGTTTTGTAAAAGCTAAACATAATGTAGGACAACTAAGACAGTTAGTTAACTTTAAAAATGATAGTCTTGAGAGCTATGAACAGTATATTAAAGAAGTTAAACCGTACAAAACAAAAATTAGAGAATATGTTTCGACTTACGATAAGTTAGAAAATTCTTCAAACGTAATTTCTGACTTTGATGCACCTCCAAGATACAACAACGAAACTTCAAAAATAAGTCCTATTGATGTAAGAGTAGTAAACGGAGTATTGTTTGGAACTGGAGTTTTACAAGGAGCTGATAATAACTGGTTAGAAAATGCATCTTATAAAATTGTAGACATTAAAATTGCAGATCCCGGAGAGGGATATACCGAAGTACCAGAAATAATTATCGAAGGAAATGCTACAGCAAAAGCATCAATAGGTTCTAATGGAGTAATTTCGAGTATAATAGTTACAGATAGCGGAAGCGGATACACTAGTTTGCCAGAAATTACAATTAATGGTACATTAAGAGAAGGCGGCAGAGAAGCAACTCTTGGTGCAGTATTAGGAGACACTCCGGTAAGAACTATGCATACTATTGTTAAGTTTGATAGAGTTAGTGGAGCATTCTTTATTACACAACTTAATGAAACAGAAACATTTACAGGAACTGGTAGTAGATCAAAATTTGATTTGAAATGGCCAATGGATTTACGAACAAATACTATCGAAATATTTGTAGACGGTGAACTTGTTCTAGGAAGTAACTACACATTTACTAATCGTGTAGACGAGGAAGAAACTTATACACGTTATCACGGAGAAATTGAATTTATTGATCCACCTGCAAATGAATCAGTAATTGAAATTAACTATAAAAAGTGGATTAACTTATTAGACGCCCAGGATAGAATAAACTTATTCTATAATCCAACAGACGGGCAAATAGGTAAAGATATTAGTCAATTAATGGATGGTATTGATTATGGTGGTGTCGAAGTTAAGAGTTTTGAGTTCGGTGCACCTCCAGGTTGGGATACTGGCGAATGGTTTACAGATAACTGGGACGTATATGACGATAACTTTGATGATGAAATTTTTGTAACAGATGGTTCTACATTAACATTTGATTTAGCAAAGCCATTAGCTAAAGATGTAAAATACAATGTTTATATTAATGGTGTTAGAATTGACGATGACGAATGGGACGGAACGTCAACAGTTGAAAATCCTTATGCTATTATGGCACCTATTATCGGCGATGGCGTTACTGATACATTTACATTTGAAAATGAAATTGGATACAGAAAAGCAGCTGAAGAAATTGACCCAGGCGACGGCAACGGATCTTTTGATAACCCTCCGGGGATTACTGTAACAATACGTAGATCTACTTCTGATGGTAGTAGAGCTGTTAGTGAATCGGCATACGATACTGCAATTACTGGCGGCGATCTTGCTTATACAACAGCATTAGGTATTAATGCAGAAGATATTGATATAGACGGTGACGGTTTTGTAACTGTAACAACATCAAAAGGACCTGAAGAAACAGTTCCAGGACAAATTATGGATACGTTAGATATAACTGTATACGAACGTCCTAATAGTGGTTCGGGTGTTATTGAAGTAGCAGCATATAAATCAGACGGAATAACATCAGAATATGCAATAACTCAAGGGACGTTTTCTTCAGATGACGTGATTGTAAAATTAAATTACGAAATTGTTGATAGCTCTCAATACAGAGTTGACTTTGACAAAAAGACTGTTGATTTTTATACAGCGCCAGCTGCCGGAAACGATATTGTAATTGTTTCTGTAGGTATTGGCGGAACTGATTTGTTGGATTACGGTGAAACAATTACCGACGGAAGTACACAACTATACGAAACAGCAATTCCTTATAGTGAAGACCTTACTGCGTATGTAACTGTAAATGGTACTGAACTTCCATTTACTTTAGTTGACAACAACGGCGATGTAGGTATTAGATTCTCTCAAACTCCTCTTGCAGATAGATTATTACAGTTTGCTATTTTTAACTCTACAGTAGAGACATTTAGTAAAGTAGCAGTTAGTACTATAACAGCTGACGGCAGTTCGTTAGCTTATGAATTACCAAGAACACCGTTTGAGCAACAGCCAACTTCGTATTATACTATTGTAACAGTAAACAATGAAAGAGTTTTAACTGCGGGGTATAGTGAAGTATTTACAGTAGAAGAAAATGTAACAGATTATAGATTGAAAGTATGGCAAATTCCAGTAGGAAGTACTGAAGGCACAGAGATTAAAGTTTTCTTAAATGATAGAGAGCTTGAATTCTTGCAAGAATGGACCTATGAAGGTGCCGGATCGTTTAACCCTAACATTTCCGCAGATGCACAACCAGGAAGTACAATTCAGTTAAACCAAGGTATTGGACAACCAGGTGACGAATTAAAAGTGTTTATTCTTTCAAGCGGTGAATATAGATTTGGATACTTTGATACAACTAATGACTTTATTGACACTAGCGGAAAGCAAACACCAGCAGTAGTTACTCCTGTTATAGAAGATGGAGTAATTGTTGATGTTATTATTTCAAACCCAGGAAGAGGTTATAACAGTAGTTCTGGTATAGCAGCAACTTCAGAGGTTGGCATTGGAGCAGAGTTTGAAATTGAAGTTGATGAGATTGGCAGAATAGAAAATATTATAATTGTTAATGGCGGCGAACGCTATGACGATGATACTACAATTAATATTGAAATTGTTCCTATTCCAGCAGTAATTTACTTTGATGAAGTCTTTGCTGAAAATGATATAATTAAAGTTTATCAGTTTAGTAATCACAACGGTTTAGGTATTGAGAGAGAAAAGTACGACATATTAGAAAAAACGCAAATGACAGCCGGAACACAAGGGTATTACGATTCAAGACTCCTACGTAACGGTTTTATAGATTTACGTTCAGAAGCAATAAGTGTAAACTATGTTTGGGTAAGCCTAAATGGTAGATGGTTAACTCCTACTGCTGACTATATTCTTTTAGAAAACAATAAAACAATACAACTAATTACTCCGGTAGAACAGTATGATGTAGTAGACGTTATGCACTTTGCTGCACCACCTGTTTCGACTAGATTTGGATGGCGTCAGTTTAAAGATATGTTAAACAGAACAACTTACTTACGTTTGTCAAGAGATGACGAGCACGAGTTAGCTGCACCATTACGTTGGTATGATAGATCTATTGAAGTTGCAGAAGGTTTTGAAACATTGCCACAACCTACGTCAACTAGTAAATATCCAGGAGTGATATTTATTGAAGGCGAAAGAATCGAATTCTTCCGTAGGGAAGGCAATATTCTAAAACAACTTCGTAGAGGAACAATGGGTACTGGTGTAAAGGATGAATATGCAGCAGGGACTTACTTCTATAATCAAGGTCTTGACAGTGTTGTACCTTATAAAGATGAAGAAGATAGATTTACAGTTAAAAGTGGCACTTACACAGACACTTCTGTAACGTATCCAAACTCATCTCCGGACATAACAGTTGATAGTATTTCTTACAGTTTCAATAATAACACTGTATTTCCTGTAAGAGTTGCAGGAGTTTACGAACAAATAGCAACGGTTACTGGTACTGGATTTAGACCCGAGGTTAAGGTACTAATGCAAGACGAAACTGGTAACATCAGAGAGCTAGAAAAAGTGTCTAGCACAGAAACTGAAATACAATTCCATACAGAAACAATGCCAGTAGGTGCATACGATTTAGTAATTTATAATCCAAGAGAAGAATCACCTGCATTAAGACAAGAAAGTTATTTAGTAATGCCTAAGTTCTTACCATATGTACAAATATTGGTAGATTTTAGTCCAGAAGCGTTTACTGATGTTGTACAGAATCCAACAGAAACAGGAGAATGGTATAAAGCACCGTTTGATGAAGGTGGTATTCCAGAAGAATATTGGCAAGCACTTAATATTGAAGTTTTTGCTAATGGTAAAAGATTACGCAAAGCACCGATAACAATTTATGATGTTACAAAAGGACAAGGTAGTCCAGATGGCGATATACAGCTCGAAGCAGAATATGCAGTAAACAAAAACGAAGGTGGCTATGTAAGATTAACTACACCGCCAGAACCGGAAACTACGCTAACTATTGTTAGAAAATTAGGGGCAGATTGGAGAGAACTAGATAATGAAAGTTCAAATCAGTTTAAACCCTTAGGAATTTCTAATACAGAAGTAGCAACTTTCTTACGTGGAAAGACAATTAATTTGCCGCGATAAATAGTATTGACAGGAAAACAAAAATGGCTGATAATTTTAAAGATACACAAGGAATAATGTTGCAAGGACATATAAAAATACACGATCCAGAATCGGGCGAAGTTATTGTGAACAAACGCAATGCTATTCATTACGAAAATATGAGTGTAGCTCTTGCAGAAAGTTTATCTAATGCAGGGCAAGGCTGGATTAACGAGATGAGCTTTGGTAATGGTGGTACTAGCGTAGATCCAACCGGGGTAATTACTTACCTAACTCCTAACAGTACTGGTGTTAATGCAAGTCTATACAACCAAACATTTACAAAGGTTGTAGATGATAGAAGTGTTAATAATATTGATCCTGCAAGAAACAAAACAGAAATAAGACATGTTAGCGGTACAAATTATACAGACATTTTAATTACATGTTTATTGGATTACGGAGAGCCAAACGGCCAAGATGCTTTTGATACAGCATCGAACAGCAATAACTTATATGTATTTGACGAACTAGGATTAAAAAGTTATAATCCAGATGGTGACGGAAAGTTGCTGACGCACGTTATTTTCCATCCAGTTCAAAAAAGTTTAAACAGATTAATTCAAATTGATTATACAGTAAGAATTCAATCATTAACCGGATTTAACGAGGGGTAATTAAATGGCATATACAATTAGTTACACTGATGTTTCAAAAGAAGGTACAATCACAATTGAAGACGGTACAATTAATGAAGTTACTAGTCTAAGATTACCAGGAAGAAATACAACAGCTTATGGTGCTGTTATTGCAGAAAGTTTCTTGCATTTATTAGAAAACTTTGCTTCTCAAGCAGAACCAGCTAATCCTTCAGAAGGACAAATATGGTATAATAATGATCCATCAGAAGAAAATCTTTATGTGTATAACGGAACAAACTGGGTACCTGCAAGTGGTATAACCAAATCTGAAGAAACTCCGTCATTTGCAAAAACAGGTGATCTTTGGGTTGACATTGACAATCAGCAGTTGTATCTATTTACTGGTGGTGGTTGGATTCTAGTAGGTCCACAGTTTAGTGAAGGACTTGCAACAGGTGCAAGAGCAGATCAAATTATTGGACAAGACAACAATTCTTACACAGTGTTAAGAATTGAAGTTAATGGTACAACAGTAGGTATTATTTCAGGCGCAGACAATTCGTTTATTCCAAAAGCAACTATTGCAGGATTTGCTCAGATCAATCCAGGTTTTAATGTTATTAGTAGAGATACAAATGCAGACGGCCTAAGTGATTTTAAATTCTTTGGTACTGCTGAGAAGGCAGAAAACTTAATTGTTAACAACGAAGTTATTGCAGCTGGAGATTTTCTAAGGGGTGACACGACTAGTACAACAACATTTCCTTTAAACATTCAAAACAACCAAGGTATTAACTACGGTATTAATAGTGAATTAACAATCGGTGTAGAAGGACAAGCAGGTATTATACAACATAACGTTGGTGGTTCTAACATCGATATGCGTGTAAGAACTTCTAACCAAACAAAAACGGTTATACGTGTTGACTCTAATTTAAGAGTTGGTGTTAATACAGAAGCACCGGAGCAAGCTCTTGATGTTGTAGGTACAATACAAGCAAGTGAAAATTTGTTAGTAAATGGTACAACACAAAGCTCTACTATTAACAACGGTGCTTTGATTGTTCGTGGTGGCGCCGCAGTTAAGCAAAATTTAAATGTTGGTGGAACTACTACATTAAACGATTTATTAACAACTAAAGTAATCACTCCAGATGATAATGCAATTCGAGATATTGGAACAGCCGTTAATAGTTACAGACACGTATATGCTACAAGATTCTTTGGAGATATTACTGGTACAGTTACAGGAACAATTGATGGACGATCTACTCAGTCAGATAAACTTACAGACAGAACTACATTTATTATGGAAGGTGATGTTAGCACATTAGCTCCTGTTGAGTTTGACGGTGCTTTCCAAGATCCAAGTTTTGACAATGGTGTAGATGCAAATGGAGATCCGCTACCTGCAGGCGAACAACCACTACAAAAGAAATTCCGTACAGAAATTTCAAACAGTTTTATTGCAGGAAAACCAGAAGAATCTGATGTTGCTAATAATGATCTAATTTTGTTTAATGATGTCGCCGGAGCAAGTCCAGGACTTAAAAGTGCCACTAAACAAAATTTCTTAAAATCAATACCTAGGACACCGGCAGGTGTAATTTTACCCTACGGAGGCTCATCTGCACCACAAGGTTGGTTGATTTGTGACGGAAGAGAATTAGAAAGAGATCTTTGGGAAGAACTGTTTTCAGCAATAGGATTTAACTTTAAACCATCCTCACAAGTTACACCAGGATTTTTTGCCATACCAGATTTAAGAGGTAGAATGCCTCTAGGCGCAGATAATATGGGAGGCACATCAGCAAATACTGTACAAGCTGCATCTGCAGATGTTATAGGTGCTACTGATGGCGCAGAAGAAAAATTAATTAGCATTAACCAAATTCCGGATCACGTACATGATTTACAAGATGCAGACAACAACCAATATTATGTGTATCAAGATAGACAAGATCCTACAACTGATACCAATGTTGAGCAAGTTCAAGGTCCGGACGCAGCAGATACAGCACAAAGACTTAGAAACAGCGGTAACATTCAGGGCAGAAACGACAGCTTTGTACAAGATGGGTTTAGCGTAATGCCGCCAACATTAACATTGAATTATATTATATATGGTGGAAGAGAATAATGAGCTACAAAATTAATAAATCTAACGGCGAACTAATAGTAGACTTAGTAGACGGTCAAATAGACGAAACATCCACCGATATTACACTAATTGGTAGAAACTATAAAGGTTTTGGTGAAAAAATTAACGAAAATTTTGTTAAATTAATGGAAAATTTTGCTAAAACTAGTGCTCCAGGTTCGCCTCTCGTAGGACAATTATGGTACGACACAGCAGAAGAAAGACTAAAAGTTTACACAGGCGAAACATTTAAAACAGCATCCGGCGCATTAGTAAGCCAAACACAACCTAATCTTGTTACAGGTGACATTTGGATTGATAGTTTTAATAATAAAATGTATTTTTATGATGGAGCAGATATTGTTCTAGTCGGTCCGCAATATTCAGCAGGACAAGGAAAAACTACAATTGAAGCGTTTACTGTTATTGATAACACCGGTAAAGATCAAACAGTTTTGTTTATGTATATTTCAGGTTTACTAACCGGCATATATTCAAGAACACAATTTAGACCACGTGAAAACATCACAGGATATCCAATAGATCAAACTGATACTAATAATCCTAAGCGTCAATTAATAAAACAGGGATTTAATCCGGTAGATACCTCGTTTTCATGGCAAGGCACTGCATTAAGTACACAATCACTTATTAACGATGCAGGCGAAGCATTTACAGATGCTAACTTTATGAAAACTGATAGAGATACTAGTACACTAGGTAGTCTTGCAGTTAAAAACGAAAATGGTATAACTGTTGGTGTTAGCGATACAGTATATGCTGCACTAAGGGTTGATAGACAAAACGCTGATGTTACAGCACTTGAAGCTCAACAAACAAACAAAAATTTTGTTATAAGAACAAAACGATCAAACTCAGTAGACGATGTGTTTTATGTTAACACTCCAATAAAACGTGTAGGTATCTATACTAATTCTCCGTCAGTTGGATTTGATGTTAATACAGACGCAAAAGTACAAGGTGACTTAACAGTTAACGGTGACTTAACAGTACAGGGCGACAGTACTTTTATTCAAACACAAACTTTACAAGTTGAAGATAAAAATATTGAACTTTCAACAGCTACAAACGGTGATCCTGCAGGTGATGATTTAGTAGCCGACGGTGGCGGCATAACTCTAAGATCAACCGACGGCGATAAAACTATATTATACAGTCAAACTATTGATAGTTGGACGTTTAGTCATGACTTAAACTTAGATGGCACCTCAGCAGTTTACAAAATAGATGGTGTTAACAAACTTAGTGAAAATAGAATTGATGATACAGTATTGTATGCAGAAGGACTAGTAAGAATTGGAACGCTACAATACTTAAATGTTGATAATTTTAATTTAAACGGATCAACATTAACAACTACTAACCCATTGTTTATTACTTCTAATGGTGTTATTACTGTTAACAATAATAGAATTGAAGGTGTATTAACACCTATTAGTAACAGAGTATCTTTACGTGACGGCACACCGGAATCAGCTAATTCTTCTGTTGCTACTAAACGTTACGTAGACGAAGAAATTAAAGCTGAACCGTTAGTTGTATCTTTAGATGTAACAGGATACGCTAATCCGGAAGTTAGTTTTGCACTTGGCGGTCCATATAATAACGTAAAAAGTGTAATAGAACAACTTTATAGTGCAGCTTTAAAAGAAGAAGGTGCATTAGCAAAAGTTTACTGTACTAGTTACTCACAAACATCGGTTACAGGTATTGACGTTGATCAATTAGTTGACGATCCTGATAATCCAGGCGGCCCTCAGATTTCAGCTGTTAGAAAAAGTTTTATAGCTGTTGATAAAGACGATGTTTCTAGTACAGAATCAGTACTGCAAGACGTAGAGTTCTTGCCAGTTTCAGCAAGCGCAGGATTTGTTCCTGACAGGGCAATTATGGAATTTGAAGTAGTCGGTAACACATGGAGTTGGAATGGAACCACAGTACTTTCATAACACAGATAAATACAATAACGCATTAGGGGTTTAACGAATGGCATATACAATAGATACATACAGCAATAGTAAAAGCTGGAAAATTGAAGATGGTACTATTGACCAAACAACCGACTTAAAACTAGTTGGTAAAAACTATGCTGGCTATGGTGAGATACAAAACGAAAATTTTGTATTTTTACTAGAAAACTTTGCAGGGCAAGTAGAACCGCCACGCAAGTTAGCTGGTCAAATTTGGTTTGATAGCGGAAACAGTAAATTAAAATTCTTTGATGGCTTAAAATGGCGTACTACAGGCGGCGCCGAAGTAAGCGATACTGTTCCAACAGGCTTAAAAGAAGGTGATTTTTGGTGGGATACATCAAACGAACAGCTTTATACATATAATGGCGGTGATTTTGTACTTATCGGACCCCAAAGTGCAGGATCAGGACAAACACAGATTGTAAGCCGTTCAGTTCGCGACACCTTAGGAAATAGTAGAAATATTATTACCGCAGTAGTTAATGACGAAACTGTCTTAGCATTTAGTAATGCAGATTTTACAATTGACACTAATGATGTTGACAGTAATATTTCTGGCTTTGATAGAATAAGACCAGGTTTAACACTTAAAAATACAATTAATAGTTCTGGCGGTGTAACTTCAGGATCCTTTAGACTAGTAGGTACTGCAACTAACTCTGAAAAATTGGGTGGTTTAGCAGCTTCAAACTACGTTCAATCAAATAATCCTGTATTTACTGGGTTAGCAACATATTCTGAAGATGGATTACAAATTGGTGATAGTGGCGACTTTACACTAAAAGTTGAAAATGACAACCAAGGCGTCATTGAAAACGGCAACGGTAGTCAAATTATTATACGTGCAAAAGACTTATTTGGTAATGTTTTAAACCCTGTAAGATTTTTTTACAATGCTGTTATACCAGGACTTGTTGGTAATACTGAAACAGTTGCGGCAACTAGTTTAGGAACTAGTGATTATAGATGGCCAAATGTTTTTGCATTAAATTATGAAGGCTTAGGACAAGTTTCTAAAGGAATAATGAAACCAAACGCAGTTTATGACCCAGACCCATTAACTGGCACAATGCAAAACGGAGATGCAATACTTCCTTCAGAAGAAACTGCTGCTAACACAATTCCTGTTAGAGACGGCCTTGGAGATATCTATGCAAGACGATTCCAAGGTGTGGCAACAGAAGCATGGTATGCTGACTTAGCAGAAAAATATACAACAGATGCAGACTATCCAGTTGGAACAGTTATGGCAGTAGCTACACAAGGCACAGCCGAAGCAAGATCAGCTAACAGAGGAAGCATTGCAATAGGTGTTATATCTGAAGAACCTGCATTTTTAATGAACAAGGGTTGTGACGGTCAAGCAGTTGGTTTAAAAGGGCGTGTTCCTGTCCGCGTAGTTGGTCCTGTTAAAAAAGGCGAAGCAGTTTATGTTGATGATAACGGTTGTGCAAGTACAGCAATCAACGGCGGCTGTATAGTAGGTATTGCACTTGTATCTAGCGATGTAGAAGAAGAAAAATTAATCGAGTGCGTTTTGAAAGTATAAATATACTAGCATATAATAGGATAACTTAAATGGCAGTAAATAAAGAAACCACCATTACCGCAGCAAACTATAACACACTGCAAAATAGAGTTGCTAGATTGCTCGGCGGCGGCAACGGCCAAGAAGGTTACGGGCAAGATTTAAGCAGTTCTCCAGTAGCAGCAAATAGTATTGTTTATGCAAGTGATATGAATTTATTATTGCAAGACATTAATGCAATTTCTATTCACCAATCAGGATCACCAACACCGTTACAACCGGTAACATCAAGTAGTTCAATTTTAGCTAACGAAAGAGAAGTTGGTGACTACGATGGGTTTAATCAGTACATTTTTGAAGTTACGAGGTTAGAAGCAAATCCAGGACAAGTAGACGGAACACAAGTTACTATTGAAACTCTTGCAACAGATTCAAGATTTGCTCCATGGAACGGACAATTATCGCATAGTTTTACATTAACTTTTGACGATAGTGATCATAGACGTGCATATTTTAACGCTGGCGGACAGATTTATATTAGTGCTCAAATTGAAACTAATTCTAATGCTAAAGGCGACGACTGGAAACAGATGCTTACAAACATGGGTGTAATTCAATTTAAATCTAATACTACATCTAAAACAGGTATTGGCGGAACATTATTTCCAGACGGTAACGGGCCTATTGGTAACTTTCAATTAACTGCATCTTTAATAAAGCTGTTTGAAAGAACAGGGCAGCAAGAAGCGTATGCTGAAAATAGATATCTTGTTTTTGTTAAAGAAACAAGTAATAGAGCAATTCAGTTTACAATTCAATTTCAAGATCAAGATTTAGGGGATCCAAATATAGATGAGGAAGTGCAGGGCACACTTGTAAGCAAAGTACAGCTTTTAAGGCCAACAGGAAATTCTGTTTCTGTTGCCGCTCCAAGTTATGCAGCACTTTCTAGTTTAGAATTAGGAAACTAAATCTATGGTATCAACAGGTAACTTAGTACAAGCAACAGACTACACAGATGCTCTTGATAGAATCCTTGTCTTACTAGGCGACGGAACAGGTCAAGACGGATACGGACAAATTGTTCCAAGCTATGAAGCATACAAAGATGTTAGTGTAAATGACGAACTAATTGATCACGATCATTTAGAAATGTTAAAGACAGACATTAATACTTGCAGACAGCACCAAGCATCTACAGATGCATATACATCTACTTTTAGCACAGGCGATATAATTGGAGCAGATGCTAGTGGCCCTAGCGCAAGTAATCTTAATGATAATGCAAAAGGGTTTAATGATTTATTAGCTGCAATTACAGTTGTTGAAAATAATGCAGATTCTATAGATGATTTTACAATCGGCACAGCAAGATCTTTAGCAGTTAGTACTCGTACAAGTCCTTGGGGCGGCGACGGTGATCCAGACGATAATATTTGGTGTGAGTTAGATCTTTTGTTTGAAGGAGGTTATGCAACAACCAACGCAGCTGGAAGAACTTCTGCAACAGGCGCAGATCATAGAAGACATTTTTTTAACGCAGGTGGCGATTTAAGACTTACATTTACAAGTGGAGCGAATACTTCAAAGGACCAAAACTGGGCTTCGATGTTTAATAATGTTACAGTAATATTTGGTAAAAATGCAACAACAGCAAATACTGGCGCAGCAGCTGATGGCAGCACAGACGTTAACGGAGACGGTGCTATTAATGCAGCAGTCGGAAATTTTCAGTTAACTACAGGATATAAAGAAATATTTAGAAAGTATGGTTCTGGTGTTTATGACGAAAACTACTATAGAGTAAGAGCCAAGCGTGTAAACAATGACACAATTAGATTTAGAATAGATTTTAACGATATTAACGAAGGACAGCCTAACTTCGACGAACGTGTTCTAGTATCAGGCGGGTCTCAGTCTGCAGGTGTACATGCAAAACAGCCCACAGGCGATTATGTATCAATTCCTTTACCTGCTGGCAGCGAGTTTGCTGCATTCCAAGACAACTAATCAGCTCTTGACAAAATCTTAAACTGAGTATATAATTACTAATATACTTGGAGATCCCGTATGGACGAAAGATTAGAAAAAGCATTAGAATTTTCAAACTACATGACTACGCTAAACAATCAAAAGCGTATTATAAAAGAACAATTTTCCGAAAATTGTGTTCACTATCTCGACGGAGGCAAGTTTACAGTAAACAGAGAACTAATGACGTTTTGTCAAATGATTGTTAGCAGAGAAATGACTAGTGCAGTTCTCATTGATGACAATGATACTCCTATCGAAATTAAGGATATGGTAAAATTCTTAGATGATATTATTGACATTTATTTTACAAAGTCGTATGAATACTTAGACAAGTATACAGAAATTAAAACAAACAGATCTGTCGAAGGTTTGATTAATATATGACCAGAGGTGTAGTACTATTTGCACAAAACAATCATACTATAGATTATGTTAAACAAGCAATTTTTTGTGCTAAAAAAATTAAAAAGCATTTAGGGTTATCAGTAGCAATAGCAACTGATAATGTCTCCTATCTTGAAAAAACATATCCGTATTATAAAAAATATTTCGATCATGTACTTTCTTTAGATTGGAAAGAGTGTACACAAAAAAGAATTTATCGAGACGGCACAATGAGTGATAGAACACTTGAGTGGAGAAATCACGATAGAAGCACAGTATACGATATATCACCATATGACGAAACTATTGTAATGGATACCGATTTTATAGTCGGAAACTCTTTACTAAACAATGCTTTTGACACAGATGATGATTTTTTAATTTGTAGAGACATTGAAGATCTTAATCCAGAACGTGTAGAAAGTTTTGAAAAGATTAGCGACAGAAGTATTGATATGTATTGGGCTACTTTGTTTTATTTTAAGAAAACAGAACGAACAAAAGCGTTCTTTAATTTAGTTGAACATATTAAAGAAAACTGGTTATATTATAGATTAGTTTATCAAATAGCAAATAAAACTTATAGAAATGATTTTAGTTTTAGTATTGCTATTCATTTAATGAACGGTAATCAAAAAACAAATTGGCCTAAAGCAATGCCTGGAAAATTATGGTTTACAACAGACAATGATGTATTAGTTAAAATGGACGATGAAAAATATGTATTTTTACTTGATAAAAAAGATTGGAAGGGTCATTACACATTATCGTCGATAGATAATACAAATATTCATGTAATGAATAAATTTAGTTTAGATAGAGCAATTAGCAAGGAGTTAGCAAATGAGTAAAGGATTTTGTTTGTTAGCTCAGAATAATGATAACACAAATTATGTACGCCAGGCATATGCACTTGCACTTAGTTTACATAGATATAACACAGATCAAAAAATCAGTCTTATAACAAACGACAAAGTACCAGAAAGTTGGACACATGCGTTTGATAAAATTATTCCTATTCCGTGGCAAGATGATGCAAATGAACAAGATTGGAAAATAAACAATAGATGGAAGGTGTATCACGCAAGTCCTTATGAACAAACTATTGTACTTGAAGCAGATATGCTTGTTCTTAGCAATATAACACATTGGTGGAATGAATTAGAAAAATACGATGTATATTTTACAAGTAATGTAAACACGTATCGTAATGAAGTTGTTACTAGCAGATATTATAGAAAAACTTTTGATGCAAACGAATTGCCGAATTTGTACAGTGCATTACATTATTTTAGAAAAGGCGATAAAGCAAAAGAATTTTACACCTTGTTAGAAATTGTAATGCAAAATTGGGAATTATTTTACAGTAAGTATGCAAAAGAAAGATACCAAAAGTGGTGTAGCGTTGACTTATGTGCAGCTATTGTAAGTAAAATTTTAGATAACGAAAAAGAAATAACAAATCCTAAAAGTTTTATTACGTTTACGCACATGAAACCACATGCTCAACGTTGGAAAAATGTTCCTGAAAAATGGACTAGTGTAATAGGAAAATACTATCGAAATGATGGTAACTTAATGTTAGGAAATTTTCTACAGTCTGGTTTATTGCACTATGTAGAGGACGAGTTTCTGACAGAAAAAATTATAGAGAAATTAGAAAATGGAACGCAAGTATTATCTTAATTTTAAAGAAGACGGCACAGTCTGGAAAGTATCTAATGTACTAGACGAAAGTTCTTTGTACATTAATATTTCTAAAGAACTTATGTACGATTTTGCAGAGTGTCGAAAGAGTATGGAAGATTTTATTGTCGTACCTAGCGATTCAGCTGACTCACAGTTTGAATTAAAGTCTAAACACACAAGTTTAGAAGATTTCGATGTTGATAAAAGTATACATCGATTACCGAAACATGATATTAATCACAATCTAGTGTTTCACATTAAACAAAACGTATCCGAAGGAACCTGGAAAGCAAGCGTGTCTCCAGGTCTTAAATCGTTAATTAATAGCACAGCATATTATAAGGATAAAGTGCATCGTCTTTTTGTTACCGACGAAGATGATCCTAATTTTTTATTAGATACACTAGAAGTAAATTTTTCTTCTGTAATGAATGGCGAAGCAATTATAGAAAATACAAAAAAAGAAGTTGCTCAAAGGAACGATGTGAGTGTATACTGTGGTAAAGCCTTTGAGAATTATAATCATATAGTGGAAGAATGATGTCAAAAATTAAAGTAATTGATCAAGATATTATATTTTTGTCCTACGACGAACCAAACGCAGAAAAAAACTATGCAGATTTGTGTAGTAAAATTCCTTGGGCAAAACGTGTACACGGAGTGCATGGTAGTGATGCCGCACACAAAGCATGTGCAGATTTGTCAGAAACAGAATATTTTGTTACTGTTGATGCAGACAACATTATTGATCAAGAATTTCTTAATCAAGAAGTTGATATTGAGGAATTAGGTGTTACTCCAGAACATGTGTTTAGTTGGTGTGGCAAGGTACATGTTAATGGACTTATGTACGGCAACGGCGGTCTTAAAATGTGGACACGTAAATTTGTCCACAATATGAAAACACACGAAAATAGCGAGGACGGCGATGAACGAGGAAAAGTTGAATTCTGCTTCGACAACAAATATTACCAATTTAACGAAAACTACAGCGTTTCTTATACTAATGCGACACCTTGGCAGGCTTGGCGGGCGGGCTTTCGCGAAGGTGTTAAGATGTCTTTGGATCAAGGAGCCAAAGTAGATGATTTGCGTACAGTATGGTGGCAAAACTATGATAGACTGCTTATATGGAGTCAGATAGGTGCAGATGTTGAAAACGGTATATGGAGTATACTAGGCGCACGTCAAGGTTGCTACATGACAAACTGTACAGATTGGGACTATGCAAATGTGCGTGACTTTGAATGGTTAAACAACTTTTGGGAAAGTGATGTAAAGGATTTACAACCTAACGAAGAAGCAGAACGTTTAGGTTTAGAAATACTTAAAGGCACAGGAGTAGATATTTCTACTAAACCTCTAGATGCAGAACAAAGTAAGTTTTTTAAACAAGTATATCAAAATAGCGCAAGAATTTTACGGAGAGCTAAATGAATGAAAACTTAAAAAAATGGAAGGCGTCTATCGATAACTTTTTTGGCTGGGTTAAAAAAACAGAACTAGTTGAATTAGAAGATATTGATGTATCAGAAGATCCAGTGCGCCCTGAGCTTGATGTAGAATGGCGCACAACCTTTAGCAGAAAAATTTATGGATTAAAGCACGAAGATGATATCGAAGGCATTGTATGTGTTGCATATACAAACGATATACCGTCAAGCGTAAAAGAATTAGATTTAATGAGTCAAAATGCACATCTTAAACAAGATGCAGACACAGCAATAGCGTATACTATTTGGAGCCGTAAACGTGGTGCAGGAAAAGAACTAATATTTAAACTTGCAGAGCATATTAGAACTAAGCCTGAAATAAAATCTTTAGTAACACTATCACCACTTACACCTATGGCAACCCATTTTCATATACGCAACGGTGCAAAACAAATTGCAATACACAATACAACGCAGAATTTTAAATATCCCTTATGAGTAACGAACAACGTATAAAGATACTAGAAGAAAAGCGTGAAAAAATTAACAATGTTAGTTGTAGTTTCTGCACGGCTAAATGGCTACAAACTACGTTGTTACTGCAAAATGGTTACAATCACAGTTGCCATCATCCTGCTCCGCACAAAATTCCTTTAGAAGAAATAGAAGCAGATCCTGCTGCATTGCACAACAGCCAATACAAAAAAGAACAAAGACTAAAAATGCTTACAGGCGAACGCCCTAGCGAATGTAGTTATTGTTGGAAAATTGAAGATTTAGATAAAACATATTTTTCAGATAGACACTATAAAACATCAGATTGGTGGGCCTGGGATAGATTCGAAGAAATAGCATATAGCGATCCGGGCGAAAATGTTTATCCTAGTTACCTTGAAGTAAGTTTTTCAAACGCATGTAATTTTGCTTGTGCATATTGTTCACCGGAGATTAGCAGTAAGTGGATGGAAGATGTAAAACAAAATGGACCTTATCCTACTAAACATGGTGCCCATCATTTAGACTATTTAGAACAAACAGGAAAGATGCCGTATAAGAATAAAGACTATAATCCATATGTAGAGGCATTTTGGAAATGGTTTCCTGAAGCACTGCCACATTTAAAAGTCTTGCGTATTACAGGTGGCGAACCTACGATGTCAAAAGATACATGGAAACTGCTTGATTATCTAATCGAAAATCCACGTAAAGATTTAGATGTAGCAATTAATACAAACGGTTGTGTTGAAGATAAGCTCATTGATAAGCTAATAGATAAAATCAACAAGTTAGCTAAACTAGGTGTTAAGGTTGATGTATATACTAGTTTAGAGAGTACTGGTGAACAAGCAGAATACGCAAGAGATGGATTAAGTTATTATGCATGGATTGCTAATATTGAAAGAATTTTAAAAGAAACACAAAGCACAGTTGCTATAATGACAACTATTAATATTCTTAGTTTAACTACGTTTGTTGATTTTGTAATGACAGTAATGGATTTGCGCAAAATTTATAATACTAGTTTTGAACATAATAGAGTGCCAATGAGTATTAATACAATGCACTGGCCTCCGCACTTACAATGCACATTACTTGATAAAGAATACCGTACTAAATTTGCTGATACTATCGAAAATGCTTGTAAAAGTTGGCTAAAGTACTATACTAAAGAAAAATATGCTAGAATATATTTAGAAGAATTCGACCAAATACAAAGATTTTGTGATTACTTGCGTACAACGGAGCCAGCAACAGAGCATAGAGCTGACTTTGTACGATACATACAAGCATACGATGAAAGAAGAAACAAAGACTTTGTGGGAACTTTTCCACAATATGCACATTTGTTAGAGGAATGGAATGGCGAAAAAACCTGACGAAACATTACAGCAATATCGTGACAGGGTATTAGACAGCAAAAGTAAAAGTTTTTGCGGAGCAAAGTGGTTTAATGCAACTACTTGGCTAGGCAGCGGCACGACTGCAAGTTGTCATCACCCGCCTGCACATAAAATTCCAGTAGTAGAAGTTGAGGAAGATTATACTGCTATTCATAATACAAAGCATAAAAAAGAAATGCGCCGTATGATGCAAACAGGTGAACGTCCACGTGAGTGCGAATACTGTTGGAAAATGGAAGATATGAAAAAAGATGCTGTTAGTGACAGAACTTTTAAAAGTATTATCTATTCAGACGAAGAACTACAACGTGCATACGAAATGGATCACAATGAAAGTGTTAATCTTAAGACGTTTGAAATTGCGTTTGATAGAACGTGTAATCTAGCTTGTTCATACTGTAATGCTTCTTTCTCAACAACATGGGCCAAAGACATCAAGAAACATGGCGAGTACACAAATCTTGTAAGCGATGGCGCAGGAGCATTCCGTCAAGACGGTAGTTGGACACAGCCTTACAAAGATGATGAAGACAATCCCTACATTCAAGCATTTTGGAAATGGTGGGACAACGGCTTGTCAGACAGTCTAGAAGAACTACGCATTACAGGCGGTGAGCCTTTGATGAGCGGAAACACTTGGAAACTGTTTGATTGGTTTGAAGCACAAGATAGTGATATGCGTTTTGCTATTAACAGCAATCTAATTGCTAAAAAAGATATTGTAGACAAACTAATTGCTAAAACACAAGGTATGAATCACTTTGAATTGTACACAAGTTGTGAAGCAGTAGGCGAACAAGCAGAATATATTCGTGATGGATTAGTGTATGAACAGTGGCTAACCAACATCAAACGTATTCTTACTGAAGCAAATACTAAAGGCGTACACATTATGATGACAATCAACAGCCTTTGCTTGTTTAGTATTACAGAATTCTTAGATGAAGTATACAAATTAAAAGAACTTACACAAAGTAGAACACCTACTGTTAGTTTAAATTTACTGCGTTTTCCAAGTTTTCAGAGCCCACTAGCATTACCTAATCATATTAAAGATTATTGTCACGAAAAACTAAGCACTTGGTGGGAAGAAAACAAGCACAAGCCAGGTTGGCATGAGTTTGAACGTGCAAGTATTGAGCGACTAATAGATTATCTTGTTACTGTAGATGCTCCGCATCGTAGAACAAGTAACCCAGTTACACTTTGGCGTGACTTTAAAACATTTTATGCACAATACGATGTGCGTAGAAACAAAAGCATCTATGTTTTTCCAAAAATCCTAACAGATTGGGTAGAAAGTATTCCAGATACAGATGCAAGCATTATGGAACTTGCTGATAAAGAAGGCTGGATACTAAAACCTGACAACAAAAACATAGACGAACCGTTGGCGGCATATGACTGATAAAGTTGGACCATACTTTTGCACAGCACCATGGACACATACTTACGTTAGCCCACAGGGCGAGCGTAGGCTTTGTTGTGCAAGCCGTGAAGATGCCAGCTTTCAAAAGCAATACATAGACGCAGGTGACAACGACAATGCAGAATTTTCACCAGTAAGTCTAGAAGAACACTGGAACAGCGAATATATGAAAGATATTCGCAAGCGTATCCTTGCAGGAGAGAAGATTTCGCAGTGTGATGTGTGCAACAACCAAATACTAAACTTGCATACCTATAAAAATTATTTTACTAACACACTTTTCCCACACAAAATTGATGACATAATTGCCAGCACAAGAGAAGATGGCTACACAACCATGCAGCCCGTTAGTTTTGACTATCGTATTTCAAACTTGTGCAACTTTAAATGTCGTATGTGTGGCGAGCAATTAAGTTCTAGTTGGGAAACAGAAAAGATTAAACACAATGTAGTCAACTATGAGCGTGAAAAATGGATGCAACCTGACACACGTAAGAAGATTGCAACGTTTCAAAAGGAAGTTCTTGAAACAGAACTACAAGCAGCAGTTGACAAAGGCATTGTAGAGGAGTTATATTGGGTAGGCGGTGAGCCTTTAATGTATGACATACATTGGCGCATTATGCAACAGTTGGTTGATGAAGGAAAAAGTCAAGATGTAGTTGTACGCTACAATACAAACTTGAGTAGAACACACTACAAGGACTATAAACTGTATGAAATGTTGGATAATTTCAAACGTGTTAACATTTGTGCCAGCATAGACGGTGTAGGTGCCGTTGGCGAGTACATTAGAACAGGACTCAAGTGGGACGAATGGCTACAAAACTTCAAAGACGGCATGTTTCTTATTGACAAGTACGGCAATGATGCAATGGTGTTTGATGTAACACTGACAACACCAGGACTTTTTGATTTGCAACGTATGTTTGATGTAGTTACAGAGCTAGATGTAAAGAGCTACTTTAAAATTACCTTTGCATTTGATCCTAGTGTGCTAATGAGCCCTATGTGTTTGCCAAGACACGTACTAGATGAGCAAATACACAAACTGTTAGACTATATCAAGCCAAGAGTAACACACAAAACTCGTGTGTATCAAGAAACACTTGAAAATATGCTTGAACGTCCTACGTTTGAAGAAGAATACATCAACTATGCAGACGGTTGGAGACGTGGTAAGAAGAATATATTGTTTATTGAAAGCATAAGAACACAAGACGTTACATTTAGAGATACACTAAGTGACGCAGGCAAGGAATGGTGGGATAACATTGAGTAAAACATTTTGCCCTTTACCGTGGACACACCTAGCAACACACCCGCATGGTAGTGTTACACTCTGTTGCGAAAGTGATATGAACAATCGTAACAGCGAATCACAAAACTTACCACGTGAGTTTGTTACACTGCACAACACAGAGTACGACTTTGTCAAAATTATGAACAGCGACTTGTTTAAGCAAGTTCGCAAAGACATGCTGGAAGGTAAACAGCCAGCGCCTTGTTCAAAATGCTACAAACTAGAAGCACTGGGCAACGAAAGTAAACGTATAAGAGACAGCAACCTGTTGGATCTTGATGTACGTGATGCAAGACGTATCACAGACGCAGACGGAACACTAACAGAAGTTAATTTTGAATTTATTGAACTGCGACTAGGCAACATATGTAACCTAGCATGTCGTTCGTGTAATCCGCAAAGCAGTAGTAAGTGGATACGTGATTGGGAGAAACTAAACGAACGTAAATTTGACATGCCACAGAGCATGTTTGATTGGCCCTTAGACGAACGCTTTTGGGCGAGCCTAGCAGAACACTGTAACAATACACGCAAAGTTTACATTAACGGCGGAGAGCCTTTGCTTGTAGATAAGCACATGCGTTTCTTAGAGTTTTTAATTGCTAAAGATTTGGCTAAGAATATTACACTTGTCTATAGCACAAATGCAACTATCATAAACGACAAGTATATCAACTTGTGGAAAGAATTTAAACAAGTAGAGTTTATGGTAAGTATTGACTGCTTAGAAGAACGCAATAACTATCTGCGACATCCTGCTAAGTGGGACAAAACTGTTGAAGCATTTGACTGGCTACATAGTTTAGGACACAAAAGTTATGTGCTACAAACAGTAAGCATAATGAATATTTACTATATCAAAGAATTTTGGGAGTACTTTCGTGCTAAAGATGTATACGTTTCACACAACATGGTACATCATCCAAACTACTACAGTGCAGCAAATGCACCTCAACATGCCAAACAGGCTGTGCTAGACAAAATTGCTGGTATGCCGTTCTATGACAATATAAATAATTTTCTAAGTCAAGAAGCAAATACAGCAGCATTTGAACAGTTCTTAACAGAGAACAAACGTTTAGATGTTATACGCAATCAAAGCTACGCAGAAACATTCAAGGAATGGCATGATAAACTTATACTACGATAATATAATAGAAGATGTGCCTGCTCCAAACGGAGCAAAAGAAATTACCTTAACTGATGACGCAAGACGTGTACCTCATGTTGCAAATTATAGACCAGAATCGCCTATTGCAAAATTTAATACTTTTTATTTTGTAATGAAGGCACAAAAAACTGTAGTAAAACTTCATACCGGAAAACCTAAATTTGCTAAAAATTTATTTTATCCGATCGAAATTAATCATTCAATATATGGTTGGAACAGAGATTGGACTAATTTATTATCTGCTAGAGCAAAAGCACTTATAGTAAAAAATAAAATGAGACTTTTAATACTTGCTCCTCGAATTACTGGAACAAGATATTTTATTAGAAAATTAAAAATACGTATAGACGAACTAGTTGAATCTGGCATACCAAGAAAAAATATTCATTTAGTATTAGGTGAATTAAACGATGTTTATAGAAATATGCTAGATTTAAAAACTGTTTACGGATTTGATTGGTGGCAAGTTTATTCGCAATTAATTTTTAAAGTAAAAACAGGCCAATCAAGTTTGCATTGGTTATCGCATTCTGACTTAGAGTTATTTAATGAACCTATTCCAGAATTTGATATTGATAACTGGAATCCGAAAAAAGTTTACAATTTAGTTCCTAGCGATGGCAGAGATCACGATATTGCATTACTACTAGAACTAATTGATAAAAATGCAATTAATGATGGATATTATACATTTGACAAAAGCAAGTACGATTTAAAAAGAGATTTAAAAATAGTATACATTGATCCTAGGCAATCTCATTTTGAAAAAGATAATAAAACTCGTATAATGAAACGCATCGAAGAATATGATAATAAAGACGATGTTAACTTAAATGATACAATATTTTCAATCTTATGTGAAAACCATGAAATTTCTGCAGGTACAGATTATAAACAAGAAATTAGAAGTTTAGCAACAAGTTACGAAATATGGAAATACATTTATATAGGACATCCGTTTGCAGTATTAGGATGTGCAGATATAATTGCTTACTTAAATAATCAAGGATATTTTACATTCAATCAAATGATTAGTCAAAAATACGACAGCATCTATTATCCTGCTAAACGATCTAAAGAAATTGTTAATAATATTTCATATATCAAATCATTACCTGAAGAGCAGATTAAAGAACGAATAGAGAACATCAAACCTTTTTTAAAAAAGAATAGAGAAAAATTTTTAAACAGACGAATGCAAGGAAAGTTTTTAGAACTTTTCGTTGACATGATGTACGAATGAGCGTATAATACTATAATGTATGATATTGTTTTTATAAATGATAATACAATCTATGCAGCGACATCTTGGAAACAACTAAAAGAAAAGTATCCAAGAGCAAAATCTGCTGATTCATTAGAACACGCTCAAAAAATGTCTTTTACTAAAATGTTTTGGGTAGTTTGGCCCGATGTTGATATTTGTGATGATTTTAAATTTGATTATCGTGCAGACGAATGGAGCCAAGATTATATACATACCTTTTTAAACGGTACACATCGAGATGGCATTTTACTTGTGCCTAAACGTGCAGATATTTCAGACCGCGAAATACGACATAGATTTTTTATAAACAAAAAAGAAGTAGACATTGTAGCAAGTACACCTAAGCCTTTTAATTTGTATTATATTGATACATGGGAAGAATATGAAAGTGCATTAGAAAACAGTTCAACAGAAATGTTTTGGGCAGTTTCACGTAACTTAAAATACAGTCAATCATACATAAACAACTTTTATTTTAGTCATCATAACAGTTATGATAGAAAGGAAAATCATGCGTTTGTACATGATGTTGATGGAAGGAAACTATACAACGGCGTTTTCTTATGTTCAAAAAATAAACCACTTAACAAAAGACAAATTGACTACAGATTCTTAGTAAATGCAAAGCAGTGGGACGATGTAGTAAGTGGTCCTAGACAATACGATATTTGTACAGTTAATAGCTATGAAGATTATCTTAGTTTTTTAGAAAACGTAGAAACAGAAATGTTTTGGATGATTCCTTCACATGTACATGTACGTGACGACTTTAAATTTGATATGTACTTCAGTCATGATAATGATTATGACAGAAAAATTAATCATGTATTTAAAAACGGTGAATACTACGACGGTATTGTTCTATGCAGTAAATATGCACCTATAAGTGAACGTGAGTTTAAATATAGATTTATTACAAATAAAAAAGAACACGATATAATAGCAAGTGATTCACTTGCATACGATAAAATTGTAGTAAACACATACGAAGAATTTTGTGAACTAAGAAAAAAAGTAAGCACACACTTTTTCTATGTTATACCTAGTGATGTAGATGTAACATGGGACTTCAAATATCATATACCTTATTACGAACGTGATAACATACATGTATTTAAAAACGGCAAGTACCACGACGGTGTTTTTTTAATACACAAAGATAAGACACTTGCACAGCGTGAATTTGACTACAGGTTTTTTGTAAACAAAAAAGAAATTGATATAACTGTTAGTACGCCTAAACCATATGATATAGTATTCATTTCTTATAACGAATCTAATGCAGATGATAACTATACTATGCTTACACAGCGTTTTCCTAGAGCAAAACGCATACATGGTGTTAAAGGCATTCATCAAGCACATATAGAAGCAGCAAAGTTATGTACAACAAATATGTTTTTTGTTGTAGACGGTGATGCACAAGTACTAAATGATTTTAACTTTGATCATCAAGTGCCGAAATGGCAAAGAGATCAAGTGTTTGTTTGGCGTAGTCGTAATCCAATAAATGATTTAGAATACGGTTACGGTGGCGTAAAGTTATTTCCAGTAAAAGAAACACTTAATATGGATGTAACAAAGACTGATATGACAACAAGTATTAGTCCTAAGTTTAATGCGATGGATAGTGTAAGCAATGTAACAGCATTTGACACGGATGCATTTTCAACTTGGAAAAGTGCTTTTAGAGAATGTTGTAAATTATCAAGTAAAACAATACGAGGACAAGTAGATAATGAAACAGAAGAAAGACTTAACACCTGGTGCGAGATGGGAGAGGATACATTGTATGGAAAGTATGCTATTCACGGTGCTCGGAGTGGTCGTGACTACGGTTATGATAATCGCTATAAACCAGATAGCTTAAATTTAATTAATAACTTTGAATGGCTAAAGGAGCAGTTTGATGCAGTTAGTATCTGATATTAGAACTGTTCACATAGAACTTACAGATAAGTGTCAAGCACAGTGTCCGATGTGTGCTAGAAATTATCATGGCGGCGCCACACGTCCGTTTATACGTAACGGTGATATATCTATTGACCAGTTTAAAAAATGGTTTCCTAAATCTTTTTTAGCACAGTTGTATAACTTTTATAGTTGTGGTAATTATGGAGATCCTGCTTTTGCACAAGATTGCTTAGAAATATATTCTTATGTTAGAGAATGTAATCCTACTACACATCTAGGAATACACACCAATGGAGGAATGCGAAATCCTGCTTGGTGGAAACAGCTTGCACAATATAATATTGAAGTTGTGTTTGCGGTTGACGGATTTAAAGGCAAACATGAATTATATCGTAAAAATACAAAGTTTGATAAAGTTATTGAAAACTTAACAGCATTTTGTAATGCTGGCGGAAACGCAAGAGTTGACAGCTTAGTTTTTGCACATAATGAATATGATGTAGACGATCTTGAAAAATATCTTCTAGAACTAGGAGTAAAAAAAGTAAACTTTGTTAGCACCACACGTTTTTACGAAATGACTTCTTATGAAGTTCATGATAATAGCGGCAATGTAGAATACACTATTTCACCTGCACAATCAGAACGTTTTAAACGCACACCTAATAAAAGTTTAATAAATTTAGTAGATAAAGATTATAGAGATGCTGCAATAGAACAAAGTAAGATAGATCCTAAATGCATAACTGATAAAGGAATATATGTTGACCCTTATGGTGATATATTTCCTTGTTGTTGGCTAGGAGGCGATTATTTAGAACAACCTATCGAAGAAAAATTGCCTATACATTATTTAAGAAATTTAAGTGTAGAAAATACTAAAGACATTTTAAGAAAAGTAGGAATACCTAATTGTAAAGATAATGTATTACATTTTGATAGTAACTTATTTGAAAGGCTACCGGATTTTTGGCAAGGTAAAGACAAATGTATGACTTGTGCAAGACAGTGTAGTAAGCTAGTATATGACGACAACAACAAATATTCCGTGGCATAATATTACTGAGTTTGGGCAGAAAACCCTCCTAAAGAGCCATCTTTTTACAGTTTCTTGGATCCTGGCTAGATTTTGTAATTATAACTGCTCTTATTGCTGGCCATACGCTAGATCTAGTACCCCGGACCACCATGATTTAGAAATTTACTTAAACACCCTTGATAGCATCAAAGCACAGGCTCGTGCAAATAACTTCACAGATTTCCACTTCAGTTTCAGTGGCGGCGAGCCTACAGCCTATAAATACTTTGGGGAGATTATAGATCATTACTGTAGTGATACAGCACCCGAGTATCAAAGTATACATATGACTACAAATTTGTCACCAGGAAGTAAATGGTGGAATAGGTGGTTAGATGCAACAAGCACTTTGCAACGTAAAAGTATAACAGCAAGTTTTCACGATGAATTTGCTAGTGAACAAGAGTTTGGAGACAAATGTCTGCAACTTATGAATGGAGGAGTTTATGTTACGATCAATCAAGTTATGGTTCCAGAAAGGTTTGAAGAGCTTTACTTCCGTTTGGAACGATTTGCCTCCAGAGGTATTAATGTCACTCTCAAGCCCCAGTCCAATGATACCGCCACAAGCGTGGTTGGAGGCTATACACATGAACAAGTTCGACTCATGCAAGAAGGATTCCCACAGCAGTGGCAAGGCGAAAAAGTCGCACAAATCGCACTCTACGATGACAAAGGAATAGAGTACGAATTAGATCAAGCAGAACGTTTTAATGCGTTTGGCTTTAACAAGTTTCAAGGGTGGACTTGCAATGCAGGTTACCAAGGAATAGTTATTCGTGAAAACGAAGTTAAACGCAGTTACAGTTGTCATGAAGAGCCTTTGGGCACATTGTCTGAAGGATTTGAAATATTCAAAGAACCACGCAAGTGTGTAACACCTACATGTGTTAGTTCGGCAGATAGTAAATTACCTAAGGTGAAATATGAAAGTTGATATAGAAGACGTTCTGTTTTGGATGGATGCAATTCGCAACAGCGAAGATAGATATCGCACCTTAGAAAGTTTTTGGAAAGGACAAGTTCGCAGTAAAACTTGGCTTGTTGAAGAACTTGAAAAAAATTTACCTCGATATCATAAAGAAAGAACAATAGCAATATATGGAGGATGGAACGGTGTACTGTCTAGCATATTATTCAACAGCAAAATTAATATTGAACATATTACAAGCATAGATATTGATCCTACGTGCGAAGAAATAGCCCGCACAGTAAATAAGCGTCAAGAGATGCTTGGAAGATTTAGTGCAATAACATCAGATATGACAACATACACAACAATGGCAGATGTTGCTATCAATACCAGTTGCGAACACATAACACAAGAACAATACAACCAGTGGTTAAGCAATCAGCCTGATGATGCAGTTATTGTATTACAAAGTAATAATTACTTTGAGCATGAAGAACACATACGCTGTTCAATTGACTTAAATGACTTTACAAAAATGAGCGGCATAAAGCCCTTCTATAGAGGTAGTATGGATACACCTAAGTACGAACGTTTTATGATTATAGGCAAAAAGAAATGAAATGGTACGACAGCGAGGATACACGACTAGGAAAGTTCCAGCGTGATTTAGAATCTAAGTCATCGTGTACTTTCTGTGTGCTTCCTTGGATACATCTTGCTACTCGTCCTAACGGAGATATGCGACTTTGTTGTACTGCTAATGCCAGTGGTGCGGGCGAGGATCACGAAGTAGGACTTGTTAAAGCAGAGGACGGAAAGCCCGCTAATTTCGCACGTACAACGCCCTTAGAAGCGTTTAACAGCGACTATATGAAAAGTGTACGCACAACTATGCTTAATGGTGAAATACCTGCTAGTTGTAAAGGATGCTTTGAAGAAGAAGCACAAGGCATTGTTAGCAAACGCATCTGGGAAACTGCTACATGGATGAACGATGAAGGCGTTGACGTAGAAGAACTTATTGCTCAGACTCAAGAAGACGGAACCGTTCCAGAGCAACTACAATACTTAGACTTGCGACTAGGACACACTTGTAATATCAAGTGCGTAATGTGCAGCCCGCATGACAGTTCAAAGTGGGTAGCAGACTGGCAAAAACTTATTCCTGTGTTACAAGACGAAGATGTAAAACGTCAGATGCGCTGGGACAAAAAAGAGTTCAACAACAAATGGTATGAAAAAGGCAAGTTCTGGGATGAGCTGTATGCACAAGTTCCAAACCTAAAGCAAGTTTACTTTGCTGGCGGTGAGCCGCTTATGATTGCAGAACATAAAAAGTTTTTGGAAGAAATTGTACGTCAAGGATACGAGCAAAACATATTGCTACGTTACAATTCAAACGGTATACTTGTAGACGAAGAACTAATCAAACTGTGGAGCAAGTTTAAGAAAGTCAAGTTTGCTATTTCAATTGACAGTTACAACGAACGTGATGAATACATACGCTTCCCTACAAAGTTTGCAGATGTAGAACGCACACTAAGATTACTAGACGACACGCCTGACAACATACACATAAGCATTGCAACAGCAGTACAAGTGTTCAATATAAAAACTATACCAGAGTTTGTCAAGTGGAAAGTCAACAGCAAATTTAAAAAAGTAAACATAGGACTAATTGACGGCAACGTAATGGGAGGTGGATTAGTAAATGCACACCTTGTACATATACCTACATTCTTAAACATTACCATGTTGCCTGAGGAAGATAAACTAGAAGTGCATCATAGATTTGCAAAACTAAAACAATGGCTGTGGGAAAACTACACACAGGATGATGACTTTTGGCTACATAATCCCAAAGGATGGAGACAGTGGGAAGGTATGTTAAAGTATATGGATAGTCGTGACAGTTCACACTTGCTGCCGGGCTTTAAAGAATATGTAAACAAACTGGATGCAATTAGAGGATTGTGTGCAGCAAAAACTTTTCCAGAGTTAGCACACCTGCTATGAAACTAACACGGATAATAAACACAAGAAGTTACGATGAGCTAGAAATTACATTCTGGCCCACAGACATTTGTAACTTTAATTGTCCCTATTGCTTTCCAGGCAGCACAGATGGCAAATATCGTTATAGTGATGTAGACGTTGCTCTTGACAAGTTTGAAAAGTTATTTGCACAATACAACAAAGCAAAATATCATTTGACTATTGCCGGAGGTGGAGAGCCAACGCTGTGGCCCAAACTAGAATATTTTTGCGAGCGTGTAAAGCAACTAGCAAATGTACGAATAAGTCTAGTAAGCAACGGCAGCAGAACACTACGTTGGTGGAAAGACAATGCAAAGTTTATTGACGAAGCAGTACTCAGTTGTCATGTGCATGATGTAGACATTTCACACTTTGTAGAAGTTGCAGACACACTATATGAAAGCGGCACAGAAGTTCTAGGTATGATGCTTATGGATGCACAAGAATGGAACCGTTGTGTAGACTATGTTAACATAATGCTAAACAGCAGATTGCCTTGGAACGTACAAGCAAAGGAAGTTGTAAGCAGCCCTGGTAGAGATGTTAACAGTTATACACAAGAACAGTTAGCCTATCTAAAAGATCCTATCAAACGCTTTACACTGAGCAAAGACATATCAGAATATAGACACGTAGAAAGTTTAGGCTTTTACGGAGACAAGCAATTTCCTGCAACAGCAAATACACATATAATGAACAAGCAAAACTACTTCAAAGGCTGGAAGTGCAATATGCCACTAGAACGTATTGCTATAGATGCTGGACTAAATGTTAGTGGAAGTTGCGGAGTAAAGTTTGATAAACTAGAACCTGTTGTTTGCCCTAAAGATTGTTGCGACTGTCAACCTGACACACACATTACAAAATCAATGCCAACTAGCAATATCTAAGATTTTTGCATCAGCTTTTTGTGTAAAGTTTATGTATAAATTCTTAACTTTTAAATTTAATCTAGCAACTAAATTTTCTTGCGCAAGTAGTCTGTGTTTTAAAGAATTTTGTGCAACAGTGCCTTCGTAAGAAAATATATTTGATAAATTTACTAATGTTTTTAAATTGGGATCTAAGTAATTTACAATAGATAATTCATTGAGTAAATCTGTATGAACAAAAACATATTCTATACCTTCCTTTCGCGGACAATTTTCTTGCCAATATTTTAATGCTTTTTCGTTATAATCGTAAAATATTACTTTGCCTTTGTCAACTAAGTCTAAATATAATGTACCACTAGCAGGTAAAACTAACTGTTCGTACTTGTCTGTGATTCCTGTTGTCCATTCAGTATTTTCTGTATGTACGTGTTCGTATTTACAGTAATAGCTTTTGTATTCGATTGCTTCCTTTTTCCAATAATAATCTTTTTCGCTTTCTGGATAGTAATGCTTCTTGTTATTTCTAATACTATCATCAAACACTATTACAGGCAAGTTATTTTCAAATGCTAGTCTTAACAAGTTCCATCCATGGCAACGATTTGCATATCGTACCTTGCGAGTGCCTGGCATTACAAATGTAGGTGTATAGTTGTCGTGTATGTTGTCTAAGCTACGTGCAGGTTCTGTCTGGGTGTGTGATGCGTGTAATTCCTTAAACCCCACTGTAGGGCTTTGTAAACGCTTAAAATGTGCCATATTAAGTACATAACACTGATGATGTACTTCATAATACGCATCATACATAGTCCTATCTAGTATGTGTCCTGCTATAAAAAAATCTTTTTTTACAAGTTCTTCTAATGCTTCAAAAAATGCAAATCCATTAATGTATTCAGTACCAGGGCTCATTACAACAGCATAATCAGTGGTTACACTTCTTAATAGCTCATCTTCGTCTTTACCTGTAATAACTTTATAACCTTTTACTAAAAGATTGCTTACTGTAAAGTCAGCAATATTTTTAATAGTTGTTTTTATATACTCGTTTGCATAGTTATCTATATCATCTACAATACAAAATGTAATCATTCTATGTTTACCTTAGTTAACGGAATGTCGGCAGCACAAGTACACCATTTGCGTGTACAAGTTATCCACTCTTCCGGTTGTTTAAAACTGCCGTCATATATGTTACCTAAACTTCCTCCTACTCTACAAGTAGCACGATGAACTTCACCGTCCCAATTAATCATTAAACTTTCAATACCGGCGGCACATTTCCAGCCTTCAAATCCATTTAAATTTTCTTTAATAATATCGTTAGCGTGTTTTAAATTATTTTCATCTATTACACAATTTGGAAGCGCAGTTGCGTTAGTATCTAAAATCCATTTTAAATCTTTTTCTTTGTAACGCATATCGTCAAACCAATCATGCTTTTCAGTCCAGCGTATACGTCTTATGACATATGGCATGTTATGTCCGTGAAAACGTGCAACAGCCATTCTCACTTTATCCATATGTTCATGGTGTGCCATTACATTTACTTGAAATGGGATTCGATCTAAGTTTTCATTATGCTGACCAAACAACATAATATTATCCATGGCTCGTTCCCAATGTTCGTTATCAAAATGTAAACTAAACACATAATGATCTACAGGTGCTTCAGCATACCACGTGTAAGGCCTCAATCCGTTAGTGGTTACATTTATCCAGTCTAATCTTTGTCTTGCATGTTTTACAAGTTCTTCAAAGTCAGGATGTATACATGGCTCGCCACCTGTAAAACTTACACGTATAGGCTTGTCTAATTCTGCTAATGCATCTACTGTGTCTAACAAAACTTTTATATTAGTATGCGGACTAAAGTTGTCGTGTATTTCCGCAGGGCAATATGCACAATCTAAGTTGCAACGCTTGCCTAAGTTCCATTCAACCTTAATTGAATTTTGATGAGGCCATTTTGATGTTACTTTGTACATGTTACACCTTTGACTTTATTAAACTTTTTTAAGTCATCTTTTTTAATTTTTTGAGATATATCTGCTACCGGTATCATGCCTAAATTTTTATTTTTAAAATTAAATGATTGTTTTTTAAGCCACAAGTTTATATACATTTTTCTTAGTAAGTATATTGGATAAAAAGTTGTTGGTCCAAACTTAACCATAAAATCTGCGCTATAAAATTGCTGAGGGCGTATTCCGTCTGCTATAGTATCATTATCTTTAAATATGTCAAGAATTGTTTTTCCAACCTGACAATAATTAATATAAACAGTACCAGATGTCCATCTAAATGTAAAGTGCTTCATGTCATCTTCTGTAAGATTAATTATAGGCCTATCTTTAAATGTAACAACTACAGTAGGATGATTTTTTGTTCTAGTTTCTGCTTCTAGTTTGTGTATTAGAACATTAAACTTTTCAATAGCTTCTTGTGCTTCTGTATGAGCATTATTAAAAAACTCAGTACCTTCAATAACTTCGCCACGTAAATCTTCAAAGAACTTGTGCAGGTAGTTTAAATCTCCTTGCATATCAGTACTAGCACTACTAATATATCGATCAATATAAACACCGTGCTGTTTTATTGTATTAATACATTTATTAAGCTCGGGTATAAGGTTTTGTGTACCCCAGTTAGTAAATCTATCTGTTTCGTATAATGGATAATTTTTACAAAGTTCCTCGTACCATTTTTTAGCAATGTTAGTGTCTCTGACTTTAAATGGTATACTAATATCTTCTTTGCCGTTTGTTAATATTAAATTAAACATAGAATTTAAACTCCGGATTCACACTAAAGAAGTCTTGCCCGCGAGTTTTATCTAATGCACGATTAAAGTTTATACAGTCTTGCCAATGTGTGTCGTACATACATTTTGCTTCTAAGAAATTAATATTATCTTGTATTTGTTGTAATGTAACTGTTTTGAGCAACTCGTTTTCTTGTATAACAGCGTAATCAAGAATTTTAATTTGCATATCTTTTAAGTCACTAACAACCTTTTGTTTTAATTCTGGTGGTAGTGTTTGTGCAGACAGTGCCATAGGATAATTTACACGATGTGAATAAAATACAATGCCCATATCATTTAAGAAATAATCTATAACATCACAGATTTGCATTATATTATTTGCTTGTACAGTAAACGCACCTACTACACGACTTACATTAGGAAATTCTTTAAACACCTTGATGTTCTCTTCTATTTCTTCAAACTTGCCATTGCCTCTAATGTATTCATAGACATCGTGTATACCGTCTATGCTTACGTTTACAGCAATTGATTTAAACTTGGGCCAATAGTCATGTATAGTGCGTCCACCTTTTATGCCTAGTGTAGTACCGTTTGTAGCATACTTTATTTCTATATTTTCACCATATGGCGCAAGCATGTCTAGTATTTTATAATGATAAGGATCCATTAATGGCTCGCCACCTGCAAACTCTACACGTCTAAAAAACGGTAGTAGTTTTTCAAAACTATTCCACCAGTTATCACTGTTGTCAAATGGACCTATATACTTGCCTGGTGTATCTGTAAGTTTGTCTATTATTGGAATAAGAATATTATCTTCTTTTTCGTAATATGGTTTTACTTCGTTCCAATCTTTCCAACTTGTGCTGTCTAAAGGATTACACATACGACATTTTAAATTACACAAGTTGTTAAGTTTAATTTCCATAGTAGGAATTTCAAATGGCATTGCATAATCGTCGTCTAGTGCGTCTAGTGCGTTAGGATACAAGTTTATACGTGCTTCTGGTATAACTCCTGCTATATGACGTTGTCGTAAGCTCTGTACACCCTGATCCTCTAAGTCAAAGCAAGGTTTGCATACTTCTGGACGCTCGTCATTTAATACTTGTCTGCGTACTTCACGCATGGTGTCGTTGTTCCATGCTTGTTCTAAAGTTTCGTCTTGTATGTAGCCAATAGGAGCACTGCGGCAGCAAACTTTAATTGCTCCGTCCTCTCGTGTAGCAAGTCCTGTAAAAGGATGCATACAGAATGTACAACTATTCGACTTCACCTAACGCCCACTCCCGTTCTCTACACCAAAAGCATTCTCCGCATATTGGAACAGGGTTACCCGGTGTATATGTTTTATAATTCAAACCTTCAAACTCTCCTTCACAACTACGAGTAATGTCAAACAAATCTAGAATATCGTAATTATAGTATTGTTGTATAATCCAGTCTTTCTTAGTATACACGAAAGGATGCACAATGTCAACTCCCATATGTTTCATATGTAAAGGTAATACACCTTCATCTCGTTCGGGTAATCCGCCGGGTACGTCTTCTGGATTTTTAGTAACAGCAGCATACCATGCATCTAAGTTATAATTATGTATTACCCATTCGTTGTGAGCTCTAAGTATAATTCTATTGCCAGGTTTTACTGCGCCGTATTCATCAGTAATAAAAGTTGTATTAGGTTCTTCCATTTCGGGCGGTATAAAGTTTTCTAAATGTTCTATACGATTAGGAAAATTATACTTAAACCATCTAACAACTTGCTGAGCAACATGACGCTGCCAAGGTCGTGTTTTCCACATTCGTATTTGTGTAGTAAAATAAATGTCTGCATTAGTTTCTTTTAATATAAGATATGCTAGTAAAGCACTGTCTGCTCCGCCGCTTAAACTAATACCTATACGCTTCCACCCAGGATTCAAGAACAAGTTCATGCTTATACTTATTCGTTAAATATCTGTATGCTAGAGAGAACTGAATATACTGTAAAAGTTCCTAAAATTAACGAAGATTTTGAAAATTTTAAAACTACGTTAAATCAGCCAACTGGAGATTTTTTCTACGATCCGTGGGAAATTAAACCAGAGTATAAAGGAACAGTTTGGGAAAAATTGCTTAAGAGCTTGCCTGAGCCTCACGGCGAAGCTCGTGTAATTGTAATGCAACCTGGTACTACTTATATGGCTCATGCTGATATTGATAATCGTTGGCATCTAAATTTACAAAGCGAACAGGCTTATCTAATTAATTTAGTTTCTCAAGATATGCATTTATTAGAAAAAGACGGATACTGGTATTATATGGATGCAGGAAATATACACACTGCGTCAAACTATGGTAGTATTCCTAGAATACAGTTAGTTGTAAGAGAACTATTAACAGCAACAGAAATAGAAGAACTTGCACAAGTTACAATTAAACCGGCAATGCCGCAATATGATTATAGATATAAATTTGACAATATAATTAGCCCATGGCTTAATACTGCTAATAAAGATGGTGTTATAAAAGATTTTGAGGTTGACGGCGAAGTTGTTAAATTTAAAATACCAATTACAGAATTAAGTTTAAAATTGCCAAAGGAGTTTCGCATTGAAGTGGAAACCATATCTTAAACTAAGCGAAGAAGGCAATCCGTGCATGGCTCAACAAACTTACGAGCCTTTAGTTAGTGAAGACGGAAAAACTTTCTGTAAAAATTATGCTTGGCCGAATGATTATCAATATATGGAAACAAAAGATCGTCCGTTATATACTGACGAAGTTGTTGAATGGTTTTGGTTTAATGAACTTACTTATTTAGAGGTCTTTAAAGATAAACCTTACGCACCTGAAGTTACTGATATTGATTATGTTAACAGAAAAATATATCTTAAATGGAATGAGGCAAGTTGTAATCAAATAATTTATAGTGGGCTGCCTTGGCCGCAAAATGTTTGGCGTCAACAAATTAAAGATATTATGCTTGACATTTACAATGAGGGCGTATATAAATTAACAATGTATCCTCACTGTCATTATATAAGCAGTGAAGGAAACATGCGAGCAATTGACTGGTACGGATGTGTACCTGTTGAAGAGCCTTACATCGAAGAAAAATATATGCAAGGCATAATTCATGAAACTGCTCAATTTCGTTTAGAAGAAACAGGTGCAGCGGTAGACAATGTTTTAAATTTAGAGACTATGTTTAAGAGAAGTTTAGGCACTCATGTAAAATGGGGAGACCAAGATATGAGCTACATATACAAGGAAATTTTTAAATGAATATTGTAGTGTTTGGACATAGTATTGGATTAGACGACGGAGTTCAAGAAGATCATTGGACTCGTTATTTAGAAAAAAGACTTAGTACAAATGTAGTTAATAAATGTGTAGCACAATGTAGCGAAGAACGCATTTTGTTTAATTTGAAAAAAACAAAAAATATTGATTTGGCAATAATTATTCATACTCCTCCTTGGGCAATATTTGTTCCAACATGGGACAGAGACATACAAAACGTAGACAAGGATAGTTTTAATAGTAAAGTTGATATTTTAAAATTTTTAGATAGTGCAGGAATTACAGGTACTGAAGAAATAGATGAAGCTGTTGATTGGTATTCCGTAGTATCTAACGGAATGATACAAGAATTGTTTAAACGCTATGGTATTGAATTTGAAGAGATGACTCCTGGTATACAAGAGTTTTTAGATAATGGAAATACTACAATTATTAAACAAGAATTTTTAGAACTAGTTGAAAAGAGTAAAGGAGATGTAGAATACTATAATAGTTTATTTGATGCATTAACTTTATTTAGAAAACATTTATATCATCCGGATTTGGCAATGAATAGATATTACGGAGCTCTAATACAAATTGATCAATATATAACAGCAATGAATATACCGTGTATTCATTTGCTAGATAATCCTGCTTGGTATCCTAAATGGTTTAAATTTACATCAGGTATTGTTGATACAGAATTACAAAAAACAAAACGAGAAACAGGACCTTATTATGTTGGGTATAATAAATCCTGTAATGCATTAAACAAGGAAGGTAACGAACTAATATATAATAAAATAGTTGAATTGGCTGCGGGGGCAGGATTCGAACCTGCATTCACGAGTTAACCGCCCGCTGCTTTACCAACTGTTAGCTACCCCGACTTCCGGAATGGGTCATAAGACTCCGTAGACCGGCATATTATTTATAGAAGGAAAATGAATTGGCAACGTATTTAGGAACAACAGACGGCATCATTGACTGGGATCCTATTGTAGAGATTTGTAAGGATTGTACAACAGGAGACTACAATTCAGTTAAATCAGTTGTTGAACGATCTGAAGGCAATTGGCGTGATAATCCAGAGCTACTAGGAAGGTACCATGAGATTATTAATACCTGGGATGATGCTGGATATAACTTAGAAGAAATTGAATGGTGGGACTATTATCCCGGTGAACATTTTGATATAGAAATACAAAACAAATTTGCAAAAATAGTAAATGCAGAACCGTTAAGAGTTTTTGTAAGTGATGTACGTCCTGGAACAAACGTACCATATCATTGGGACGTTGAAGACAATGAAGAAGAATGGTTAGCACAAGGAGAACTAAAACGCTGGGTTTGCTTTATGGATAAGCCTCGCTGGGGTAGTGTGTTAATATTAGAAGACAAAGCATTTCATAATGTGCCACAAGGTGAAATATGGGAATGGGATAATTACAGAAGTTATCACGCAGGAACAAGTTGCGGTATACATCATCAATATTTGTTTCATTTTTTAGGGAGACCCAAATAATGGTAAGAAGCATTGGAGTATGTAACACAATCAACTGGGATGCAGTAATTAAAGACTGCGAAAATTCAAATCCTGAGTATGTAGGACCTAGTCATAAGCGTGGAGATAATATACCTGGTTTAGATCCTATATTAGACATGTGGGAAGAAGCAGGATATAAAACTGTACACGAAGGTGGAACTGCTGGATGGGATATGTTTATTCCAGGTAAACAATTTGACACAAGCATAGTAGATGCTTGGAACGAACACTACAATTTAGACTGTAAAAATGTTTGGATAAGCAGAGTATGGCCCGGACGGTTTGCTCCTATACATTGGGACGTACACGATGACGAAGAAAACTTACCCGAATGTGCAAGATATCACTCGCATATTGGTAAGCCTCAGTGGGGACATATTTTTATTGTAGACGATAAATGTTTGTATAATAGAACACAAGGTGAAACGTTTAGATGGGAAAATAGAAAATTATGGCATGCAGGAACTAACTGTGGTACAACACCTAAATATATATGGAATGCTTGGTAAGGAGAAAAGATGGAAAAAGTATTATCAGAGATGCCTAGAATATCAGTTTTTACTGATGTACTTACAGATGAAGAATCAGATTACTATGTAAAAAAATACAGTGAACTAGGAATGAATCCTGATGCAGGATTAGAATCACGAGAGCAAACAAATGGGCAAATCACAGAAGAAGTAGAACAGCGTAGTATTAGCTGGGATACTGATAACGAAGATAGAGAGTTTTTTAAAAAACGTCTTGCAGAAACAGTTGGATTTCCGATTGAACATATAGAAGCAGGCGATATTTATAGATATCAACCTGGACAGTATTTTGGTCTGCATCACGACTTTCCTTACACTCCAGAAGAAATTGCATATTATGAAAAAGGTGGTGACAGAAAAGCAACAGGTATTTTTTGGTTAACAGGTGACTTCGAAGGCGGTACTTGTGATTTTCCTGAACTAGATGTATCAGTAAAGCCTGTAAAAAATGGTATGTTTTATTTTGAATATGACTACGAAGATGAAGCAATTAATCAGTCAACTATACACGAAGCAATGCCCATAACAAAGGGAGAAAAATGGATCGCAGCATTTTTTATTGCTAATGGTCCAAGAGTAGAATGAAGTTTTATATAACAGGTAGTACAAAGGGGCTAGGAGAATATCTAGCAAAATATTTTCATTGTAAGAGCTTTAACAAGCCTCTTGCATTGAATGAAGATATTGATTTAATTTGTGATAGTATTGATGAAGGTAGCACTGTTATATTAAATGCACATGCAAGTCAATTAGAGTATGTAGAACGTTTGAAAGATAAGTGTAAACTAGTTGTTATGGGCAGTATTGCAGCAGTAAATTTTGATCCTGAAATGGCAGAATACAGCAAAGAAAAATGGGAACTGGAAAAAAACGTACAACAGTTAGCATTACACAACAAGTATCCTATGTTGTATTTACAGTTAACGAGTAGCAGTTATCGTGATTACCAAATGATTGCAAACAGTATAAAGTTTTGGTTAGAAAATCCAGACATAACTTTTATAGGGTATAATATAAATGACTAAGAAAATAGTAATTACAGGACATACCGGCGGCATTGGTAAAGCAATATATGATAAATTTACAGAAGTAAGTTGTCATGAAATTATAGGTATGAGTCGCAGCAATGGTTATGACATCGAATCAGACTTTGACAAAGTTGTAGAAGAAGCAATTGGTGCAGAAATTTTTATTAACAATGCTTATAGAGACGAACAGCAACTAAAACTGTTTCATGCACTTAAAGATAAAGTTGATATGATGGTTGTTATGGGCAGTGTAAGTAGACATTATCCCGAACTTATTCCTACAGATTATGTGCATGACAAACAAGAACTAGCAGAAGCATGTCGTTTAGAAAGCATCAATCCAAACGGTATTCCTATATTACATTTAGATTTAAGTTTTATCGAAGGCACTGAAATAAACAACAATGACCCTACAGCATTTAAAAGCGATTATAATACTAGTTTTGAAGATATAGTTGACACAATTATATTTTGGGCTCAAAAGCCGAGCATACGTCAAGTCGAATTTCGTTGGAAGTTAACTGAACAAGTACGTGCAGAATTAGAACGCATTAATCCAAATGTAGATTTTTCAAGAGTCGAATAAATGTCGTTCTAATCTAATACAAATAAAAAGCCAATCTTCGTCTGACGGGTTCCATAATGCATGTGGACTATTTGTTGCATCAAATATGTATGCATCATACAATCCCATATTATCGACTCTATCGTCTACTTTTAACTTAACTACGTCATTAGACTTTATGTTGACTAACAATGAATAGTTAGGACGTCCATCGTCTCCGTCAGTGTGCGTTGGCAATATACTAGAAGGAGAAAACCAAAAAATTAATGCTTCTCTAGCAATATCACATTTATCTAGATAAAGATTTTGTTCTTTTAATAAATTTTTTACATACGGGTGCGGCCAATCATAATCTGCATGATATGAATAAATTACCCTCCATTCGGATTCTTGTTTTAATAAGTATTGACTTTCTTTAGGAAAACGGCATAACAACTCTTCTGTTAGTTCGTCACTTGCTGTTTCGCATGATGAAGTAAGATGTGCTATATTGTCTTTATAATGTAAAAAACTCCAAGATTCAAAATCATCATATGTTGGATTTTTTAATATGTTTTCTTTAATGTCATCAACATCTAAGTTTTTAAAGTGTGATTTTACATACGTTACTAATTCTTTTACTTTAGATAACGCATCACCTTCTAAAACTTTTTTAACTCCGATATCTTGTTTTATATCCATCGTTCAAATCTTTCTAAATTAGCAAAAAACTTTTCTGGATGTATTTCCCATACAGTTTGATCTGTGTGTCTATAGTGTACATCTTTAATTTTAGATACAATACCTAGTTTAGCAAGTGTAGGAAAGTAATAGCTATGCACAAGGCGTTGACTTGCTTCTTTACTAGCATTTGATGTAGCAAACATTCGTCCACGTCCTGCAACCCATTCTATGCACTGCGGCAGCAAAAATTGGTCTGTTAAATTTTGATGTTCTGCTACAAGACGTTTAGGAGTAATTAATCCTGCGCCCTTTCGTTCTTCTGCAAACGTACACACACGAGTTAGTATGCGATATCCGCCTGGCATAACATCATCAAAAGAGTGTGCAGCAACACTACCTACAGCATTATTGTTATTGTAAAGTATCCAAGCATTCCATTCACGTTCATTACGAAAGCAATCTATCATTGCTTTTTGACTAGAGTTATTAACAAACCCTCGACGACTTGCTTCGTTATAAAAATTAGTTAAGTCTAAACCTTCGTGCCATTCAACAGTTTTATACATTAGAATGCTTCCTTCTTTTGTAATAGCAGCTCGTCAACAACAGGAATATAATCGTAATTGTTTATAAGTTCGTTTAGTTTTGGATTTAATTTTTCAAAGTCTGCGTTTGTTACTTTTAATAATTTTTTATGCCAAGCAACAAAATAGTTGAACAAGTTTTTACTGTCTTGCTCCATATAACCTAGTAAATCATTATAGCCATATTCTAACAAATAAGATTTTACATATTCTTTATAGTCAGTGGGCATCGCAATTAACGACATAAAATCAGGAGTAATTAATGCATCTTTACTTCTAGTAAATTTTGGAAAGTTTTCGTCTAAAAATTTATCAAGTAAATGCAAGTAATTTACGTTATAAGGAGTTACTACACAATGTATTACAATGTTAGTTTCTCCTTTTCTGTTGTCGTACAGATCATGAAAGTATTTTAAATTTTCTTTAACTTTATTCCATTCTGCACCAATTCGAATAAATTCAAACAATCCTTCAACAGCATCGATGCTTATATTTAAATCAAGATATTTACAGTTTAAGAAAACATCTTCAACTACTCCGTTAGGAATAAGTGTTCCATTAGTTGAGCCCACTACCTTTAAATTTTCGAGTTCGCCTGATTCTTTAACTCTGTTACATATATCTGTAATATTTTTACTAAGTAATGGTTCTCCGCCAATTAACTTTATAGTATCTAATTTTGAAAAGTCAACATTTTTATATAGAGTAGTATTGTATGCAGGAGACGAAGCACGACCAAACAAATTTATTTCTTCTTTAATCCATGCTGTGCTTCTTCCTGATGAACAAATATTACATTTTAGATTACACGTATTGTCTAATTCAAATTCCATAAATGTTAATTTTGGTTCAGTAAGTACTCCATAATGTTCGATTGATTTTTGACGCATTGATTTCACACCAACATCTTCTTTAACCCAACATTCGTGACATTCGTCAACACGTTCTCCACTATCTAAACGCTTTCGTAAAGTATCCATTTCTCCGTGTAAATACTCGTTTTCAATATCGTCAGTTTTTAATCTAATATTACCTCGATACAAACAACATGGTAAAATATCATGATTGTCACCGTCGTCTGGTAATAATACTACACTATTATAAGTTAGTGGACAGTGTTTCATTTATAAATCTCTTTAGCAGCTTCCATAACATCGTCTCGAAAGTTTGTTTTAAAACTTTCAAATGCTAGTAGTTGTATTTCTTTATGCGGTGTAGGTGCTTCTACATCAATGCCCATAGAAGCCATTTTAGGAAATAAGTCTGCTTGTCTATCTTCACTAATATGACTCATTACACTACGCAAACTTATATCATTATCAGCTTGATCATAAGTAAAGAAATAATTCATACTTTTAAGTTTACCGTTTATAATAAAGTAACTTGACGGATGCAAACTGTATTTGGTTAATCCTAAGTCTTTGTGTGCTTGTAGTATTTCGAGCATCTGTTTATCCCAGTCAGGCAATACCTGTGAGTAGTCTGTTCCTACACAGCCGGCAAGTTCCCACATATCAGGTCCATCTATTTCTAAATAAACTTTTCGTTCCTTTTCGTCGATACTAAACTTAGGAATATGTTCAGGATAGTGTGTTTTCATTATCCTTAAAAATTTAACCTCACGTTCAAATTTTTCATCCATCAACGACGGGTCAACAACTTGATTATGCCCACCGTGATAATTTTCGTCGTTGTAGTACCATTGACAAAAAAGTCCGTTTTTTGAAATTAAGCTAGTATAAATTAGATTATTTCTACATAACCCTTTGCCAGGAACGTTGTTGTAATAATATTCATAATTCCCGTTCATGCAAATACTTATCTGGTAAGTATATGTATGATTAGAGGAATTGGTGGCAAACCATACATTAACTTAGATCCTTATTTAGACATAAAGGGTTTTAGGAATCTGCATCCAGAAATTTGCAAAGGTTTTGCATTAGCAAGAGATTATGCAAAAGAAGGAACGTGGATGGCTCCTGGCTTTGACTGGAAGGACGCTTCTTATATTTTAAATTGGAAACCGATTTATCAAGCGTGGGATGACTATCAGTCATTGCCAGACGACCACCCTATTAAGGTAGAAGGCAATAAAATATTACCAACAGACTTTGGCGACTATAGGCAACGAAACATTTTTACAAGATATTTAAAAACAACTATGGGTGCAAATGACCCATACATATATTATTTTTTATGGAATGAAGGAGATTGGAATGAAAGGAACGCTGAACGTCAAAAGACTGAAGAAGCGATTTTCTTTCCGGGTGTCGTTAAGTGGGTTGAAAGCCTCCAAGAAGAAGGTATCATTAGCCAAATCGGAAGGGTAATATTTTTCCACTGTGATCACAACGGTAGAGCATTTGAACATAGAGACTTAGATGCAAATAACGGAGTAATGGATGATAAGCAATATAGTCCGCACAATAATGAATTTATACATATACGCTATCGCACAAAAAGAGGATTTTATATTTGGGATCCTGAAAGCGAAAATAAACATTACTTGAATTGTAATGCAGCGTTTTGGAATGATCAAGATTGGCACGGCGGAGAAAGTAGTGCTGAAGTAGAATACGGATTAAGAGTCGATTGTAAATTTACTCCTGAATTTAGAAAAGTGTTAGGCATAAGTCATTTAGAGAATTACTAATGAATATCGGGTTTTTTGGCGATAGCTTTAGCCACGAAAACAATAAGATTATTCAGATTGCAGATGGCTATAAAACTTATATACACCTCTTAGAAAAAGAGTTTAAAACAAAAATATCAATAAAAAGTAGAGGAGGCTGTTCGCACTGGGACATCATCTTAAATCAGTTCTTGCCAAACAAAGACAACTTGCCTGATATTTGTATTTTTACTTGGCCTGATAAAAACAGATTTTTTCATAGAAAAATTAGGCATATACGCAGACAAGAAGCGTTAGAGTATTCAAATACAAAAAACAAATTTTTAAATATAAATTATAGTAATGGTTTATACAAGAAGCAATGGAAAGCAGCAGAACTTTACTATAAAGATTTATTTGATGAAGAAAAAAATGATTTAGAATATCTTTCTTCATTATACTATTTTGATAATGTAATTTTAAAAAATATTCAAAACAAAAAATTTATACATTTATGGAGTTTTGAAAATGTTTATAATTGGAATAATAATATTACATTAAAAACTCCTTTAGTTAAAATTGCAGAAAGTGTAATACCTAATTATCACGAAGGACCGAGAGAAACAAATAAAAATTATCTAGCAATGAATCATTTACCTGGACAAGAATTAAATGATATTGTGTTTGAAAAAGTGAAAGGATTAATAAATGAAGTATGTAAATAATTGGAAATACAATATTCATCCTTTACTTAGGCAACGTGTATTAGATACCGAAGGACAGGCCCGGCCTAGAGATTGGCCTCCAGCATTTGCAGTTGAGAGTGATGAATACAAACGTGCTGAAGAAGCAGGTTACGATTTATCGGCTGTACACTGGTGGGTTTATGAACAAGAAAACTTAGGTCCTGTAGTACTACCTTTAGAAAATAATTATCATTGGTGGATTACTAAACTATATCCAGGACAGTTTATGCCAATGCACAGTGATCCGCACACACACGAAAGTCCTTGTAAACGTTATTGGATTCCGTTACAAGATTACGAACCAGGACATATTTTTATATATAAGAAACACTTAATGACTGACTATAAAGCATTTGATGTTTTTACTTACGATAAAAGTACAGATATGCACGGAGCAGCTAACATAGGGCATACTCCGAGGGTAGTTTTACAAGTTACAGAATACGTATAAATTCTTTATTTTTTGGTAAAACGTTAAGTTCGTTTTTAATAACCTCAACATTATTTTTAGGACACATACTGCATTCGTCTATATGACAATATATGTTAGACATAAATTTATCAATTTCTTCGTCTGTACAATTAGCTAAGTCTAATCCTTTATATTTTAAATACTTTTGCCAATCTGGATCATCTAAAGATCCGTGTCTTGCCAAAAATGTTTCAAGTGTACCTAAAGCTGCACACTTATAAATTCTGCCGTCTCTAAGCAAAGCACAAAAATTACTAGGGCAACTGTTCCAGTAAGAAGATTTCGGATCGCCTTCGTCATAAGGTTTTGGCTTTCCGTCTACAAATTTTGTAATAGTACTAAAATAGTCTGACTGAATGTAATACACACCGTATCCGTGATCTCCCATCCAAGCTCTGTCATTACCGTCTAAGTCGTCAGGAGTAAAATTAGTAGTGTCTAACCATTGTCGCCATTCGGGACCACCATCTTCTCTGCTGATAATTTTTCTCCACCATTCTTCGGCAGTACTTTCTTTTAAATCAAGTTTATCAGCTAAGTCTAATGTAGCCTGTATAATTCTGTTAGAATAACTTTTATCGTTAAATGCAGAAGTATGATCGCATACTTGTATACACATGTTATATTGTTTAGCTAAGTCTGCTACTAAATCTAAATTTTTACTTAGTAACATGCCGTTTGTAGGAAAAATTATTTTTGAATCAGGTTCCAATGATCTAAGATAGTCTAATATTGCCTTACACTTATCAATATATAATAAAGGTTCACCACCTAGTACTCCCCAGATGTCTACATTAAATTTTTCGTGAGCTAGTCTTATACTTTCTTTTATACCTTCTAATTCAGGATCGTCAGAAGTGCCTCTTACATGATCACTCCTTGTGTCGCATTGACTACAAGCTAAGTTGCACTTGTTTCCATAAAATATGTCAAGTATTTTAATTTCTCTTTTCATACTGTTTCCTGTAGCTATTAGCTACTAAATCTATAAAATCATACTTTCTATTGCCAGGTATACCATGTGCAATTAAATGTGTGCGTGGGTACATACTTTGATTTATTACACTATGATATTTACGAATATTTATTATAAATGCCTTTCCGGCTAAAAACGGAACTATGCCCTCTCCTTCTAACGTCATTTTACACATAGGGGGATGTGTAATTGCTACATTAATAGGTACACCAAAGTCCAACATATCTATGCCTTGCTCTCCTGGTAGTCGCCCCGGAGCATCACTATGAGGAGATATTTCTCCTCGTCCTTCTAGTTGCATAAATCTAATACGTCTATATGTTTGATACGGAAAGTCTTCCCAAAACTTTTTTATATGGGGCGTTTTTTCACTTAGACTTGTCCATTTGTACGGCACTTCTGATTCGTCTTTCCAGTCTCCGTAATTAGTCCATGCTCCTGTTTTGTCTACATCAATTCCGTGTATACAAGAACTCCTCCAGCCAGGATGTTCACTACCTCTATGATCTACATATTCAGCAAATCGAGTTTCGCTTTCCCACAGCTTATGCGGAATGTCTATATCTAATTCTAGCCAAGCAAAGTCGCTTCTGTTCAACAACCAACTAGCAATATCGTAATTAGTTGAACAATATCGAGGTGCTTCTGGAAGTGTTGCGTTAAAATCTTTGTTTGCGTTATAGAATTCCAAGGCATTCATAAACATATTTATGTGCGTATATTACTGATAAGTATGTATATGGTTAAGCTAAAAATTCCACATTTAGAGTGGCACGTTGCTCACGCTTGTAATTTTACGTGCGAAGGGTGCTGCCATTTTTCTAATATGGGTCCAACTACTCCTATAAGTTTTGAAGATATAAAAGATTGGTATAATACTTGGGCGCCTAGACTTGCTCCAAAAACTATAGATATATTAGGTGGTGAGCCGCTATTGAACAAACGTATTGTAGATATTGTAGAACTAACAAGAAACAAATGGGACGATCCTTATTTAGAAAGACTTGACATAACCACTAATGGTGTGCTATTATATAAGTATCCTGATTTGCCTAAAGTGCTTAGTGACAATAATTGTGGTTTAAAAATATCAAAGCATGGAACAAACACTGAGTATAATGAGCTTTGGAAAAGCATAGAAAGTATTGCATTAGAATGGAAAGAGAAATATAATATTAATGTAGACTTTTGGAAATCAGACGTTGTGTGGTTTGAGATGTACAAAGGGTTTGGCAATAGCATGGAACCTTTTGAAGATAATAACCCAGAAGAAAGTTGGAATAATTGTGTAACAGGACAAGATTGTTTTCAAATACATGAAGGCAATATTTACAAATGCGCACCGCTTGCATACTTACCGATGACAGGACAAATGTATAATTTGTCAGATAAATGGGATCATTATTTAACTTACAAACCAATTACACCAAATTGTACAGATAAAGAATTAGAAGATTTCTTTAATCGTAAAGCAGAAAGTTATTGTGGAATGTGTCCTAAGAATCCAAAAATTTTAAATAGAAAAAATGATCCACGCCTATCAAAAATACATTACGAGGAAATAAAATGAAAAAAGGTAAAATTATTATTATGGAATGGATGTGTGACTACAACTATTTCGACGATGAAACTTTTGCACCTGTTAGGGAAGCATTGGTTAAAAGAGATTTAGATCAAGCAGCAGCCGAAGGATGTAATACAGTTTTAGGCATTTTATTTTTAGACGGGTTTTTGCCTATTAAAGACAAACAGGCATTTATTGATTATATTCAAGAATTAAAAGATTATGCTGAATCTGTTGGAATAACTGATATGAGACTTGCAAGCGGCCACGGCGAAGACTTTGAAGGCTTGCCTGTGCCACATTACTTTTTTGACAATGTATTTAGAATCACATTTAATGCATACAGAAACTTGATGGATCGACTGCCTCAGTCTTGGGATACTTCACAGACTAGAGCATTGATGCTAGGTGGTATGCCTGATCGCTGCAATCGAATTGGATTGCTTGCTAGATTTTACGATGAAGGTATGGTAGGTAAGGATCTTGAGTGGAGTTTCTTTCCACCTTGGGCACCATTGGATCAGCAGTGGTGCAGAGACTATATGCGAGAAACTTTTCCAGATTGGACAGACGAAAAGTATGAAAAGTTTCTTAAAGATTGTGAAAAAAGATTTGACGATAGATACTTAACTTGTATGCCTTGGTATGGAAATTATACTACAGAAGAATTTGACGAGCCTTGGTATACAGTTAGAGATACTGAGTGGGTTCATAATCCTACGCTAATTGATATTGGTGTTTACGAAAATTGTTTGTTTGACGTAGTAGCAGAAGGTCCTAATTATTGGGGCACTGGTAATTATCAATTTTTAACAGAAAAGATATGGCGTCCTATTATGCATAGACGTCCTTTTATACTTGCAGGTTGGCCCGGACAATGGGAGTATTTAGAAAGATTAGGTTATAAAACATTCAAAGAATATTTGCCAATACCTGATTACGGAATGATAGAAGATGACGAAGAACGTATGGCGGCAGTAGTAGAAAATACAAAATATCTACTAACACATAGAGAGCATGATGAAAAAATTCGTGAAGATGTAGAATACAATTATAACTTAATACTGCAAAAAAATGAATACCAGAAAAAAATGTGGCGTCATTGGCACGATGACTTAGGAATCGATTGGTGGCAATTAGAAAAATTTATTGTTAACAGAATCGGTTATTCGGATATTATTATACCTGTTCCTGAAGAGTTTTTGCCAGAACGTATTGAAGGTAGAGATAGAGTTTATGGAGGTGGCGGCGCAACGTGAAGAAATGTTCTGCATTTTGGAAGCATACTAATGTAAGAGGCGATAACAGAGTATTTCCTTGTTGTCGTTTTAAAAAGCCTGTTGACACCTTTAAAGGTAGTTTGGAGGATATTCTTATATCAGATGTATACGAAGAACTTAGGAATACTGATGTATCTAAAATGCCTGAGTGTGCTAAGTGTATGTACGAAGAACACAAAGGAAGAAAAAGTTTACGACAAAAATTTAACGAAGCATATGATACTGATACAGTAGGGTTAGAATATTTAGAAATTGGGTTTGACAATATATGTAATCTAACCTGTGACGGTTGTTGGGGAGAGTTTAGTAGTGCGTGGAGTAAAAAACTCAATCCTGATGCGCCTAAAAGTCTACATTATACAAGTATTGATGAAATTACTTCAGTTCCAGATACAATAAAAAAAGTAGTATTTTTAGGTGGTGAACCGTTAATGACTTCACGCCACGAAAAGTTTTTAAATTTAGTAAAAGATCCTAGCAAAGTTGAAATAACTTATAACACTAACGCAACATTTATGTTATCTGAGCAACTTATAAGTTTATTAAAACAGTTCAAAAATGTACATTTTATTGTTAGTATTGATGGATATAAAGAGCTAAATGAAAAAGTTCGTAGCGGAACAAAATGGATCGATGTATTAAACTTTATTGAACAAGTAAAAGATAATAATTTTTCGATGAGTATTAATAGTGTGTTACATTTAAACAACTGGCACGGAATGCCCGAGCTAGAAAGTTTTGTAAAAACCTTAAATGTTGATTGGGAATTAAATATATTAACTTATCCTTTACATCTAGATGTTAAAAATTATAGTGACAAAGAAGAAGTAAAAACAATTATTAACGCTACAAATATACCAAACAAAGAATATGTCCTCAACCATTTATCATAATATACAACAGATTGCTACACAAGAGGCAAAGTCTATCGAAAACTTATTACAGCATTTTACAAATGTAATTGAAGTTGACGATAGCCCAGACTTAACGGATATCCATCCGCGTGATCGTAATGATATTAATTTAAATTTTATAGTTGTAGATGACACGCTATTTCCAAAAACTTATAAATTATTAAAAACAATACCAGAATTTATTGATGCAAACATAATCGGGTTTGGGCCACAGTCTCAATTATATCCACATGTTGATACTGTAGAATTAGAACCGTATGCAGAAATAGATTGGCTTAGTGTGTATATAGGATTGTTTGTTCCTAGTTACGATGCAGATAAAGTTGGAGTTAAAGTAGGAAAAACTGTTTACAATCATAAAAATACTATTATCTTTGATACACAAATTCCTCATAGTGCTTGGAACTGGACAGACGACTGGTGGGTGTCAATTAGAATTGCTGTCAGAAAGTGTTAGTACTTTAATCTTTTTAGTTTTAGAAACTTCTGGAAGTGTAATTTTTTCAGCCCATGGACAAAAAGCACATTGTGATTGTGGCTCTAATCTAGTTTTAACCCACTCGTTAAATTCGTCAATTGTACAACCTAAATCTACACTTGCTAAGTCTTTGTACTTTCCGTCTATCTGAAAAGTTTTTGATAATTGTGGCAATATTGCTTGTCTAGCACATCTATAAAATCTTCCTTCTAAGAAGTACATACATTCTGAAGCAATACATTTTTTATGTGACTCTTTTGGATCATAAAGTTTATCCCAAGTAAGTTTCTGTCCTGGTTTTGCAATTAAGCTCTCTTTATAAAACAACCAAGACTCGCTTATTTTCCCCATATACTTTCCATCTAGTGAAAGTTCGTAATGCCATACTGCGTCTTCGTGTGAATCGTCAAAATACTTTTTCCACGTAATCTTAGGAAAATTGTTATTAAACCAAGCAAGTGTACAACTCAAATCTTTAGGTGAATGTGCAGATATTTCTAAACGCCAATTTCTTTCTGGCCAGTCACTGGGAATTCTGTCCAAGTTTCTTCCATTCGTAACTATCCATTTATTATCATGATTAGGCCAAACAGTTTCTACTTGTTTCATCCAATCATTCAGATACGGATTAGTAGTAGGCTCACCACCTAAGATTGTTATCCAGTCAAAGTAAACTTTGTCTTTTAATTTATACAAATCTTCATGTGGCTTAAAATGTCCGCCCCAATTTAAGTTATTGTAGGTAAAACAACTATCACAGCCAATGTCGCATGTATGACTGATGTACAAACTAAGTTCCGGTAATGTAATCATTATTACATATTTAACCAGGACTAGTCTTTTTTACTGTAGAGATGATTAAATACATTAATATTAGCAGTAAAGGAGAACGAATTGAAGGTAACTGAAATACCAGGGCTTGGGTCATTTGGGCATTATATTGACGATGTTGACTTTGATAATTTGTCTCGAGAAGAATGGTTTGAAATTGGTAAATTACATTTAAAAGGTTTAGTAACAATACTTAGAAATGTAAAAATTTCTAGAGATGACTACGTAGATAGAATAAGACAATGGGGGCCGGGAAAAGGAACACGTAATTCAAGAGCACATTTTAAAATGAAATATGGAGAAGATTTTGATCCAAAAGATGAAGGTGCTTTTGACAAATTTAATGTAAGTGAAGAAGATAGAAAATATTTAATTTTTAAAAGACATTTTGTTGATAAGACAGAAGGTGGAAACTTTCTTACTCGTGTTAGTGGAGAAAAAGATGCTGACGGTAATTCACTAGGTGCGTTTTCTGATGGTGAGTTGCTTTGGCATAGTAATGAGTCGAGCGAATTAACTTTTGCTCCTGAAGTAGCATTATTAGGTTTTCAACACATGAAAGGCAGTAGTACCGGATTTGTACAAAGCGTTGATTTATATCATTCATTTAGTGAAAGTTTCCGTAGTGAGTTAGACGAAATGGTTATAATTCACGAATATATTCCAGGCGGCATCAACGACAGAGAACTTACTGATCCTAATTTAGCTCATGTTCTTAGAATGGAATTTTGTCAATTTGATGGCGCAGAAGTTCCTATGGTACTAACAAGTCCAGGAGGTAATAAAGGATTACATTATACTACAAATACTGCAACAGGTATAAAAGGAATGAGTAAACAAGAATCAGATAAGATTTTTAAAATTATCGATGAAGCATTGTTTACAGAAAAATATGTTTATGACCACAAATATGAATCAGACAGCGACTTATGTTTATTTGACAATAGTGTTACATTACATAGACGTAAAGATCCAGGACATCCTAACAGATTAGCATATAGAATACAATATGATCCTTCTAATTTACTAGATAGTCCGTGGTATCCGTACAATCACTTTCCTGAATATGCAGAAAAATATAAACAACAAACACACGAACTTATAGAACTTACTGGTCTTAAGGATTTTAAACTACCATAATGAAAAAACGAGTATACCTATTTCAAGTGAACTACCAAATGGGTCACGGACAATATACTAGTCTGTGGCTTCCGTATAGCGTTGCGTCTGTATGGACATATGTAAATCAGTTTAAAGAAATACAAGATAACTTTGAAGTACAAGAATGCATTTTTATGCGTGAAGAATTTGAAGATGTATTAGCTAGATTAGATAATCCTGAGTTATGCTTGTTTAGTCACTACTTGTGGAATGATAACTATAATTTAGAATTAGCAAAGCGCATCAAAAATAAATGGCCCGAATGTATAATTATATTCGGTGGTCCGCAGGTTGATGAAATAGGGTTTAACTTTACAATGGCAAATCCTTTTGTAGACAGTATTGTAATTAATGAAGGTGAAGTAAGTCTGCATCATTTGCTAAACGATTATTTAAAAGATGATCTACGTCCGATTTATCAAATTGTAAAAAGAGTAGATCCAGCTGGGTTGCCTAGTCCTTTTGTTGACGGAGATATTTTACAAAAAGTGGTAGATGACAATCCGGGCATCAAATGGGCAACTTGTTTAGAGACAAATAGAGGTTGTCCTTTTAAGTGTAGTTTTTGTGATTGGGGAAGTTTAACGCAATCAAAAATTAAACAATTTGATCTTACAAAGGTTTACAGAGAATGGGACTGGATTGTTAATAACGGTATCGAATATGTACATATTGCAGATGCTAATTTTGGTGTATTCTATGACAGAGACAAAGAAATAGTTGATTACATAGTCAAAAAGAAAAAAGAAACAGACTATCCGCACAATGTAAGTGCTACATGGTACAAAAACAGTGCAGCAAAAATGATTGGACTTGCAAAAATACTCGAAGAAGTAAATCTTAATAAAGGATTTACGCTAAGTGTTCAAAGTATGAATGAAGAAACTCTTGAGTCTATTGAACGTAAAAATATGGAAATGTCTAAACTAGCAGATATGTATGCAGAATGTGACAAGCAAGATGTTGCATACTATACTGAATTTATTTTAGGATTACCTTTTGAAACAAGACAAACTTGGCGCGAAGGATTATGTGCTGCTATAGAAGCAGGATGTCATTTCTTTATTGATGTGCATCCTTTAGAAGTTTTAAAGAACAGTAGATTTGCAAAACAAGTAACAGAGTTTAATTACGAAGTGTTTAAGTTTACAGTTGTAATGCCTAATCAAATATCACGTATTCCTGAAATGCACAATTATGTTATTGCTAGTGAGTTTATGTCAAGGCAAGACTATATTGATAGTTGGATGTGGGCATGGAATGTGTTACATTTCCATCATTATGCGTGGACACAAGGAATAGCAAAATTTGCACGTAATCACTTAGGTATTTCTTACTTAGACTTTTATGAAGACTTGCTTGAAAATTGCATTAAAAAAGATGAGTTCTTGAATATGCTATATGAGCAACAAGAGCATCAATTAAAAGACTTTTTCTGGAATACAGAAAGTGATGTTGTATTTGATAACGATAATGTGATTGTTGTACTAAATCAAATCGAATGGCACAAAAATAGAGAGCGAGTACTTGATACTATACAAACATGGGCTAGAGAATATCTAAAAGACTTACCAAACGATCTAGTGGAAGAAGTACTTAAATTTTCTGAACTGTATCTTGTTAACAAAGAAAGAGTTGTTGACATATCCGGAGATTTCAGCTATAATATAAATGAAGTTTGTAATGAAGGTGCTACATTAATTAAAGAAGATGTGTCGTATACATTTAAAAATAAGTTAACTTGGGTAGATGATAAAGACTTTAAAGATAAACTGTTTTATAAAAATAGAAACGGATTTAGCATCCTAAAAGTGGAAAGACAAAATAATGCCGGAATACGTAAAGACAATAAAAAACTTTTGGAAACAAGAATTAGCCAGCCACAAGTATGCTAGAGTTGTTCCATTTGTTGCCAAAAACTTTGATCATTTAGATAGAGAATATTACAATAAAGATCATTTGTTACAAAGTTTTAATGAAGAACTATCCTGTGCCGATGAATTTAAAGGCGCCTTAGACGCTGTACAAGCGTCTGTAAGCTGGACTAATATACTACCTAATGTAATACTACCTACGCATAAAGATACCTTTTATACGCTACGACAGGAGCATAATGTAGAATTAGATGACTGTTTTCGTTATTTAATTTTTTTAGAAGACTGGGTATTTGGACATTATGTAGGTTTTGAAAAGAAAAACATCACACACTGGAGAGCTGGTGATGTGTGGAAATTTACAGGACATGAAATGCATTACGGAGTAAATGCAAGCAATGTTTCGTTTCATACTTGTCAAGTGAGTACGTTTGAATGAAATTTGGAATCTTAGGCTACGGATATGTAGGCAAAGCAACACACAAAGGTTTGCTAAAAGATGAAAAGTGCATAGTGTACGATACTATGTTTGATGTAGATAAAAGTATTATCTACGAAGCAGACACTGTTTTTATATGTATTCCTACAATTACAGATAAAGATATTAATATTATTATTGACGAGATTAAAGACCTACAAGAACACAATCCCGATGTGCAAATTGTTATACGCAGTACATTGCCTTTGGGTGCATGTGATAAAATACAAGTAGAAGTAGGACCTATTATCTATATTCCAGAATTTTTACGTGAACGCTATTGGGATACAGATTGTTTAAAACGTCCTTTAGTTGTAGGCTGTGACGTTGCGAACTTTTTACCAGACTGGCTATTGGAAGAAGAAATACACGAGTGTTGTACTAACGAAGCAGAGCTAGTAAAGATGTTTGCTAATAACTTTGCTATAATGCGTATTGCATTTGCAAACGTATTTTATGATTTATCTGAAAGCGTAGGTGCAGATTATAATGTCGTAAAAGATATGTTTTTTAAAATACAACAAGATCAAACATACATGGAAGTACCAGGACATGACGGTACAAGAGGTTTCGGCGGCAAATGCTTGCCCAAAGACTTAGACTTTCTTATCGAAACATTAGATAAACACAATATAGATCAAAATTGGTTTAAGCACATTAGAGAGTTGAACAAGGGATGGAAAGAAAAGTTCTAGTAACAGGCGCCAGCGGACTAATTGGCAGAGAACTATGCAAGCAACTTATAAAAGATTTTTATGTTGTTGCACTAGATAATGGGTTTAGATCTACGGCTATACCTAAGTGTAATGAATTTATAAAAGAAGATATTAATACATATGTATCTTACGTAGCCAATGACTTTGATTACATCTTTCATATGGGAAACATAAATGGTACAAAGTATTTCTACGAAATACCTAATAAACTTATAGAAAATAATATACGTGCAGACTTTTCTATATTTAAATTTGCAGAGTTAAACACTAGCTGTAAGCTAATATACGCTTCGTCTAGCGAAGTTGTAGCAGGTACAGACACTTATCCTACAGTAGAAGAAACAGACGTTACAATACGCAATATACAAAACCCTAGATGGAGTTATAGACTAGGCAAACTCGTAGGTGAAAACTATCTTGCTAATAGCTCTATAGATAATCTTATAGTAAGATTCTTTAACGTATACAGTGAACATAGTTTTAGTGGACATTTTGTTGCAGACATTGCAGAAAAGATTAAGAATGACAATTATGAACTTATTGGTGCAAATGAAACTCGTAGTTTTTGTTATGTCGAAGATGCTGTTGACGCTGTAATTAATTTAAAAGATGTTTCGAACGAAGTCATTAATGTAGGTTCTGATGAAGAAATACAAATATTAGATGCTGCAAATATTATTGCAGAATCTTTAGGCAAGTTAAATGTACCTTGGATTATTAAAGAAGGACTTACTGGAAGTGTAAAAAGAAGAAACCCGGATGTAAGTTTACTTAAAAAACATTACCCCGGGTTTAAACCTCAAAAATTTAAAGATGTATTAGTTAAAATAGATCTTGCCAAGTAGTGCCATCATAACACTGTGCTTTATTAGTTGAAGCAAGATAAATCATCATTCCAGCTGCTGGTGCAGTAATAGCTGCATCTCTTGCTGTTGGATCAGCATATGTAAATAAAGTTGCTGCGCCAAAGAAATTTGTTTGCTGTGCTGAATTAACAACTATACCTGGAACAACGTTACCTGTTCCGTCTCCAACACCAAAGATAAGTCTTCCTGGAATACCGCCTGCTAATGGAGTGTCGTCTACCTGGGCACTCATTGCTGCTACACCCGCTGATGCGCCATTTGCGTCAGCACCAAACCACGAAAGTGTAACTACTTCGTCGTCTGCTTGTAATGCAGCTGGAGAACCTTGTGTTCCTCTTGATCTTTGAAGTATTAGCTGTTGTCCAACATCACTATCATTAAAGCCTTCGATATTAAACAATGCATATGCATCATCAGCACTGCCGTCTGTAATTATTCTTATGCCTGCTTTTTCACCGTCTCTGTTATCACCTTGTAATAATATTGTACTTCCGGAAAAAACACTTGTAGTTATTTCTTCATTGTTAATACGTCCAACAATAGTACTTGATGTATCATCAATAATTATAGACGAATCACCTCCGAATACTGTTCCTTGTATAGAACCGTAAACATCGCCTACTACTCTACCAAAGTGTGTTCCGTTAGTGTTTCCGTAAAATGCACCGTTTGCAGTAATATCTCTACCAGTAATGTCAGCAGCTGGGATATTGGTATCGCTACCAATAACTACACCATCTAGTGTACCGCCTGAAATCGTAGCACTATCTGCTTCAAGTTGTGTAAATGTTGATGTTCCTGTTGATGCAATATCACCTTGTACATCGCCTGTAACATCTCCAACAAGATTACCTTGTATAGAACCAGTAGCACTAATAATTGTTGCACTTAATGTATCAGTTAACGAATCGTAAATTATTGTACTGTCTGTACTAACAATTTGTGAGGTAGAAATAGAATCAGCAGTAAATTGTCCTGAAATTTCGCCGCCTTCTGCAAATATAGCATTCCATCTTCTGTTAGTAGACCCTAAGTTGAATTGTCCGTCTAGTGCTGGTCTAAGTGAGGAGTTAATCACACCAGCTACATTGACTACATCTGCATCTTCGTCACCTAAGTTAATTGTACCTGTTGCAGTAATAGTACCATCAATATTAATATTACCTACGCCGACAATGTTATTGTTATTTAGGTCTAAGTTGCCACCCAATTGTGGAGATGTATCACCGACAACTTCTGTAAAAGCATCTGCATCTGTTGGTCCTACCAGTACACCTCCAACTGTAGCACCGTCACCGACAAACAACTTTTTAGTATCTGTTGTGTATATCAGTTCACCTTGTAACGGTGTTACAATCAATCTATCTGCATCTGGACCACGTCTTACTAGTAAAGCCATGTTTATTTAACTCCTGGAATCATTTTATTATATGTATTTATGCCAGATGTCAGAAAGCTACTTCCTTTTCTTTAGGAACTTTCTTGTTCTCTGTTGTATATCTTTTTTTAATCGAGGTGTGTCAAGACGGAAGTCTATATTAGTAATATAGTCTTCGTATTCTTTGAATAAGTCTTCTAGGATATCTTCTAACGGTTCGTCTGGGCTATTTTCTTTAGTTTTATTAAGATCGATATCCCAGACCTTACCGTCATTAAATGCAACAATAACAGAACTTACATAATCCAAGGGGATTGCTTGCACATCTAAATCTGCAAGTACTTCTGGCCAATGTTCTACTACTTCTGAAGGTAATCCTTTATCGGATTTTTTAGACACTTTCTGCTGTTTTACTCTTTGCCTGGGCTTTCTTCTTAGTAGGAACAAGTGCTTCAGCTTGCTCTCTTAATGATTTTGCTTCTTTAAATAGTGCATCTGCTTGCGAACGATATTGTGCAGCCAGCTCTTCGTCTGACAATGGTTGTTCGTCTATTGTTTGTACATCATCAAGATATACATTTTCTGCTGGTGCTGGAGTTGCTTCTGGTGTTACTGCTGGTTGATCATTAGTACCTGAAGGCTTAATAGCTAAATCAGCAACACTTACACCTTTTTGCTCTGCAATGATTTCGTTTAGTTTGTCTAGCATAACAGTTGTCTTTGTGTCAGGCGTCATTTCTACACTGGTAGTTGGAACTTTAATCATTTTACCAGTTGTATGAAATCCTGCTAACATGTTTCTTCCGTCAGGCAGACGAGTACGTGCCATAGCTTCTGCTAATTCGTATGCACTTTGTCCAGCATCAGATTCTACTAACTTTATTAAAGCGTCATGTTCTTCTGCCATTAAATTTTCTGTAGTTACTACGATTGCATTTTCGGGTTCGTTTGGAACCACTCTGTATGCAACAATAACTTTTCTTTTATTAGACGCAATGCGTCCTATATGTTTGATAGCCATATTATGCTCCTTGTTGCTCCGCCGGTTGCGCAGCCTGTTGTTTTTGGATTTCACCTAGAAATGCTTCTAGTTTTCCATATGTATTACCTACAACAGTCATTTCATTTGGCTTAAATGCACCACGTTGACTTGCAACGTCGATAATTTGTTTTAAGGCTGCCAAATCTTGGACTGTTAACTCAGCACCGGTTGCTTCAGGTGCAGGTGCTTCAGTTGTTTCAGGTGCTTTTGCTTCTTCGCTCATTATTATCTCCTGTAGTTAATTAAATGCGCTGTTAATATATTTACACATATTTCAAGTGAGGACATGCCAAAGTGAAATAAACACACTCTTTTGGGTTTTCGAATCCTACTTTTATATATGTTTCTAATTGATTGTCTTCGCTGATTATGAGAGAATCGTTTATATAAAATCTTCCTTTTAGATTAAACTCTATCCATTTGCATAAAGAATCTTCAAGATTAAATTTCTTAGGCATGGTAATATATTCGAAATGTTCGATAGGAGTATCGACTCTACGTAAGCCAAACAGATTTAAAGGATTTACTTTATTGTTCTTCATGCCGCATCGTAGTGTACAGTAGTTCCGAAAGGTGCTTGTAAATTTTTGTCAGCATGACTGTGAATAAGAAATACGGTATCACAGTAATCTTCTTCGCCCCAGCTATCCCAAGCATAGCCATCTGTAAACATAATAAATTTCTTAGGTTGAATGTCGTTGTCTTTCATGTACTGCCAGTTCACCATAAAGTCAGTACCGCCGCCCCCGGCAATCTCATATTCTGTAATTTCTCTACCATCGTCAGCACTAAAGTCATCTTCATTATAAACTTCAGTATCAAAGCACCAAATTTTAATATTATAGTCTTTGTATTCGTCCATAATACCTTTAACTTCTCCTAAAAAGTCTTGTGCTTGAACGTTACCAATTGAGCCACTCATATCTAAACTAATTGCAACATCGATAGTAGTATCAAAATTCATACCCGGTAATACTGCACCAGTGTGCCAGCCTTTGCGGCTAGGACGCATAAATGTGTAGTCGCTTTTGATAGTGCTTTGGATTTGCTGACGTAGTATTTCACGCCAATTCATTTTAGGCTCTGTAATTTCTTTGATTAAACGTTCAACGCCTGCAGGCACATTACCAGCGCCAGCTGCCTGTGCCGCATTAATCATTGCTTCTTTGATTTCGTCTTTGATTTGTTTTAGCTCACCTTTTGTATATTTTGCAGGTTTTTTGCTAATTTTGTTGCCGTTAGCATCGACGCCTTCTTCGCCTTCTTCGCCTTGATCACTTTCGTTGTCAAGATGTTCATCGAGCATTTCGCCTTCGTTTTCTAATTGCTCAAGAAGTTCTTGTAATTCTTCACCACGTTTTTTAGCGTCTTCAAATAGTTTATCGTAAATTTCTTCAGAAGTATCTAAGTCATATGTGAAGTCTTGGAAACAGTCTACAATCTTAGGTTTCTCGCCAATACGATCTCGTACAAGCAAGTTATTAACTTTGTAGTCTGCGGCAATGTTATACAACATTGGATGACGATCACCCCGACGTCCTAAGTGATCAAATACCATGTGTAGTATTTCGTGTGCAACAACAAACTCAATTTCTTTGTTTGACATTGCATTAAAGAACTGCGTATTGTAATAAAGATTTCTGCCATCTACTGCGGCGGTCATTAACCAGTCATCTGCGGCTAAAATACGCAAACGAGTTGCCATATTACCAAAGAAAGGATGGCGCAAAAGTAAACCGATTCGAGCAGTAATGATTCGATCCATAACATCTACACGCATTTCTTCTAACTGCTCTGGTGTAATGTTTGGGTCTGGTTGCCAATGCTTTAATTTAGTTTGAGTGTCTTTAGTACTCATTTGCATTACAACATAATCTGATATAAAATCTAACATACTTTTGCCCTTTCCTAACTATACATATATTATAGCAATATTTAATAGATTTGTCAAGACCTATTATGCTGCCGCTTTAATATACTTACCGTAACGTGAATAAAACTCATCAAAGCATTCTACTTCATCGGGATCGATTGGAAGTGAGTATTGTGTAACAGCAAGTTTAACACCCATAACAACTAATTCCGTGTCAAAGTTATCCATTGCAAAGCGTAGGAAGTTGTTGACTTTGTCATCAAACGACTTATCTTTCTTTTCATCTGCTTCTTTAAGCTCGTAGCATAGTGATACAGTCAATGAGTACATTGCACTAATTTCTTGCGTTCTAAGTTCTTTTACTTTACCTTCAAGAATGTCTGTTGGGTTAGGCATAGAACTTGCAACTTTACGATGTGCCATAAACTTAACAGCAATACCTTCGCCAACTGAACCTGCAACAAGATCTGTTGTTGTGTTTTCATCAACATCATCTTCAAGTAGTTCTGATACAAACGACCAACTACGAGGTGTTGCAAACGAACGGCTTGGTGACTTCGGATCAAAGTCGTACAAGTCTTTCTTAGCAAATGTAATGTAACCTAGTACGTCTTTATGAATACGGTTATCAGCAGCCCACTGAAACCAGTCATCAAAGTCAACACGTAACTCTAAGTGAACAAAGCGGTTAGCAAGTGGAGCAGGCATACGGTAAGTAACACCTTTGTCTGCTTCGCGGTTACCTGCCGCAACAATCATTACATTGTCTGGAAGGTTATAACTACCAACTCGACGATTAAGAATAAGTTGATAAGCTGCCGCTTGTACAGCCGGCGATGCTGAGTTCATTTCGTCTAAGAACAAAACGATATGCTTAAATTGTTTTGCCATTTCTTCGTCTGGAAGTTCTACTGGCGGCGCCCATTTCATTGTGTTATCGTTTGCGGCATAATAAGGCATGCCTTTAATATCTGTTGGATCCCACAAAGACAGTCGAATGTCAATAAGATGTGAGTTTTCGAAAGAGTTAGTAATCTGTTCAACAATGTCAGATTTACCAATGCCTGGAGGTCCCCATAAAAAGATAGGACGTTTTTTCTGCATTGCAAGTTTAATGCTTGTTTTAGCAGCGTTTGGACTAACTGTACGAGTTACTTCTGACATAGTATATTTCCCTCTGTTTTTCTAACTATGTATATATAATACGTTCAATAGCATCAAATGTCAACCGTTTTTAGTAGAAAGATCTTGTTTTAAAACAATAACTTAGGAATTTTCTTGTCTTTTCATGGCCTTTATTAAGCCATATTTTCTTACATCGCCACTAAAAAGTGTTAGTTCTACTGCCTTTCGTTGATCAGTAACTACAATACTTCGATTATTTAAGTAGTACGGACAGTTTATAAACTTATCTAAAAACACTATTATTTGTGCAGTAATTATCATATCTGGCGGATATGGTATATCATAGACTTCTATGCCTATATCTTGTAATACATTGTATCCAGCTTCTGTTAAACGTAATCCTCCAGATGACTTTGTTCGAGTGTTTTGCCACCAGAGATACATATACTGTTGTACAGTTGCTTCGTCTGTGCTTTTTTCTAACTGTTTTAGAAAAACTTTAGTGTATGTCTCTTTCCAATTCATAATAAATATTAACTACGTATATAATATATTTATGTAAGGCAGTATAGTATGCAGTATATTTGGAAAGTTTGGGAAAAAGAAATGCATCTTAGCGAAGCATGTAAGTGTTATTCTGATATATTAATACTAAGTCCTGAAGAAGCTCAAATAACTAGATTTAATACAAAAGAATTAAAAAAGAAAAAGATAACTGCGGTAATGGGCGGCTATGATTCTAAGTGGTATAAAACATATTTTAAATCAAAAGTAAACTTACATCTTTGGCCTAATTTCTTTTTGTATCATATGATAGCAATGAACAAAGAATTTGACACACCAGATACAGAAATCAAATATCTTTTTACTTGTTTAAATGCTAGACCGCATTTACATAGAGTAATAATGCTTGACACTTTAAAAAAATATAATTTATTAGATACAAACATATATTCTTGGAACGATAAAGACCCAAAGAATGTTAATAAACATTTTAATGACTACGTTCCTAAGTATTGGAGATACAAACACGTTACAATTGATAATTATAATCAAGACCCTGAAGTTAAGTTAAGAACATTGCCCTTAGAAGTGCATCAAAGTTTAATTAATCTAGTTACAGAAACTTTTACTGATGTTCCTTTTATAACTGAAAAGACATATAAGAATTTTATTTTTGGAAAGCCTTTTTTAGTTTTCGGTTTTCCAGGAATACATAATCATCTAAAATATATGGGGTTTAAATTGTACGATAGTATTATTGATTATTCGTTTGATAAAGAACAAGATGATATTAAAAGATGCAATATGATTGTAGAGCAATTAGCTAAGTTGTCAAATAAAGATTTAAACGTTCTAAATCAACAAATGAAAGAGGTTACAATATATAATAAACAACATGCAATAGATATTGTAAAATCAGAAATAGGCATCCCTGATATAGTTAGAGACTATCAAAAATATATAGATATTATAGATAAAACTAAAATTAATCTTCAGACTCTATAGTTCCAGAAGTTAAACGATATACTTCGAACTCGTCTGTGTTGAACATGTCGTTAAGTTTTTTTGCTAAATTGTGTGCATGTCCTGGGTTTGAAAAACTTGTCTTCTTATACTTAGGTCCGGGGTAGTTTGTAAGAATATTTGAGCTTTTAAGATTAAATGGCTCACTTCTATAAAATACAGCCCATATGGCTTCTGACTTTAAAACTTGTTCGCTTTTGTATGTCTTCTTATCGATATTTTCAAGAAGCACCGTTGGTTTAGGTCTGCTCATAAATGCGTATCCTTTAAATAATATACGCATATATTTATCTCTTTTAGAGGTTATCTACGTAGTTTACTTCCAATCAGAAGTAGTGCTGCCTAACTGTACTACTACAGTTTCGTCTTGATTTTGCTTCTGTTGAAGAAGTTTTTCTAAATCACCGTTTAATCTAGCCATAACTTCTCCTAAAGCAAACGCAAGTCGTTTAGATGTTTGTATATCTAATTTAATTTCTCTTGCATTTTTAGCATCTGCAGATTTTACACTAGCAATAAATTGTTGTATAGGTTGTGTATTAATAGGATCCATTTAATAACTCCGGTATAAAATGTTTTGCAATTAGCTCATGAACTTCAGTAGTATAATGTTCTTCGTCTAACTTCATGTCTTCGATATTAATATTTAAGTTTTCTTGGATCCATACATTAGCTGGTGTCCTAAAAACCTTAGTATTAGGTAAGTTTGAGTAAGTTTTAAAATTATCAGGAAATTGTACACGATCGTTTATACGCCATACATATACAGGAACATCACTCATAAAGTCTATTAAAGCAATATCCTTACAGTATTCTTCGTGTTTAAGATGTGTACCTACTTCAGTATGAAACTTCATGTGCATATAGTTAGTATCAAAGCCTGGCCAGTCATATCCACCGTTTAGTTCGGGATAACCTTCATCATACATACCAATACTTTCCCATTTTGCCTTTTCGTTCCACTCTATGGCTTTATAGTCTTTAGTATTAAAGTCGTCGTATAAAATATATTTTTCGTCTTCTTTGTATGTACGAGTAAAATGGTCTACATCTAGCTGTCTAAACTGTAGATCTGTATTATTACCCATTATCCATCTATCCCAGTACGTAGATTGAATTACAATACCAGAAACTAAATGGTTATTAAGAACGTGTTTAATCCATCTCGGATATTTGTTATTAGGCGCACCTGAAGAAGAATAGATATAGCACTGCTGATCTGCTAAAGATTCAGCATAAATTTGTGCATAATTATTATCGTCCCATATATGCTTATCGCCTGTTGTAGGATCTTGCCAAAAACCGTTTGTATGACTACATCCTACAAATAACAAATTACCTTGCATTTGCTTTACTTAGTTCCTGGCGCATTTCTAAATCTGTTTTAAATGGACCTCGAGTTTCGTAACGTTCTACAGTGATGAGTTTAGGACAAAAAGATTTAACCCAACCTTTTTCGAATTTAATAATAAAATATCCTGCACAATACAGGCTCTTAGACTTTTCACTTTTTGTAAAAAGAGGTAACTTAGCTTGAACATTAAACAACGGATTATAAGGTGTACAGCTAGTAGGATAGCCATATACTTCTTTATCTGCATCGTTAATTGTTGTTTTATTATCTTTAACCCAATCAATTTCGCCTAAGTTGTTTTTAAGATGTTTTGCATTTTTAAAAAATACTGTACCTTTAGTATTAGTAAACATAAATTGTTTCTCTTCATTAACGGTTAGAGTTCCTACACGTTCGCCCTGAGATTCAACAATCCAAAACTTGTCTTTTAATACTTCTTTTGCATTTACTGTCATTTAATATACCTCGCTTGTAAAGGAACTGAATATTGTTGTGCTTGATCTGCAATACGTTGCATATCCCACTTAGCGCAGAATTTCATAAGACGCATACCAACTTGTGTAATGTCTTTAGGTTCTACTTCTTTAACTGTATTATTAATTATCTCTCTTATTTCTGCTGGCTGTGCAGATAAGTCACATAGTGTTACATTGCGGTTGTAGTCGTCCAAAACACGGTGCTCAACACCATTATGATCAACCCAACGCTGTAGCATAAGATTATTCCAGTTATAACCTTTCGTGGACTTATCGTCAAATGCTTCCAATAAGCCAACTTTATTCTTTGTACCTTTCTTTCGAACGCCCGGATAAGCGGAGAAAACATTGTCACTTGTATCACCTCGCATACATTTTTCAAACAACATATATTCAGGATTAGGTGCTGCCTTAGGCTCACCTGTCTTTTTATCTACTACAGGCTTACCTTTGTCGTCAAAGTAACCTTCGTGTGTAATTGTAACGTTTTGTATACCGTTGTACTGACGTACATTAGGAGCAATTAGTTGTGCAAAGTCACCGTCGGTACTGATAATAACATGATTGTCATTAGGATGTGCTTGCACCCAGCCAGCAATTAAGTCATCTGCTTCTAGTTGCGGATGACGCATAACTGTACAGTTAGTCTTAGTACTAACAAAGTCTTTAAACTCGTCAAAGATTTCCCAAAACACAGTATCTTCTTCTTGCTGTGCCGGAGTCATTGCGTCTCGTGTTTCTTGTCTGTTACGCTTATAAGGCTCGTAGTAGTCTTTACGCCAGCTACGTCCTTCTAAGCAGAAAACAACATGATCTGCGTCGAAGTCTTGCCATGCCTTTTTAACACCACTAAGCGTAATGTGTAATGCCATACCTACCTTTGTATCAATGTCGCCACGTACTACGTGTCGAGCTCTAAAGAAAGTGTTAGCAGTATCTACAAGTATATAAGTTGCCATATGTTATTGCCTATATTATCAGTTACAATATACATTATTGCATATATATTTTAATTTGTCAACCAAAATTATTCATAATCTCTTGGTTCATAAATGTCTCAAGATTTGGATTATTTTTCCAAGATTCAATGCCTGGTAGTCTTAAATCAAATGCAATACTTAATCTTAACTGCTCTTTTTCATTCTTATTAACACCGTGCGGAACATAGCTTGGAAACAATGTTAGTCCGCCTTTTTTGTTTTCAGCAGGAAAAATTTGTGTGTCGTCAATTGGAGCTCTATAATATGTAGTGGTATGCGGATAATCATCTAAATGCATGTTGCCACTTAGATATACATCAGGACCTGCACCGTGTTTATGTTCGTCAATACCATGTCCTTGACGAACGATATTATACCATAATGTCATTTCTAATTCTTGTACTTCTAGATGTTCTAAATGACAAAAATTTAAATAACTAGCTCTTAAAAAATTTAAAAGATCGTTTAACTCAGGACATTCGTTTGCAAAGTCAAATAGGTTGTATAAACTAAATCTGCTTGTAACACTATCTTCTCCTAATCCTGTAGCAGCATCATGGTGAGTTTCGATAGCTAATATTCTAGGTTCGATTTCAATTAAAAAATTTCTAATTTTATCAATTTTTTCTACGTCATTCCATTGAGTTTGAAATATGGGAATATCCCATTGAGGGCTAATATCTGTAATAGGGTGTAAACTTTTTAATCTTTCTACAATCATGAAACTTCGCTTTTACCTTTATCAATCGGAACAACATTTATGTAGCCCATATTTCTATCGGTAGCTTGGCCATCTTCGTCTAGCATTTGCATTACAATAGTTCTAAACCAAGCGTCTACAATTTGTTCTTGTGTTTCGCCTTTGTATCCAGCATCAAGTAACTGTTCAATAAACTCGTTATTCCAGTCGAGCTCAAAGAAACCGTTTCGAATGTTATCTGGATTAATTTGTGTGTCTAAAACAGCAACCCAAGGTTCGCCAGCTTTTGTAGCAGCTTCTTTTTCTGCGTCTAGTGCTTCTCGACGAATATCTTCTTGTGTCTTTACAACTTCAGGTTCTTGTTCTTCGACAATCTTAGGAGTAACTCCTAAAAGTTGTTTAATCTTTTCCCATTGTGTCATAGTCCTGCCTCCCTGGCACGTTTTTCTAAGTCTACATCTAGCTCTTTATCTTTAGTAATAGGAGCAGTCATAGCCTTTTGATGTTGTTTATTTTTATACACGATCTTAGGTCCCCCATGCATTTCCGAATAATGATATGTGGAGTCTTGGGGTAAATCGCCATCCTCTTTCCATACACGCTTCGGCAACGTCTTTAACATTGAGACTGTATTCTTCACTGCGTCCGCCCAGCGGCATAAGATATACCGGACATTGAACCCCGGCGTCTCTGTAAGCGTCCACAGCTCTTGTAACTTCGTCAAAGTCATCTTGAGTAGCCACAACAAACTTAAGATAAATGTCACTGCCGTCAACAAGGCTGTACTCGCGAGCAACATTAGGCAATATAGCAGTTTCCCAAGGTTCTCCTGAGACACTAAGTTTTGGGGAACAACTCCAAGTGACTTCAAATCTGTTTTGATCTGTGAGATAGTTGTAGAAGTCGTCATGTAAAGATTGTGTAGTATTTGTTTCAAATGTAACATTTTTTAAATCCTGCATCTTTGGATGCTCAAATAAATCAATATAAAGCTTCTGCCATGCAAGCAAAGGCTCACCACCAGTCATGATCAAATGAATATCTTGACCGTTATCTTGCGTCCATTTACCATTTGGAGTAAGTGATAGCAAGTGTTCAACAACTTCGTCTACTTCTTTAAGCATATTAAAATGCTTAAATTCAGGATAGATACTTGCATAAGTGTCGCAGCCTGTATGTATAATAGGTAAGTCGTTAAATTCTTTTGTAGTCTTATGAACATCTTTAGCAATTAGATCTGCAACTTCGGCATTATGTTTAATGCCTTCTTTGTGAAGTGTCCAACGATCCTTTGTTTCGCCAGTACCAAAGTTCATACAGCGGAAGTTACAACCAAATGTACGTAGGAATACACTAGGTACTCCTACAAACTTGCCTTCGCCTTGCACACTGTAAAATGCTTCACTATAGCGTAGTTTCATTAAAATATCTCCTCTGCAATGCCAATAAATTCTGCAATAGCAAATAGTAATGCAAACAGAACTAATGAGCCAGTGGCTGCGGCAACTAGACATGCTCCTAATCTAATAATACTTTTCACCATGCTTAAATAAAAATGTGTTTTACCCGGATCTTTATTTAACATGCGAACTCCTGTTGCAGTTTAATGTTATCAAAAAACTCTTTCTTTGTACCAGGGTCGTCTTTAAACGCACCTTTTAGTACAGTTGTTTGTGTAAGTGAACTATGTGCCATAATGCCACGATTCTCACAACAGCCGTGTGTTGCTTGAATATAAACACCTAAGTGTTCTGCACCTGTTGCTTTAGCAATCTCACGTGCAATATCATTTGCAAGTTCTTCTTGCAGTGTGCCACGTCGAGCGCACCACTGTGCAATGCGTGTGTACTTAGATAGTCCGATAAGTTTTTCTGCGGCAATAATACCAATGTATGCTGTACCAGTCACTGGCTGGTGATGATGCGAACACATTGATTTTAGTTCTGAACGAACAACTAACATACCTTCGTAGCGTTCATCTGAATCATTTGGAAATGCTGTTGCACTTGGAATAGGATCATAACGTCCTGCCATAATCTCATTAAAATACATTTTAGCAAGACGTCTTGCTGTACCTTGTGAGTTAGGATCATTATGTCGATCAATAACTAGTGCATCTAGTACACCTTCAAATGCTTCGGTTGCATCTTCAATAAGTGCTTCTTTGTCGCCTGCTTGTAAGACTTCTGAAATATTATCGCCTGCCCAATAGCGAATGTTTGCATCTTGCAAACGGGCTGTAATTTGTTTTGCTTTGCTCAATTTTATTCTCCGAGTTAAAGACGAGGATGTCTTATTGTTTAAGTATACATGATTATTTAGGTCTTGTCAACCTTTTCTTTCCAAAAGAAAGTTGAAATACTAAATCTATATTTGGGTGCAGTTGGACTTGGTCCGTTGAATCTATGTACAAGTTCACCATCAAACACAACCATTCTGTTAGGAGTATACGGTAATGCACAAATTATGTCTTTGCCGTTTTCGTCATAAAACATAGTTTCGCCGCTCCATCCATCTTTCCATTCTTTATTAGCATAATATAAGATGACATCTTGATCTTTATGTATATGATGTGTATGAGAGTCGGCTATAGTATCGCAATTAATAACAGTTTTTTCTATAGCACGTTCTTTAAATTCTTGAAACGGTTGTGCTTTTGTTAATATATTTAAAAAATCATTTAAACTGTCATTTGTGTGTGCATGTTCCCACATATCTGTAGTAATTTCACTATGAAAATATGCTTCTTTTTCAAATACACTATCAGCCCAGCCAATCTGATAAGGAGCATTCATGCATTTACCGTATAAAAGGGTTTGATCATCCCAATTGAATACATTGTCATAGACTTTTATTTGTGGGTGAGGCTGACTAACTTGTAACATTCACTAATCCTTGTATATAAGGTATATATTCTTTACCAATTATTTCATGTATATGTTTTGGATAATGTTCGCCGTCTATGGTATCATCCTCAATATTTAGATCTTTGTGTTCTAGAACCCAATTTTTAGCACTTTGTTTAACAATATTAATGTTAGTTAAGTCACCATATAAATTAAACTCTTCAGGCATGTATACTCTATCATTAATCCTCCATAAATGACACTGAATGTTGTGTTCTTTACATAGAGTATTGATAATATATAAGTTACTTAAATATTCTCTGTATTGTAAATGTGTAAGACTTTCATGATACAGCCGAGTATACGGATATTTTTCATGGAAAGGAGCCCAGTCTGGACTTATATCATGCGGATCATATGTTAACCCTTTAAACTGCTCGAACAGTTCTTTCCTACATTGTTCGACTAATTCTACATGATCGTCAGTGTGTTTCCAATCAGTATAATATTTGATACGTGGATTCCTTGGACATACATATCTATCATCTAAAAATAAATCACTTTTGGTGCCATCACCGTATTCGAGCGTACGACTAGCAGCCATTAGCCATCTATTCCAGTAAGTAGACTGAATAAACACATGATCAACATTGTGTCTGTCTATAATAGATTTTAACCAAATAGGATATTTTTGATTAGACGCACCTGGTAATGCATAAACAACTACATCCTTATTAAAATGCATTGAGTATACATCTGCATAATTATTATCTTGCCACTGCTGTACCTTTTCGTCTATACAAACGTATCCTGTTGTATGACTATCTCCCAAAAACGCAGTAACAGACATTATGCATCCTCAAGTGCATTATATGCCTCAGTTGTTCCTTCTGACAGTTTAGTATAGTCACCTTTACCTGGAACACAGTGTCTAATACCGCCTGCAGGATTTTTGCAATCATTATTTCTACGGAAGATCAAGTGTACATGGGGATACATGCAAGTTTGTCCTGCACTTTGCCCCATATTAATACCTACATTATAGCCTGTAATATTGTTTGCAAGACTAGATACATTTTGTTCTCCCATAGAAACAGCAAACTTAAAGCATCTCATTAGATTATCCTCGTGGTTTACTTTTGGAACAACAAGTGTATGTCCTTCGGTTACTGGATATTTGTCGTTGTAAACAACAAAATCTCTAGTATCAAGCTCAACATCTGTCCAAGGAGCTCGTCAGTCCTTTTGTGCTTGTTCTAATGTATCAAGATACATAAACTTCCTCCTCGATATATCGTTTTAATTCTTTATCTTCTACATCATTTGGAATATCATTTTTGTAAAAGATTCTATAGCTGTCACTACCGTACTTACCAATGCCACAGAGTTTAGTAGCATCTTCTCCGTCCCAATCTAACCACTGTTGTGACATTTTGTAAATGCGTTTTGCACGAACATTTTGCATACCCAACGGCTTTAGCATTTCTGCAATTTCGTCTACAGTTGCAAATAGTAGAAATCCAGCAGTAGGCCAGCGTTTAAAGAATTCTTTTAGTACAGGCTTAGTTTGACGCCTGTCTACTTGATTTAAACAGATGACACCAACCATATGCTGCCAGCTATCTTCAACTTGCTGTTGTACCATCAAGTCGTCTCTCATTGTCCTACATTCTCCCAAGGGTAAACAAGCCAAACATCTTCTTCTGCTTTGTTTACTTCGTGTACTGAGTAATTCACTCCGCCAAACTCGCTTGATAAGTTTTCTGTAATAACTGCAAAGCGGACATTGTTACCCCATACAGTATTCCAATTAGGATTGTCAGGTAAACAAGAGCTTTGCCAATCTTGTTTAATCCAATTAAATGTTGCACCAGTATCGTTTATATCATCTACAATTAAGATATTTTTCTTTTCAAAAGAATCACTAGTTTTGTAATCATGCCCTGAAATATAACCAAACGCATCTTCACTCATCCAGCAGTTACTTTCACTACCGTGTCCTTCTCTATCGTCACGCAAGCTAACCTTTAGTGCTTCACAACGAATGTTTAACATATTACTAAGAATAGTTGCAGGAACATTGCCACCTCTTGTAATACCTACAATGTAGTCAGGCTTCCAGTTGTCGTTATACATTTGTAGTGCAATGTTTAGACATGCTCTTTCGATGTCTGCCCAATCATAATATTGTTTTTTAATCATCTTCATTCCTTAGAAATTTAAATGCTATTGTATGTCTATGTTTGTCATAAAACGAAGTTGCTGAATGCAAAACATCACCATTAAATATTACTAGCCTATTAGGAATAGGAGCAATAGAAATCATAATAGGCATATCTTCGCCTTGTGTTTTTATTATACTATCAAATTTATTTTCTGTAAAGAAAAATTTTGTTTCGCCACCATCATTTAACCCCCAATTTTGATTAGGATAGTATAAGACTGTATATGTTGTAAAGTCGTGATGAAAATATGTTCGTTCATTTGGAGCATATAAATTAACATATGAACGATCAAGGTAACAATCTTTTAAATTATCAAAATGTTGTAGTTTAGAGTACAATGATTTAAATGTAACACTGTCGATTGGTAATTCGCTTACAAGACCACTCGGCGGAGTATTTGACTCGTCTGTTTCGCCTAACAAAAATTGCAGTGAAGACAGCTCTTTTTCGATTTGATGGAACTCACTTACAGAAAGGAACTGATCGTATGTTTGGATAAATCCATTAGCATAATCAGTAACAGTCATTCTCCTTTTGCACCTCGTGCTAAATATTCTTCGTTGTGTATCCAACGGTATCCTTCACGCTGTACAAAACGCATAAAGCCCCACTCTTTTTGTTTACGTCCCATAAAGAACAAACTCCAGCACGGAATCTCATTACCGTCTGCATCTTTAGCAAGTTCTAACCAATGCAAATCATCTGCTGAACGCATACGGAAGTGTCCTGGTCCACGCCATACTCGTGTAGCACCGCATACATTTCCTTCTTGTGAAATAACTGGGATATGTTCCCAGTACCCGCCTTTTAAAATAAATGTAGCATATCCCCAAGGATGATCGTGCAGTGTAGGTTCATCGCTTACAAGAACTTTGTGTAGTGTAATGTTAAAAGGAAAGCGTTTACGTTCTTTTAAAAATACATAATAACGGATAAGGTAAGGTACCTTTCCGTCTCTATCTGTAATTACTCGACGTCTGCCGAGCTTGTCCATTAATTTAGAAAGGAATTTCGTCATCGTCATTTCTGCCTTTCCAGTCTTGATGTACCATTGCATATATTGTTTTAAATTTTTCGTATGCTTGTGCTAGTGCAGGATAGTCATTGCACATATCTTCTACTTTAGAAACACTCGGCATATGATCTTCAAACTCAACCGGTTCATTTAATGTAATACTGTATGGTTCAACATCATCCCATTTGAACTCGCTACCTATTGTAGTGGTTGTAATTGAACTTATATCAATAGTGTCTGTCATATAGTCATTCATATTAATAGTAACATTATCACCAGTATTATTTACAAAATCGTCCAACTTTAAATCACTTATATCGATAGTAAAACTATCATCCTTTGATTGCGTCATACAATGCTGCTCCGCTAAAAAATTCTTTGTTTAACTTTGTACGTTGTTTATCTAAACTTACAAGATAGTCTTCATAGTTTTCTACATAATCTCGAATCTTGTCAACTATCAAACCTCTATACTTTCTATAAGCAAAGTAATCTTCAGTCCATGCACTTGGATATTTAAATTCAGGCAGCGCCATTTCACTGTAGCTCAATCGATCTGGAACCATAGGAATAGCATTTACAAGTGCGCCTTCGTACCAACTAATACCAAGTGTTTCTTGTAGATTAGCACTAAACACTAGTTTAGCTTCTCCTAACAAATTATGGTATTCGTTTTTAGTAAGAGTTCGCTCTTGACATACAACAAATTCATAATCTGGTAGTTGTTCTGCTAAGTCACGAAATATATCTACTTGTTTTTCTGGAGCAACACGATGAGGGAAAAGAATAAGATTACGCTTTTCCATACCTTTGTAACTGTCTAAACTATTCTTTAGATACTCCATAGGCCAACCTACACGATGTATTCTATTCCAGTCAACTGCATAGTCTTCGTCAAATACATCTGTAAACATATCAATGTGAAAGTCACTTGCAAAGAAGTTGTCATCATAACATTCAAACATTGACATCTCTGCATGACGTACCCAAGGTTTGTCCCCAATTAGTCTACCAAGGAAATCATGAGGATCATAAGAACCAGCATGCCAAAGGCCACCGACTCTAATATCCACGGATAAAAGACTAGCCATGTAACGAAGTTGTATAACCGTCGGATTCCACGCATCAGTATATAAGAAATAGTCTCCATCTTTAATTTCTCCTTTGCAAAACATTTCACCGATAGTTTCTAATTGCTTACTTTTGTAAACATTCGTACCGCCAAAGTTAAGGAAAGCCCCAGGCGTTGTAGCCTGAGGCGTTTCCCCACCGCTAATAACTTTTACTTGTTCATTTGTAGCACGTTGAAGCTGTCGTGGTAAATACTCTTTCCACTGTTTAGTGTAGCGTGTATCTACTGCTTCAATGTCTACAATGTAAATAGTCATTAGTTCCTCCGTTTATTAATATTACGTCCTGCATTACGAGATTTTGCACGAAGCCAATTTTGATGTTTTTTATATGCTTCCCAAACATTCGAACCATCTTTATATAGATCAGCCTCGTTAAAGACTTTACCTTCAAAGCGACAATAGTCGCGGAACTTGTCCAAATCGTCAAAAATTTTGTTGACTGGTGGAAAATTGTTAGCCATTTAAATAATCCTCTTATCATGACCTAGGGTAAAAAATAGAACAACCGTTTTCGTTGTCCTCAGCGACACTAATTTCTACAAATCGGTTTGGATACTTTGTAGAAATTTGTTGATACAAGTCATCTGCAATCATTTCACATGACTTGTGGTTTAACTCTAGTACGCCTTCGACGTCATAGAGTCGTTGCATCCAGCGTTTAAACTGAATGAATTCAATATCGCGATCGTTATGAAATACTTCAATACGAACACGAAAGTGAAAGATATGACGATGTGGAATACCTAAAAAACTTACGTCATCCCAATCGCCGGTTGCTAGTGCAGGATCTTTGTCAGCACCTGGATACATATGTACACCTTCTTTTTGAAAGGTTACCCAAATACTTCGTTCTGCGGTTTTCATACGATCATTCATATCTTCTTCTTTCATTCTACGACCCATATAATTCCAGTAAGATTCTCGTTGCATTGTTATATAATACTTTCATTTCATTCATTTGTCAAGTGTTAAAACTGAAATTTCCTAAAATATTGGCGCACTAGATCTGCTTCCATTGGTTTTTGTTCAAGTTGCCAGTGTTTAATAATAGGATGCATAGGTTTCTTTTCAACCCATGCTGCTTCTCCTGCCATGCCGAAGTCTTGATATTCATCTGATTCTTGCCATAATCCTATACAAGCTCTCGGAGCAAGCATTCCATACTGAAAGTGTATAGGACTCATTGCAAAATCTAGAATATATTTACCAGATACAACAATAACATGAGTATCGATAGTATTATCATCCATGGATCTACCGTTACCAAACCCATTAGTAGCACCAGTACTAGTAAATTGTCCTTTTTCTTCGTTTTGCCAATATGATGTCACTTGCACTAATCGTGATTTAATATTATGATGTGCAAGTACTTTACGTAGAACACTACTCATTAAAATACAATGTGTTCCCCATTGATCAATAAATCCTAAATTTAAAAATCTAAAATAAACTTCTTGAAACTTAGCAATGTCTGCACGGTTTATTGATTTTTCAATACCTAAAGCAACATCTTCGGGCCAATTAAAATTAAAATTCCTAGTCCAAGGCTCTCTTCTAAGATGATCTGACGGATTATTTAAACTATCATAGCTATGAACTCTTTTTTTAGGCTTAATAATAATTTCTGAATCTTGTGGAAGTTCAAATGCTTGGTTAGTTAAGTGAACTGGAAGTTCTGGGTTTTTCTTCATTTGATAACCTTATCTTTTCCGTAAGAGTACCAATCTGTAAATTTTTCTCTATCTAACAGATCGTGCAAACTATGGCACCAAACGCCTGGGTTTGTTGCTTTAAAATCTTTATCGTCAATTTTAACCATTGCGTTGTAGTTCCACAGTTTCGTGTAAGGCAATGGAACACGGATTTGTGGAATAAAGTTATCATACTCGCAAAGTCCGCCATCGTGAAAACTACCGTTTGCGGCACTTAGTGGAATATCAAGCGTACACAGGTAACCTTCTTTAAGAAATGTTTCTATCATATCATCCCATTTCTTATAATAATTATATAAGTTTTCACCTGAACCTTCAGGATCAAAACTATGATTGGCGCCAAAGAAAATATGCTTACAGTTGTTTTCGTTATAGTAATGCAAGATTGTTTCCCAGTCATGCACACCTACAACAAACAATGTTTGTAAACCGTAAGCAGGAGTTTTTTCAACTTCTATTCCTGTAAATATAGTAGGAGTATCACTTACTCCTGTTTCGTAGTCTCTTTTCATTTTAAACTCGGTTGATTCTCTAATAGCCAAACACATTCACCAATATCTTCTGGATTTGTATATCCTTTGTCTACAGTGCATCTTTCATATGGATGTATTTGATAAGCAAACTCAAAACCTAACCCAAACGCACCTGTCATTAGTACAAGTATAAGTAAAAACAGTTTCATCCTTGCTTTGCCTTATGCTGTGCAATACTTGCTGCTTTAGCAAGTTCTGAGAAACGATCTGCTGTTTGACGAATCTCACTTGCATCAATATTAGATGTACCATATGACTCTACTGTACGTGCCATGTTATGTAGCAATATAACCATATCGCCGTCTGTTAGTGCTTTTCTTCCTTCAGGTAGTGGCATTACTCTAAACCTTTCTGTATCAAATATGCATTAATTCTATGCATTTCGTCTTTCAAATAAAGTTTCATAGTTTTCATTCTGCGAACTTCTTCGGTAACTGTCATATTATTATACTTGGTTTCAAGCTCTTCGTCAAGCTCTCGATGTTTCCGTTTTAGCTCGTCGTAGTGCGCTCGAAGTTTATCTTCGACTGAATCATAATTGCTCATCCTCGAGTTCCTCCAATCTATGTTCTTGTTCTTCTGTAAACTCACCATCGTCTAATTCTTCCTCAAGTGTTTCTTCCACTTCAAACAAGTTATTGAAAAATGTACTTGCATTCACAGTCTTTTTACCAACTGCTCCTCTAGTACCTGGAATAGCCATCCAAAACTTAGAATATTCATCTACTTTTTGTAGGGCTTCGTCTCTGTCTGTAATTGCGAATATTTCTTCCACAACATCTCTAAATAGTATCCTGTCAAAACGCTCTTGAACAAGCATTGCCGGAATGACTCCATTGTCGTATTGTCTGTTTGCTTCTTGTACTGCATTAATGTGACTCCATACGTTATGACCCATTTGGATCGCATACGAAAAACTATCCCACGATGTTTTTCCTTCTTTGCCGATTTTATTTAAGTCTCCTGGAGCATAAGTGCAAACATCTGATACTTTAAGTTCGGCAGTGATTGGGCTGTCTTCAAAGTTTTTAAATATCCCATCTGATATAACAGCATCTCTAAAGAGACGGTTGTCTGTAGCATATTTCTTATCGTCAACACTCGGCACCATTCGATATGTCCATTTCGACCTGTCCGCAGTTTCATTTTGTATGTAAATCTGTCCGTTTGCGGTTGCAAGGAAAGGACTAGCACAGTCAAAAGTGATAGTGAAGTTTTCATTGTAATTTTTCCGTACTGCTCTTTGAACGTCTGTAAGCAAACAAGCCCACTCTAATTTTGATGTACCTAAGAAGTGCATAACATCGTGTACGCCCTTTTCTAGTAGTCCGTCAAAATGTAGTGTAACAAGGCGTCTAAGCACCAAGTGAACATCACACATGTTCTGTCCGCCCATAGCCCAGCCGTTAAAGTGATTGTCTGGATACTGTTTTGGATCACAAAAGTCTTTCATTTGTTCGTACCAATCATCAGCCTCGTCGTGTGTTTCGCCTTGCAATACGTTTAAGAACTTACAAGCGCCTGTACGATGCTTCATCCAGTATTCGTTATTATATTTAGATGCATTAACTGCATCTTGGTATGTGCTAATACCTGTTTTTTCACGTCCGGCAGGTGAACGACAAACCCAAGCAGGAATATCAAGGATCATGCCGTAATCCATATAAGCATCCATCCAACGGAGAACAGCATCACGCTTTTGTTGCGCTGCATCTAGTCGTGCTTGATACTGCTTTGCATGATCAATTTTAGTTGTTTTAGGATTACCGTTTTTATCTAGTTTAGGATTACCAGATTCGTCTAGTTGTGTTACTAGTTCTATGCCTTTTGCTTTTGCTTTCGCCATACGAGCAGCAACTTCTGGACCATTCGGGTCACGCCATTCACCTTCCCAAACACCTTTACCAATTTGGAAACCACCTGAGTCTCCAAGTATCCAACTGTTTTCGCGATCTCTATTACGTACCATATCTTCTTTAGGCACTTCTTTAGTAGTATCTAAGTCTGCGTGTCCTGCTGAATACAGTGTCCATTGATATTGAAATGCACCTTCTTTGGTGTTAAGATAGTTAAGGCTTTCAACGCCATTAGCAAAGTTACTTGGGATACGTGACTTGTCTACATACTCGTCAAAACGCTGTTTACCTACATAAGTTGCATAAAAGCCACTTAGTGCAGGTAGGAATCTAGCGTAATCTTTTTGTTCAGCAGTTAAGTCTTTACGCATATGTTACTTGCTCTGTGCTGGTAGAATATAATCGTATGTTGCCATACCTGAGTTAACACTAATTTTCATAGCACCTTGATCTGAAATGCTCATAGTCAAATCGCCATCTAAACTCAAAATACTTTGTACTTGTGCTACTGGCCAACTCCAAGTATGCTGTAGCGCACCTTCAACACCGTGTTGGAATACAAACTCGCCTGCGTGTGTGCTTGCATCACCAAAGCTAAACACTAGGTTGCCGTCTTTAGTTGTAACATTAAATGTTGGCTCTTCTGAGTGTGCCGCTGCCATTAACTTCATACGTGCAATACTTGCAACACTAGGAGCAAACTCTACATTCCAGCTTGCACCTTTAAACTTAACAGTCTTTAGTTTCTCTTCGATAATTGCCTTATTCATAAAGCGATAATCATTTTGGAAGTCACCACTTGCATTTTCAAAATGAATATGTGTTGGAACTGTTTCACCATTGCGCTCTGCTTGTACAACATCAATTTTTGCATTGTCTTTGTACTCTGGATTTTTCAAATGCAATGCAAGTTTATCTAAGTTAGGCATACCAAAAGTGCCTACAAACTCTGCTACTGGATTTGCTGTTTCTGCTGACATAATAACAGAACGATCTTCTGCCATTGAGTCGATTTGTGTGCTTTCATCATTAGTAACCTTTACTAATGATAAGAAGCCTAGTGCGTGAGTATGTGCTACTACGTCTTGTAAGATATCTTTCATGTTATAGTTTCTCCATCGAATAAGTTTATTATATTGCCTAAGTTGTTGTTTGTCAAGAACTTTTCTACTGTGTATTTAGGTTTAAATCCTAGTGCCTTCATTTTTTCCATGTTAGCACAAGTCCATTCTCGTTCTCCTGGGGTATTTAGACGCACCGGTAAGTCTGGTGCTAGGTCTTGGATCCGTACTGGACGCCCCGTACCAATATCAACTACTCCGTTTACATGAGTATTTCTAATAAGAATGTCAATTGCATCTAGTAGATCAAATAAATGAATAAAGTCTCTGTAATGTTTAGTGGTGTATTCTAGTGTACCGTTGCGTAGTTTGTTAAAGAACATATTTTCTCTAGGACAACTATCACTATACACTGTATGAAAACGCATACCTAACATTGTACCTGCATTGTAACGTTCTGCAAGTTCTTCTAGTATGAACTTAGACGCCGCATAAGGGTTCAAATCGGGCTCGTATGCGCTCGAACTGCTTGCATATAGTATACGTGTACCTTCATAGCGTTCGAACAGTCTACGACTCGCTTCTACATTGTTCATCCAATATGAAGCAGGATCACTTAAACTTTCTCTTACACCACTTTTACCTGCTAAGTGTATAATTAAATCAAAATCTTCTTTAAATTCACAAGTTAATAAATCTTGATCTAAACCGTCTTTAATATCTAGCCCTATTATTCGATTGTTTTTCTTTAACCGTTCTAGTAATGCTGAACCAATAAAGCCTCTATGTCCTGTTAATAAAATATTCATGATGCTATTCCTTGCTCTTGAAACCATGTGAGGAATTCCCATGTGTTGCGCCAGTTTAATACGTGCCTATGATGATGAACTACTTTTGCCAATGGCAAATCATTGCCGCCTTCGTGCATTGCATCACCAAAGAACCAAAGTACATCTTCTGGGTCAAAGTCTTTTACAATTTGACTTTTATCAAATCCTTTAGGTGAAATATCAATACCAGTTTCACCACCTACTTTTGCTTCGAGTTCTGGAAATAGTAGGTTAAAGTTGTGAGCAATATAAACACGTTCGTCATGTTCTGTGTCCCACGTAACATATTTTGCACGTTCTATTTTATCTGCGTTACGTCCTACAATACTAAAGTTACACATGCCTGGACGATGTTCAAAGTGTAATCCTGTGCGAATACTAAACGCACTTGCAGTTAATTGTTCACTTAACCAATTGTGTGCATCTTCAGGAAGTATCCATTCATTACGTCTAATATTCTTTTTACTTTGCCAAACGTCATTGCCCGAACAGTTATATACTGTATGAGCTAAATTATAAGTATCTTCACCTATCTGTTCTACTGTTTTAGGTTTATCGCTACCTGTAACTAAAAACACTTGATTACTACGACAAAACGTATTAAAGAACTCTTTAAACTTTGAATCGATAATACCTCTACTAGGAGTAAGTGTTCCGTCTACATCAAAAATGAATTTAGCGTTAGGGGACATAGTATTACCTCTCTACCAAAGGCTTACTGTTGTTTGTATCGTGATAGTCACCTGACTTGTAGTAATCACGGCTTGCTTCTTCTTTAACTAAGATTCCGTTTTTGTAACGATATGTTACAATCTCACGACGAACTACTCCGTCTGTATCTGCATCGAACGCTGCTTTAAATGGACCGTCAGTCATTGTTTTCCCTTTCTGTTACTCGCTTACGCAAGTCTGATGATGAGAAGCGGTGATCTCTTTTGTTGAAGTGTAGCTGGATACCCCGCTTCTTGCAAATATCCTTGCCCGTAAAATCCTTTTCACGATACTCTTCTCCTAGTACTCTAACATCTATGTGATACATTGTCAAGATGTCTTCTAGGTCTTGTTCAGTGCCGTAAGGGATAATTTCGTCTACATATCCTACTGCTTTAAGTTGTGTATAACGTTCTACAATAGTTTGTATAGGAGAGTTTTTCTCCGGTCTATCTGCACTTGGATCTATTTGCAACCCACATATAAGATAGTCACAGTTTTCTTTTGCTTCACGCAACATTTGTACGTGTCCTGCGTGTAACAAATCAAAAGTACTACAAGTAAAGCCTACTTTCACTGGTCTCTCCCTCCATCAAATACACAAATAAATTCTAATCCAAAGTCGGTATTATTGTGTACTTTGTGAAATACATTATCTTCAACTAGTACAGTATCGCCTTCTTTAACATCAAATATTTTGTAATCTAATTCCATTTGTCCGTTACCTTTTGTAAAGATATAAACTTCTTCTTGTCCTGCATGTCTGTGACCAGTTGTGCTTTTATGCGCTCTTAGTTGTGTAGAACTAACAACTAAGTTTTTAAGATGAGTGTTGTCTTTTACAGTGTAACGTTCATCTTGCTTAACAACTTCTCCACCAATGTCCCAATTGCTGTATTTCATTTGTCATCTTCCGGCAATTTAATTACATTATTTTCATTAGCAAGCATTTGTTCTTTAATGTCGTAAACTTGCTCATGCTTTATCATGTTGATAATAGTATTGGTTAAATCAACTTCTCTACGCAACCAACCAATCTTACGCTGCAATTCTTCTAGCTCTTGTAGATAAAAATCTAATTCTTGTTCTTTACGTAATTTTTGCTCAATAAAGTCTGATATAAGAATTAATTTTTGTTCATCACTCATCATGCATCCTTTCAGCTAACTCTTTTAACATTGCTATAAGTTCTTCAATAGTATTTAGGTCTGAAGAATTATCAGTGTCGATTTCTAGTTCAAGTTTTACTTTCATACATTTTAATCTCCAAAGTCAAACAAACTGTTGAACGTAGTATGTTGTTTAGTATCCTCTAGTGGATAGTTAAGCACACCAATCAAGTTGTCTAACTTATTATCAATAATAGTTTCTGCCATTGCTGCATCATCAAATGGCAGTTCCTTAAACCACTCTGGCAAGCGTAGCTCATCTGTTGGATATGCAACACTTGTATAGCCTAGTGGATTTTGTTTTAGTTTACAAACAATAACTTTCATACCGTCTACAATCTCTTGCGAGTATTTGTCGCCATTCATGCGCTTTAGTGTATTCCAGTTAATGCTTGCCCGCACGTGGCCTGGCATATTTGCCTTGCCTTGTTTTTGTTCAAGACGCTGATAGTGTCCAATCTTGTTTGCACGTTTAGGCGAACCTTTTTCCCAACCGGGCATTTCTTGAAACTCTTTACGGAACACTGTAATACGTTCTAGTACATCTTCTTGAGATACATCTGTAAGCACCATTAGCAGTAGTTCGCTAAGAAACTTTTGCATAAACACCGGCGTATCTGAACGGCGCAAGTCCAAGCCCATTGCTTTTACTTTACCTGGCTTGCCATCTACATCTGTTCTAAAACCTTCGTTATCAATTACTAGTGCCGCATAACGCTTCTTGGTAATGTACAAGCCTGACTGTGCAACAATTTCTCTACCTGCTGCAATAACATCGCTTCGTGTTTTAGGACAATGAAATGCTTGCGCCATAAACTTTTCAAATGTAGTATTAGCTTGTTCAGCTACTTGATCGTATAATGCAATAGCTTTTTCAGCACTCCATTCTAGTTTACCTGACTCTATGTCATCTTGAAGTACTGGCCAAGCACTAAAGTATACAGAGTCAGTATCGCCATAGATAACACTTTTACCTACGTGATCATATTCGCCTGTAATAACATTATTAACTTCTGCACTCATGTGTTTAACAATTTGTCTGCCTGTTAACGTGGTACTCTGTCCTATACGTTTGTCAAAAAATCTGCAACCAGGATTAAGAATGGCCCCATAAAGAGAGTTAAGATTAATCTTCTTAACAAGTTGTCGTTTGTCCCAATACTCAATCTCCGCATCAAGGCCTGCGTCTTTGGCCTTCTTAAGTTTCTTCTGAAGTTCTTTTCGTTCTGCATACCACCTCTTTAGAATACCAGGAATAACTCCTTCAAATTCTGTTGTAAAAATAGTACCGTTAGCACTAAGCATCCACGGCATTTGACTGTCAAAGATAAGTTGATAAATCTCTGCACCACTTAGTACATCTGAACGTCCATCTTCCCAGTCCACAGTAAGTGCAACATCTTTACGTTGATCCATAACTGCTTCATATTCTTCTGTACTAAAGCGTCCTTCCCAACTACCTGCAAATGACTTTTTCTTTAGCGTCATGTCTTCGTGTACACGGGCATCTGAAATCTCTGGACGTATCTGTCCTACGATAGTTTCTGGAGCCATATTCAATGCACGAATCACACTTGGATACAGTGAGTTTAAGTCCATTGAAGCAATCCACTTGTGCAATCCTTTTTTAGGAAATGCAACATATGCACCTGCCGCCTGTGTACTTTCAGTGTCGTCACGCTTTGGACGATTAGGAACACGTAAATCTCTGTTGTGTGCTTCATTAATAATGCCTTGCTCTGTTACAGCAACAGCACCCATTGTTGTTTGCAGTAGAACAGTGTTCTCGTGTGCAATGCTGTTAGACAAATCAATAAAGCGTAGCTTCTTGTCTAGTTTATCAAGCAATGCAGTATCCTGAATGTTATATTCAATAAACTTGCGGAAGTCATTATTGTATAATTGATCCAAGGTACCTTCATATGGCACCTTGTTTTCGCCAACTTCAATTTCACCAATTGCATCTAGTCGATATGAATGTCGTTCTTCATATGTGTACTTACGATAAAGTTCAAGACTGTCTAAATGCACACGACCTACTAAATCAAATGTAACTGCTTGCTTCCCGTATTTTTCATACTCACGCTTCTTAGGCAATTGACCCCACAAGCAGAAACGCCTTGTATCATCTTTACTCAATACTCGTGAAACACGATTTACAGTGTACGGAATATCGTAACCTTCACTGTTCCAACCACTTAGTATGTCTGCATCTTGTATCAAGTCCAAGAACGTGTTTAGCATTTCGCCTTCGTCCTCAAACAATACAACACCGTCTAAGCCTTCTACTTCTTTTTGTGCCTGCTCCATTGTGAGTGTCTTTGGTGGAACAGCAAGACACACCATTGTTTCTAACCATTGCAAGTATACAGACACTGACGTAATGGGCATAAAGGGATCCGCTGGATCAGCAAAACCTCTATCAGGATCAAAGTCTGTCTCAATATCGAAAAATGCAATGTTTAGTTTAGGTGCGTCTTGGTTAAGATAGTTTTCACTTAAACATTGGAAGATTGGATTAATATCGCTTTCAAACAAGTCCTTGCCTTTGTTGATAGCAACTTCTTTGCGAAAGTCTTTTGTATTTTTACATACAATACGGCTTAGTGGATCACCGTACACACTCTTGTATTTGCCTTTAGGGTCTTTGTAATAAAATGTATATTTTGCAGGATATTCTGTAAACAATCGTTTACCTTCGCGTCTTTCAACGACACGGATAATATCTTGATCACGATCAAACATCGCGTCTACGTATGGCATTCATTTCTCCTCGTTGCTTGTGGCCAACTTAACCATCTACTTGCCCAGCTATTGCTATTGGCGTTATAATTATATATCAGAATAAAATTCCTGCAACATAAATTACGGTTAATCCTGCGTTCATCACTATTAAACTTTTTTCCTTCCAGAGTACGCCTACAAGTATCCATAAGCTATTACTGACTATAAATGCCCAAATATATAAAGGGTATATATTAAATGCAGCAAGAAGGGCAGCACCTAATAGACATACTGTTGCTATCCAACTTAGCCATTGATACGGTTTTTGTTCTACCACCATTGTGCTGCTACTCCAAAACCTACAATATTGATACAGCTAAAGTAAAAAGTTAGTAATAGAATCCAAGGCAATCCACGTCTATAACTTGCATAACATTGTGTGCTACTACCTATAAAAAAGCCTGGATAAACAATCATCATGTTAGGATTGTCTGCATTTAACGCTAGTGTCATACTAGCGGATACTGTAAATATAAAACTTACTAGTTCAAACCAAAATGCAATCTTATCACTACGATAGCTGTCTAACCAATAACTTTTTATTTTAACAATCACTTATCATATCCTAGTGTAGTAATAATAGTTTCTAAATCGTCAAACTCATCATAATGACGATCCCAGTCGCGATTTTTAGCAACCTTGATTGCTTTGTTAATAAGACTTGGCTTAATATCCATTTCTTCTGCAACAGCTTTTACAGTTTCTTTTAACCCTGTTTGTAAATCTTCTACTTCTTGAAGTACAGTTACACCTTCTCGAACTAGTTTTTCTAATTTTGCTTTTTCTTCAGCACCATATGTACGGTCACCCATAGGTTCCTCCTGTTAATTTAGTTTATATTATATGATATTTTTAGATGTTTGTCAAGTAGAAAATACTTTTTTATTGTCAAAAGCACGATGCCATCCAAAAAACTGTGCTTTATAATCTGAATGATCATCTGATGATAAGTTGATCCATTCATCCTTGCGTTGCCATAAACGCATTGCACCGTCATACCAATCGGTATTATCGATGATTTGTTCAAGTCTTTCTTTTGCTTGTGTTGCTTCGTCAACGTTATCAAAATCTTGTTCGATATGTATCACTTCCATAACAACTTCATGTGTTACATAATCAAGACTAAAGTCTATTCCCCACTTGGGTTTGATATTTAACAATTTTTGTAGTATAGGTCTTGTTTTTGATACTTCGATAATTTGATCTCTAGCTTCACCTGCGAATGCATAACGTGTTAACAACATACAATGATCTAAAACTAAGCCGTGTTCGCTTTGTTCTACATCATGATACCATTCTTGCACTGGCGCAATATGAAACTGTATTTCTCTGTTTAATTCAATACCGTTAGCTTCGTAGTGTAGGTGTTCTAAAGGAGTCGGAACTTCATATCCATCCTTGTCAAAGTCTTTGAAAGGAAGAGTCTCAACTAGTTGTCTTTGAATAGGTTTGCGAAGATAAGGATCACTGTTAAATCTAGGATATACATTTACTAGATTCAACTGCTATTTTCCTTCCAATCCTTATAAGACATGTCAGCAAATTTTAGCCAATTAAATAATGCTCTATCAACATCCAATTTGCTTATTGTTCCGTCTTCTTCAAGTTTTTTATAGATGTTACCGTCAGGAAAACTAAACTGTTGATACATTCTATCTAAATGTCGATTTGTTCGAGTAGCACTTCCTGATTGTCCGTTAAGCCAATCCCACCACTCTGAATCTCTAGCAGTATTTTGTAGGTGAGTTAACCATGGTTTAATATAATTGTCACGTAACTCTTGTGCGTCTGTCCATTCAGTAACATCAACATTAACCCAGCTACCGATTTCTGTAGGACCTTCTTCTTGTGTATCGTCTAGATCAAACTGTCCGCCAGTTTCGCCTTGGTCCATATTCGGAGGTAAATCAAATTCTATCCCTCTTGATAATTCAAAGTAAATGTCGTTCCAAGTTGGCACGCCAGGGGTATTTAGTCGTATACCGTATCTTGATGCTTTTCGCTGCCAGGTTCTAGTATCTTGGAGTGGCTGATCGGCTCCGACTGTTCTTTGAAATTGTGCAAGATTTCTATTAATACGATTTGCATTGTCACCAAAAGAACCAAAGTCAGAACTTGCTCCGCCCCTAACGCCAGAGCGTCTTAACCAATAGTGTGCAATTCGCATCCATTCTTCTCTGTCAAACGCATTTGCTAATTGTTGCGAAGTTCTAATAAATCCTGGTTCGTCTTCAAAAAATATGTATCTCATTACAGTTTGCTCATTCTTTTATATAACGATAGTACTTCACTTTCTACAGTTGCACCTGGAGTTATAACACCAATACGTCTTAAATGATCTCTTAAAGCGTTCATGTTGCTAAATGTCCAAGTACTTTCGAGATCTATAAAAATACTTCTACCGCTCGACAGACTTTCATATCCGCGATTTATCTTTTCATATGCTTCTTTAGTACGTATTTGTTGTATAGCATTTAATATTCTATTGTCATCAGACCCAAAGTTTCTGTCAACTTCTTGCCAAATTGCAATAATGATATTTTGTTCTTGCGGAGTGTAGCCTGTTAAGCGTGATCTAAGTTCTCCTTGATCAACTGTATCTGCTCCGTCTCTTGTATCTTCTACTTCTTGTAAAAATGCATTAATGTTCCTACTAACTTCATCTTTTTGCGCTTGTCTGTTTTGGAGATCTTGAACAGGATCGTCAACATTTGGATTTACTTCTAATCTAGGATTTATAAACCCTGGGAAAGTTATTGTTTCATTACCTCTAAAAGTTCTTCCAAAATCAAGAACTTGCATATATAATTCTTGTAAGTCTTCTTGACTAGCACTACTCATTTGTTCTCTAGTATATTCTAAAAGTCTTTCTAGTTCTTGTAAACTCTGAGAAGTTCTAAACCATAATTTTGCATTTTCTACAAATGTGCCACTATAGTTTGGATTTATTAAACGCTCTTGAGCTGTTGCTCTTTCAAGCGGCACAGCATCACCATTTATAAGGAAACTTGCTCTTAAAACATTAGCCAATCTTTGACTAATAGATTCGATTTCTAACAAAGATTTTTCTTTTGTTTGATCCGTTGTAACTTGTCCATTTATAACAGGAAAGAACATATATGTGTCTTGTCGAGATATTTTAGAAACATAAACTGAATTTACGGTCACTGTTTCTCCCATTAGTTCTAGTTGAATTAAGTCATTATTATCACCAGCTAATGGTACTCTGTTAATCTCAGTCTCATTATTAATGCCAAAGAATGAACTTTCTTGTTCTCCAATTTCTTCTGGTGTTGGTACTCCATCAACTAAAGGAATCCAAGCATCTAACAGTTCGACCCAAGGTTCAGCGTAATTAATTTGTAAAAAAGTATTACCTTGTTGTTCTTCTTCTAAATCTGCTTTATACTTGACTGGATCTCTGTTAGCTACACTTAATGAGTCTAAAACAAACACAAACTCTGCACCTGAAGGTGCTGTAACATTTACTCTGTTATTCGGCTCATCAATTGACCAACCTTTATCGTCGTCAACTGTTTCTTCATCACTTCCGGGTCTTTGAATACCACGGCGTTCTAATTCTGCTTCTATGTCGTCTATTAATGCATCACCTACTACGGCTGATTCAGGAAACCCATCTCCTTCGGTTCCGATTCGATAATTTATTTCGTTATCTAATTGATACTCGGGAGCAACTACAATGTATTCTTCACCTTCTGGATATTGTAATAATACTATATTTCTAGGTTCGCCTACTGCACGTTGCTCTGATTCTCTAGAAACTGTAACATCGTTCCAGGGTATTTCTGTTTCACCAGCTACTTCGTCACCTTGTTCAACATCATCTACACCTTGTTCGTCACCTTGTTCAACATCATCTACACCTTGTTCGTCACCTTGTTCAACATCATCTACACCTTGTTCACCGTCAACTACTGTACGTGCTTGAGTAACTGTATCTTGTTGATAATTAGGAAACGCTTCAATGAACCCGTCGTATTTGTTTAATAATTGTTCTAGTCTAGTGCGTTCTTCTTGTGTTAGTTCTCTTTCGAGTAGCACCGAAATACTGCTTTTATAGAATACAGGAATTGTGCCTTCCTCGACATTATTGTCATTTAGAATTTCTAGAAGTTCTTCTATTTCTTGGAAATCGTTATGTACTTCTATAATGGCAGCAATAGTGTTTGGACCTGCATCACCGTCTTGTGCAAGATCAATTACTTCTGATTGAAATTGTCTAACAGCGGCAGTAGTAGCAGGGCCATATTTGCCGTCTACACCATTGCGGCCTACATTTAATCCAAGTGAAACTAAAAATGTTTGGAGCTCATTAATTGCTTCTACTTCGTCTGGATCGTTTGCAAGTCCTCTTTTGCCGCTATTTGCAAATGCAGATAAGTTTTCAAATCCTGTAACATTAGAGGTTGTAACTTCGTTTTCGTCACTAGTATCATCTATTTCTGTTTCGTCACTAGTATCATCTATTTCTGTTTCGTCACTAGTATCATCTATTTCTGTTTCGTCACTAGTGCCTTCTATTATATCTTTTTGTATTTTGGCTACTCTATAAAAAAGTGTTTCTTCATCTTCAGTTAACCAGTCTTCCATGATAACAGCTGGCAGCATAGAAGCATTTGCTTGAGCAGTTAATATTTCTTCAGTATTATCACGATTGTCCCAGTTTCTAGTATAGCCTACAAATCCGTCATCGTCTGCAGGCGTTATCACTACCATTCTAAATTCGCCAGAAACGCCAACTTCTTTGTATACACCGCCGATCAAGTTCTTTTTCTCGAACCACTGCGCTGCTGCACTTTCCATATCTCTTCGAATTTCTCTTCTAGATAAGCGAGCATCAAAAAGCATATTACGAACAATTCGAAGACCTTGCTGAAATTCACCACCCCACGCAGGGACGTTTTCTTCTACATATGCTTGTACTTGTGATGCAGAAATCTCACGCATTTATGCACCTCAGTTTTTTAGTGATTCTAGCTTTTGTGCTAACTTTTCTTTATAAGACTCTGTAGCCATTTCTGGGTTTACAACACCGGCTTGTCCATTACCAAATTTTAGTTCGTATTCTAAGTTGTGAAATACACTACCTAAATAGTCTGCTGCTTTAGTGATTTTAGCCTGTTGCCAACCTTCAAGTCCTTCTGCTTCTGTAACATTTTTCATCATGTCGTGTAATTGAATTGCATATTTTGCAATTTTATACAGATCGGCACGAGCCATTTGCACTTCATGGTCACGTTCTGCCATGTGCGCCATATCGCCTAAGCCTTCTTTAAATTCTTCTTTTCTCATTAGAGCTGCTCCAAAATACTGTTATAACGTATTTATCAGTTTTCTTTTTTCTTCTTACGCTTTTTGTTTACAGTACCGGCTCTACTAATAGTGCCAATTCCGCCACTTGCAAATCCATTTGATGTACCAGCAATTCCACCAGCACTTGTACCACCAGCTGTGGCAGTTTCGTTAACTTTAACTTCTTTAATCATGTTGCCGCAGCAAGAGCATTTTTGTCCAACTTCATCAAGTGTATGTTTACCTGCACAGTGCGAACAACTATCTGCAGAACAACCACAACTTGCTTTGGTTTGTGCCTCTGCTAATATTTCATTTATTTTCATAATAATTCCTCCAATATTCGTTGCGCTTATTAGTACTTAGCCGTTTTTCTTCATGCTCTTTAATTTTAGTAACATAATGTGTTACTTCTTCTTCCGTCCTGATTTCATATTTGCGCACCAATGATACATCCTCGCTTTCTCACCACTTGCATTTTTAGCTCTTTTACGTAATGCAGTTACACTACCATTGCAACTAGCACCTGAACGCTTTACACGCCCTGGTCTGCTTTTGCCCTTTACCTTACCATCAGCAAAGTTTTCGTCAACTTGTGTTAGCATAGATGCTAAGTATTCCTTATGCTTAGTATTTCCAAATGTTGCTTGTGCTTTTTTAGGATCTACTTTGTACATTCTAAGCCAGGCTTTAAACTGTGGATCTGGATTAAATGTTCTTTTAAACCAGTCTGCTACTGATTCGTTTTTCTTGCGTCCTGCACAATGCGCCTTTTGTGAGAAGCCTTTAGGATTATTACAGTTAATTGAACGCTTATATTTTTGACTCCACTTTTCGTTTACTTCTACACTTTCACATATACAAGGGTCTGCATAACATTTCCCACAAACCCAGTCTTCTATGCTGTGTCCGCCCTCCATAAGAGCTAATTGCATAGGTGTAAACTTATCTTCAGTTTGTAAGACATCTTGTGCTGTGCGTATAGCACGAGTACCTTGTGGATGATTAGGATTGATGCTTACAGTTTCTCCGTTTATCAATTCGCTAATATTCGCTGCTTTACCGACACTATCTAATACTTGATGTAGTTTATCTTGTGGATCGTAATTGCCGCTTTCGTAACCTTTCTTACCACGAACCTCTACACGATGTTTTTCTTTAGTATCCATAACGTGCAGAACGTCCATATGCTTGTCACGTTCTAAACGAAGTATAATACCTTCTGCAAGTCCTAAGTTAAATAAGACATTGGTTTTTGATCCTTTTACTTTTTTACTAAGTGTAGGCGGCTTACCGTCTTTGTCAACAGTATTACCAAACTTTGCAGTTTGTACTTTAATTTCGTCAGTATCAACATCTGGTGTAGTATTAACACCTTTAACAATACGCCCCCATTCATTTAGATCAATTAACTTCATTTTCTTTTGCGTCCTCTAAATGCTGGTGCATTACCTGTAAGACCTGGCAAGCTAAACCATAGCTTAAACCATTCGTCAGTACCGGGTTGGATATTCTTTTCGCGCTCGATGCGCTTTTTTTCTGTGCCTGTTACAGATACATTTTCGTTGTATGGCTTATAGCCTTGGAATTCGTTTATACCTGCTAGTTTTTTAATATAGTCAAGTTCATCCACGGCTTTTCCTTCTCGGCTTGCCGTGTTTGTTATGTTGTGCCCAAGCAATAGCATAAGGTGCTCCAGGATCGTCAAACTTTTTCTTTAGTGCTTTAACTTGTTTTTCTCTACCCGGAGGTGCATCTTCTTGTTTTTTTCTTTTCATTTTCTTTTCGTCGCTGCTGTGACCAAAAGTTTGATGTACTAAGTTGTCTAACTTACGGTGGAATTCGTCTTCTTCGTCTGGACTTGCATCTTCAGCTGCTACTGGCTCTTGTATTCCCATACCTTGACGAACTGCTGCATACATTTCGTCTGCAAGTTCTGGATTAGGAACACCTTGTTTAAATGAATCTAAATCACCAGCTGCTGCCGCTGCTCGCATTTTGCTTGCACTCATTCCTTCTGCACCGTCTGCATCTGGATCACGCTCGCCTGCGCTTACTACTTGTATACTATTAAAGTTATAGTCTTTGCCATTATATTTGTTAATTAATTCTTCAAATGCTTGTACTCTATCTGAACCTGCTACATAGATTAAATTTTCATAACCTAGTTCATTAATTTTTTGCAGAGCTTGTATAACAGTTTTTACTTCAGGATGTCCGATAGTAATTCCTGGAAAAAAGAATTTTGCATAACGTAGTTTTTCTGTAAATGGTAAAGGATCTGTTTTTGGTTTCTGAGATTGGCTTAAAAATACATAAGGATCGCCGCCTTGACTTTTTACTGCATCAACTAATTTAGCATGTCCAATAGTAGGAGGGTTCATTCTTCCGAATGCCATTACCGCAGTTCGAGGTGATTCAAAAAGCTGGCGCAGTCTCATTTGTATTCGCCTTTTTTAATTTGTTCCATCTCTTCAGAAAATATCTTATCAATGATTTGTCCTCTATCATCGTTTGTAAATATTTCGTCTGGTATCTGTGCAATGTCATATTTTTTGCAGTATGCACCTAGTGCATTTTCTACCATACTGCCTAAGCATTTGTTTTTATCAAGTTCTTTCCCTTCGCGATGCATGTCAGCCATATGAGTAACAGCAGGAAAAAACGACTTACGATAAAACATAGGATCATTGCGCATAAAAACGCAAACGTCATCGACTACATCAAAATCGAATTTATTTTCAGGTTGTTGACTAAATTCATCTATTCGCATACTACCACTTCCTACATGACCAATAGCGTGCCTTATGACGTGGACCTGGATTATCGCAGTTGTGTCTAGCACGGAAACTTTTACGTCTTTTTGGATTAGACTTTTTAATTCTTGATTTCTTATCACCAAAGTTAACTTTAACTACATTGCCCTTTGGATTTTTTACATATACTTTAAACTTTTTAACATCGCCTTGCATAGGCTTGCCTAGTTTAACTTTGCGTCCTTGATATTCTGCCTCATCAACTTCGTCGTCTTCGTTGAACCACAGTACACCGTATTGCTCAAAAAACTCGTCATCGTCATCGTATGTTTCTTCAATAACATTATCGTCTTCACCTATAATAATATCAAAGTCGTCGTAACCTTCTTCAAACATATAGTTTGCAAGATGTTCTGCATATTCATTTGATTCATCTTCAGATAGCTCTTTAGGCAACGGAATCTGTAAAACAGTTACATCCTGTTCTGTTGTGTATGATTCATAAATGGGAAAAACTGATTCGTTTAATTTAGCGTTTTCCTGTTTTTCCATTACTATTCTTACAAAATGTTCCATTGTTCCTACCCTAGTGATTTAATTGTATGCTGTTTACTGTACCGTCTGTCCAGTCGCTTATGTACGCTCTAACCCAAACATAGTTACCTGTAAAGTTGTATATAAACGATCCGTTAGCATAGTCACTGCTGTCGTCAGTACTTGTTAAATTTGTGCTCGAAAGTGTAAACCAATCAGCATCTCCAGGATCAACAGCTAGTGTCGCCTGGATATCTATAGTTCCTATAAACCCTGTTACATTGTATTGAACAGTATGAAACCCGTCACTACGACCGTAGTAACCGTCCCCTTTGTACTTTTCTCCGGTTATAGTCTCGTTTGTACTATCGCCCGGGTGTGATTGTGCTGATAATATTGTTTCACTGTTTGCCATATAACTATTTATCTATATCGGGCTTGACTATTAGTTTATCAATTCTTCTTATGTTTGATGTTATAAGAGTGCATAAATTTAAAACTTTTTCATCTCTAGCATAAAAATACATTCCGTTTACATACCCACGGCATCTGAGCTCTTCTTTTAAAACTGGACCTAATTTTATTAATTTAGGATTTGATTCTGCCCATTTAAGAAACTCGGGTTCACCTTCTTTAGTACCAAATGTAACTCTATATTCGTAACCTATATCGTTTTCAATTACAATAGTATTAGAAGTTAATAATTTTTTGTACGATTCGTCTGGCTGCCACAAACTACTAACTCTGTCAGGACTAACTTGTTTTATAATATTTTTAAGCCATGATAAATCATTTGCATAGATGTTAATGTAATTTGTTTGTACACGTAGTTTATAATCGTCCATTTTTACAAATGCACTATATAGTTTAACAGCATCAAAAAACTCTGTTTCAGTTATAATTTGATGACGCAACCCTCTGTGTACGAATAATTGCTTAGCCTCTAAATCATATTGACTATGCAGCGAATCAAGAGTTGATCTTGCAAGCGGAAGATTTTTTTCTCTAAAAAACGCTGCTAAAGAATTTCTTATTTCTAATCGATAAAGATATTTGCCATAAAATAATTTATAACTTTTTTCATGCCTGTGACTCAACGATTTCCTCCACTTCGCAATCTAATATAAATTTATCTTCACGGAAGTCGATGTTTAGTTTTCCTCCATCTTTTAGTTCTCCGAAAAGGAGTAATCTAGAAAGAGGTCGTTTAATTTCTTTATCAATCACACGTTGCAATGGACGAGCACCGTTTTTAGGGTCAAAGCCTTTATCAACTAGTGCATCGATTGCTTCGTCAGTAACTTTAATAGAAACATCTTTTGCAGCAACCATATCTTTAAGTTCAACAAGGAACTTGCCAACAATCTTAATCATTACTTCTTTACCTAGTTTAGCAAATGTAATTACACCGTCGAGTCTATTACGGAACTCTGGACTAAAGAACTTTTTAAGTTCTGTATCTGCATATGAATTTGATTCAAAATCTTCATCAAATCCTATAGTGTTTTTTTCTGCTGCTTGAGCACCTAAGTTAGTTGTAAGGATTAATATGCTATTACGTGCATCTGCTTCTTTACCTTGTGATCCTGTAATTTTACCATTATCCATAATCTGTAGTAAGATTTGAGAAACGTCAGGATGGGCTTTTTCAATTTCGTCAAGTAGTAGAACACAGTTAGGATGTTCCTGTAATTTTTCAATCAACAGTCCTGATGATTCTTCGTGTCCTACATAACCTGGAGGAGAACCAATTAGTTTTGCAACACTATGTTTCTCCATATATTCACTCATATCAAAACGTACAAGTTCTACACCTAATTGACTTGCAAGTTGCTTTGCTGTTTCTGTTTTACCTGTGCCTGTTGGACCCATAAATACAAAACTACCAATTGGTTTGTCATCGGGTTTAAGTCCTGCTTGACTAACAAGAATCTTATCTACAATACTTTCAATTGCTTCGTCTTGTCCGTAAACACTACCTTTAAGATTATGTTCAAGATTTGCAAGGTTATCTGTTTCTTTCTGACTAACTTGCTCAGGAGGTAACTTAACTACTTTTGCAAGTTCATATTCAATTTTCTCTGCTGTTACAATTTTATCTGTTTCTTGTGTAATTTTAAATCTTGAACATGCTAGATCAATTAAGTCGATTGCTTTGTCAGGAAGTTTTTTATCACTTTGATATTTTACACTTAATTTTACAGCTTTGTCAATTGCATCTTCGGTAATTATTGTACCATGATAATCTTCATAGTAGCGTTTAATACCTTGTAAAATATCTTTAGTCACTTCCGGAGACGGCTCGTCAACAGTTACACGTTGGAATCGACGCATAAGAGCACGATCCTTTTCAAAGTACTTACGATATTCTTCCCAAGTAGTTGAAGCAACAACTTTAATATTGCCTTTACTTAGTGCAGGTTTTAGCATATTTGCTAAATCATTAGAGTTGTTTGATCCGCCTGCTCCAGCACCATTAATCATATGTGCTTCGTCAATAAACATAATTGTCTTACCTTTTTTCTGTAAGCCAGAAAGCACAAGTTTTAGTCTTTCTTCAAAATCTCCTCTGTACTTTGAACCAGCGAGCATAGCGCCAATGTCTAACATGTAAACTTCGTAATCTTTAAGAAACTCAGGAACGTTGTCATTTACAATATTAAACGCCATTCCTTCTGCAATAGCAGTCTTACCTACACCCGGATCACCTACAAGTATTACATTATTTTTATTTCTACGACCTAATGAAAGTGCAATGCTTTCAAGTTCTTCAGAACGTCCAATAATTGGATCAATTTTATTTTTCTTAGCTTCGTTGTTAAGATTGGTTGTGAAAGAACGAAGTGCTCTCTGTGCTTGACCTGATAGCTCTGTATCTTCTGCAGCTTCCTCTACTTCGGCACTAATATAATCAGAAAATGGTTCTTTAGAAATTCCTGCTTTTTCACAGTAGTATGTAGCATAACTTTTCTTTTCACTAAGCACACTCAACAAAATATCACTAAGATCAATCTCTGAACGTCCAGCAAACAAAGTTTGTGTAAATGCTCGATTTAATACTCGTTCAACTGCTTGAGTTTTTTTAGGTTTATATTTTGTGTCTGCTATTTTAATTTCTTCAAGATTATTTTTTAGATAATGTTCTAAATTAGATTTCAAAAAATCAACGTCTGCTCCAAACCCTTTTAATAAATTAAAAAAGTTAGTAGAACACATCATTGCAAAGAGCAAATGTTCTATAGTTACATATTCGTGTTGTAGTTTTTTAGCGTCTTTAATTGCTTTATCGAAAACTAATTGTAACTCTTTGCTTGGTTCAACCATTCTGCTTTTTCCTCATTTTATTTTGTTTTTTCTTTGCACGGTCAAGTTTAAGTTTACTAACTCTGTCAGTAAATTCAATTCCGTACAAGTGATCATATTCGTGTAAGAAACATCTAGCGTCGATGTCATTAAGTTCTATTATACACTCATTTTTGTCAGTGTCAAGAAATTTTGCGATTATAGTTCTTGGGCGTTTCACTGTTAAATATAAATCAGGATGACTTAAACATCCTTCCGGCATTATTTCTTGCTCTTCAGAAATTCTTAAAATTTCTGGATTAATTACAGCAAAAGGTGTTTTTACTTCTGCTAGATAAGGCTTCATAACAAAAATTTGAGCATCGAGTGCAACTTGATTTGCACTAAGTCCAATACCGCCTTCTTTTATCATCAATTCGATCATTTGCTTTTCAACTTCTTTTGCATTTAAGAAATTAAAACTAAAAGGAGACACTTGCTTTTCTAACCAAGGACTAGGAGATTTTACTAATTTAAGATCCATTTAAAATTCCTCTTATTTGTTCAATTTGTGTATTGTTTAAATTCCTTGGTATTTCAGCTTCAATTTTAATATACATATTTCCTCGTTGTCTACTTTGTAAATTAGGAAATCCGTATCCTGGCATACTAAATGTTGTTCCATTTTTTGTATTTGGAGGTATATTTAAATTTATTTGTTTACCATCTAGTGTGAGTATATGGATTTTTGTTCCTACGATCATTTCTAAGCAATTTACTTTCTTAGTAGTATACACGTTATCTAACTGTCTGTCAAACTCTTTATCGCCTTTTACTGAAATTGTTACAAATAAATCTCCTCGCCTTCCAGGAATACTATTGTCGCCTAAACCACTAAATCTAATTTGATCTCCATGATTTGCTCCTGGCGGTATATCTAAATCTACAGTTTGTTCTTGTCCATTTCTTAATCTATATGTTACTAGTACCTTTTTTCCAGTAAACACTTCTCTTAAATTTAATTCTACTTTAATATTAATATTAGGGTTTCTAGGTTGTTGTTGTCTAAAGTTTGCAAAAAAATCATCGAATGGATTTTTACCGTTAAAGCTACTGCTGTTAAAATTAAACTGCGGTTGCGGATTATCGTACTCTGCACGTTTTTGCGGATCTTTTAGCGTTTGATACGCTTCGTTAATTTGTTTGAACTTTTCTTCATTGCCGCCACGATCAGGATGGTGTTGCATACTTTGTTTTTTGTATGCTTTACGAATAGTAGATTCGTCGGCGTTTTTAGGTACACCTAGTATAGAGTAATAGTCCATGTTAGTATTTACCGCATGGACTATTACATAAAGTTAGTAGTGATTACTTCTTAGAATCAGCGTATGCATTACCACCAATGAACGCCATTACAATCGCTGCTACTGAAACAAAGTATGTAGCTGCCATATCACCTAAGATTTTACCTGCTGTATCTAATCCAATTAAACTTGCAAGCACAACAGCAAATGGATATAGTAGCATACCAAATAGTGCAAACCAAGCCATGTTACGCATTGCATCTCTACGTGCGTCAGCGTCTTCAAAAGCCTTACGCTTAAACTCTAGTTCCATTGCTGCTTCTTCGGCACTAATATGTCCGTCACCATTAGTGTCCATTTTAGCTGCTACATCTGGATCAACTGTTACTGTTTTCTTTTCTTCTGCCATTTTATTTCCCCTCAATTACCAGAATTTTAATTTCTTTGCCGCGCCTGAAATAGCATCACCTGCGGCAGATGCTCCGTCACTAATAGCATTACCTATTTGATTAACACTTTCACCCATTGCATCCCAAGTGGATTTGCTGCTCACTTCCTTTAGCATGTTGTCTCCTACACATTCCCATTCAGCAGGATCATATACTTGACCGCCACATTTATACTGTTTGCTTTCATCAGCAAATGCAGTAGTAGATGCTATAAGCATCATTGCGATTAAC